TTTATATCGCTAATGATAGTAGAGGTTGCTATCCCGATATTGGTTTGGGTTGTTTACAATTACAGGTAATGGTGAAATATGTTTAAGATGGAACTTGGTTTTAATCCGTATGACAAGGCTAACAGCAATACTGGAAAGCGTCATGTTAATTCGTGGAGTAGACTACAGCAGCAGTTTCTAGATTCTTTTAATCTAAATGCTGGTCATATCTTTTGCTACAATGGAGATCCTCGTAGAAAGATTAGTAGTATGAAGCATACTAGTGATCTAAACGAGGTACATGATGCTAATGAGAATAGCAACTCTGATGCTTACTTCTACGTTAACGGTGGGCGAAAGCAGTATGCTATTAATACTATTGCTTGTTGCTTTGTTGATATTGATGCTGGTCGAGACTCTGACGGAAACTATCTGCCCTCAAAAGAGGTTATGAAGTTTAAGCAGTCCTCTCTTGATAAGATCAATAATTTTCCTGTTAAGCCAAGTTGGGTAGTAGATACTCGTAACGGTTATCAGATTTATTGGATTATGGATGATCAAAGTCGAACTCTGATTAATCAAACCACATGGAATGGTATTCAGAAGAAACTGGTAAATTACTTTGGTGGAGATGCACGAGCCATAAAGATCAATCAGATTTATCGAGTTCCTTATACTTGGTGGCGTAAGTGCTGGGAAAAGAAGGCGTCTTACTTTACCAGTATTCTAAATGGCTCAACTGGTCAGAGCGTTAATGTTCAAGATTTAATCTCTGCATTAAATGGTCAACCAGCAACAGTAACTATTGTTCCTAACGCTACTAGTGATGCTTGGTTTGAACAGTGGAGAAAAACCTATAAGAAGTCTGACGCTAATGGGCTTCCTGTGACGGTTGATGCTGCTGCAAAGATTCTGAACGAACTTAATAGTCAGAGGGCGACCTATACAAATAGCAGTGCTGATTATTGTGGTCAAAAGAATAGTGTTAGTACCACAGATCAGTGGAAGGCAACTTGGGCGTCTTATGATCAGACTCCAAATAGTTACAATGAGGATCTTTCAAAGGCTTACAACAGCAAGTTTGAAAAGGCTTATGGTGATCCGTCGCCAGTATTGCCTTCTCATGCTGGTGACAGTGGTTTAGTTTTGAGTGGGGAGCAGGCCAAACTTTTAAAAACGGTGGTCGAGTACCTCAACCAAGCGTCTACAGCGTTGTATTTCAGTAACAACCGATTCCTTTCTGGTGCTGCCAGAGACTTGGCAAGCCAGATTAGTGATAAGTTTTGCGTAGGTTAATTAAAGCCGGATCAGTCGGGGGATGCTTTTGTGTCCCCCGATTGTGTCTGGACTAGGAGGAATAAATTATGGGAAGACACACAAATAAACTATTACAGCATTTACTAGATAATGAATCTTCTAGAAAATATTTTATCGAATTAGTTCAAAAAACCAGTAACAATCGGGAAGTGGCTAAATTTCTGGAAGAAGGTTTTGAGAACACAAAATGGTATGTTAGTGGTCAAACAGTTAATAATATTATGAAACGATTAGGATATGAAGGTAAGCGTGGACGTAAACCAACTCGACCTCATGTAATTGATAATACTGGGCCAAGATGGTCTGAAAGAGTTTAGTTAAATTATGAATAGTCAAGAATATCCAGAAGATAAAGATCCTTACAAATTCTACTTTCAGATAGATACTGAATGGGTCAAGAAATATATGGATAGTCTGCTCAATAAGATAGAATATAAATGGATAACTAAGGAAGTTATAGAGGATGCGTTGAAGAATCTACCTAACTATAATACTCCTTTACTTCCAGATGGATTTTCTCCGATTTCGTTACCTGTGAATAGTTCGTTCTCCAGTACAGCGGATGATAAAAAGTCCCTGTACTTGGGGAACAACTATTGGAACGAAGGAATATGGAAAATAAAATACTTTGTCTACAACAAATTACAGAAAGAATATGAATTACATTTACAAAGTCATGCTAGGCATATTGTTAGCCAGCCTAGATACTATGAAGGATTATTTGAAATACTTAATTAGGAAGATTTATGAAAGATAACTGGTATGTAATTCACGACATGGATGCGTTTACTAACCACGCCAGAGTATTAGTTTATAATGCTTTTGGTAGTGGTTTATCGGAAGATAAAGATGATCCAGAAATTGATGATCTAATATCTGTTAAACCAGAAGATAAGGATGAGTTAGATAAAATATTATCTTTTGAAGAATCTTTGAATATCACAACCCAAATCGTTAAAAAACAGAAAAACAAAAAGACAAATAGTATACGATATGTTGTAAACGATATTATATTTTCAGAAGTATTAGAGTCTTTGAACGACAGAATGGTGAGTAATCTGTTGAATAACTTGGTAAATAAGGGAGTTCTTGAAACGGGATTTGATAATGAGACTAATGATTTCCTATTTTGGATAAAAGAAAATGATAAAAACAAATCTGAAAAGCCAGAAACCGATTGAGACTGATGCCTCTTTTAAATATCAGTGTCCTTCAGAAGATTGTGATAATGAACATTGGCTATTTATAAGACAGGCTCAGATTAAAAACTTTAAGATAGTCTGTGAGTGTGGTTTGGTTTTCAAGCCAAAACAGATAAAACATATTAAAATAATTTACGAAAAGCCCAAAAGGAAACGAAAGACCGCAGAAGATATTGTTGATAGTATTCCTGTTGACCTTTTGAATCAATGTGCTAAAGTTTTGTCTGGCTATGGATTTGATTTGGACGAGTCTAAAGAATTAATTAAGCAATCATATAATTCTTGCAAGACTAATGATATTGGATCTTTAATTAAAAACGCTTTAAAATCTTTTGGAGAAAAAAATGGCTAAAGGTATTCGACCATCAACTTTTGACGAGATCATTGGACAGGATAATGTTAAGGAGCGTCTGCGAGTGTCTGTGAGGGGTTGTAAAAACACAGGCACGGTGATGCCTCACGTTTTAATAGACGGCCCTCCTGGCCTTGGAAAGACCACCATAGCGAGTGCCATAGCAAACGAGTTGGGGGTGAACCTTTATACCACCAATGCTGCAAATATACGCAGTATAAAAAACATTATTCCATATATCATGGGTATTGAGCCAAGATCAGTTTTGTTCATTGACGAAATTCATAGATTACCTAAAATTGTAGAAGAATTTCTATATCCAATCATGGAAGATTTTGTGCTCAATATTACTGTTAAAAATGATGACGATAAGGATGTGCCAGAAACTATTGATCTACCAATGTTTACTGTTGTTGGTGCTACAACCAGCGGCGGAAGTTTAAGTCAACCATTTTATGATCGATTTTGTATTAAAGAGCATCTATCTTTTTACAACACAGATGATCTAGCTAAACTAGCAAGGTCGAATTCGTCTAAACTAGGAATAGTCATAGATGATTCAGACCTCTTAGAGATTGCACGACGAAGCAAAGGTACTCCAAGAATTCTAAATGCTAGATTGCAATGGTATAAAAATTATATATCTTGTAATCCAGATAAAACTATTTCTGTGGATGAGATATTTAATGTTCAGGGTATTGATAATAATGGTCTTGATGTTTATGATAGACTATATATTGATATTTTGAAAAAGAGTAAGGGATCACCACTTGGATTGAAAGCAATATCTTCAATGACAGGAATTGCTATTGAAACTATTGAAAATAGTATTGAGCCATTTCTAGTTCGACGAGGATATGTGATCAGAACTCAGAAGGGAAGAGTTTTAGGATCTCAACCATGATAATTTGATATCAATAAATATATAATGTTAAGATACTAAAGGGGCCTTTTTGGCCCCTTTTTTATTGGTATGGTGGTGTAATCTACCTTAGAGGAATCTATGATAGATACTATATACATATTATTGATTATATTAATACTATTAAATATAGTATTTTTCTTTTTGGGATACTCTATTGGTCGATTAAATAGTAGTCAGGCCATTGTTGAGAGTCAGCCAATTTCATTTTTTAATAAAAGCAAATCAGATAATGATAAAATGATTAACAAAATTACTATTGACGAGAGCAAGTATGTAACAGATATTAAGACATCTGGCATGGAGAAAAAATACGAGAATCTTGGTGAGACAAAAGTATCTGAAGAAAACATAGAATCTTCAATTAATAAACTTAAGAATATAAAGAGGTAATACTTATGGGAAAAGGTTTAGATGTTGGAACTAGTTATATTGTATTATCTCAAGACTCTGCTAATGGAGTAGTCTATAAGGATTTTAGGGATGCTTTTTATATTATCAAACCAACCACACCAGTTGCAACAAAAATGATTGAAAAGGGATTAGCTGGTAAGGTTTTTGTTAAGGATGCTGATGGGTCGTTTTTAATTTTAGGCAAGGATGCTATTGAAAAGGCTATTGAGCGTAATGACAACGCAAAGAGGCCAATGAGTAAAGGGGTTGTATCGGCCAAGGAGAAAGATGCAAAGCGTGTGCTGGCTTTTATTTTAAAAGAAGTGGCTGGCAAGGCATCAGAACAAAATGAAAAACTAGTATTCTGCGTACCCGCTCAACCAGTTGATCAAGAAGATGAAGATTTTGACGTTGGATACCATGAAGATGTAGTCAAGGCTATTTTGGGTGAATGTGGATATGATGCTAAGGCTATTAATGAGGCGGAAGCTTTGTGCTATGCAGAATTAGGCGACGAAGATTATACTGGGATAGCAGTATCTTGTGGAGCAGGAATGACTAATGTTTGCGTTATGCTTAATGGGGAGCCCACCGTGGTATTTAGTACAACTAAATCTGGAGACTGGGTTGATAGAATGAGTGCCGTGGCAACTGGTGAAAAGGATAGTGTTGTTCAAGCAGAAAAAGAAGGTGGTGGATTTGTTATTGGCGAGCATAATGAAAATCCAGTTTTATCAGCAGTATCTTCGTACTATGAAAGACTTATTGATTATACTACAAAACAATTAACATTAGCATTATCTGATCATAAATCTTTACCTAAATTTAAAAATCCATTAACAGTTGTTGTTGCTGGTGGAACTTCTCAAGCGAAAGGCTATATTGAAAATTTTACTACAAAATTATCAGAAAATGGTTTTCCTTTACAGGTAAAGGTAGTCAAGCACGCTTCAGACCCCTTACATGCGGTTTCTAAAGGTTGTTTAATAGCAGCAAAGGTATTATAAAATTATGTCAGACAATAATCCAAAATTAATATCAGACTGTGGTGATTGTAGCGGGCCAGCGAGTCCAACACCAACACGAACATCAACAGCAACTCCACGACCATCATCTACTGTAACAAAAACACCACCAGCCACAAGAACTGGTACGCCAGTTAAAACTGCAACACCTACACTTAGCGTAACAAAATCACCAAATCCAACAACAACTCCACAACCAACAATAACTAAAACTCCTGCAAATACTAAAACTCCAGCCCCAACAAAAACTATTACTGCTACTCCAACTATTACTTTAACAGTAAGTCAGACCGTAAGCAAAACACCAGCAGCAAGTAAGAGTCCAACTCCAACAAAAACATCAACAAGAACACCAACAATTACTAAAACTGTAACACCAACAGTAACAAAGTCATTATCTGCAACTCCAACAGTATCACCAACTCGCACGATAACTGCTACTCCAACAATATCTTTGACTAGAACAGCAACGCCAACTATTACTCCGTCAAAAACTCCATCTCCAAGTTTAACGCCAAGTATAACACCATCTATATCCGAACCTCCTCAACCAACTCCAAGTTCCAGTTATCCAGCAATTGGAACTATTCTTTATATACCATAATAAATTATGAGCAATTTTAGTCTTATAGTCGCAGGAAACCAACATATAACATTAGGATGGAATAATCCTGGAAATTTGCAGGCAAGAGAGTCTAGGTACAGAGTACAGTATCGAGTGAAAACCAGCGTTACTGCAACATTTAGCGCAAATTGGGTAGACCATGGAACATTATATATAGCTAATACTCCACCATCTAATATTTTATATACTGTTAATGGATTAATTAATGGATATTATTATCAATTTAGAGTAGTTGCAGTTAATAACACTAATAATGTTGAAAGAGAGATTTTTACAACAGTAAATAACTCTATAGCTGATTGGACACCGTATGATTCTGCTGATGGCGGTGGTCAGGCTGTAAGAAATCTTAATCTATCGTATGTTGGTCAAAGACCTAAATTAATATGGACAACTCCAAGCGTCTTAAGAGGAGCACAAGGAGAGTTTGGTAGTATTGGAGGACCAGATAACAGTTATGTTATACAGTATAAACTATCATCACCTAGTGTATCATGGCCAAAGGATACATCAGGATTGAATCGCCAAGGTTATAAAATAATCGATGCGGTGGTTGATATCGGAATAAACTCTTATTTATTTCCTGTTGGAGCATTAGTATCTGGTCAAACTTATGATATTAGAGTGAGTAGTCTTAGAACACAACAATATGTTGATAATCCACTGCTAGATAAAAATTTATCATATTTTACAACAAATGATCCTACTGTCGAGCCTCAGGAATTCGCAAATTCTGGTGCGGTAACAATACCGATCACTCGTATTCAGAGACCAATTTGGTCAAAAGTATTAACCGTAGTGGCAGTAGCACCAACCACTCCAACTCCAACACAAACTCAAAGTTTAACTCCTACAAAGACTAGAATCCCACAGGTTAGTCAAACAAGAACACCAACAAAAAGTTTAACGCCTACACGAACACCAACAAAACCGCCACTACAAATAACAGCTACTCCAACTTCAAGCAAACCATCTATTCAAACAACAGCAACTCCTACTAATACAAAAGTTAATGTTGTGACTCAGACTCCAATAAACCAAACCAGTAATAAAATACTATTTTTACCAGCAAGTATTGGCAAAGATAAAACTTGGAATTCAATTGGTCAAAATCTAGAAAAAATAACTTATACTAATGGTAATACTATTATTGGAGTATATAATGGAAAAATATACAAGTCTTTAGATAATGGATCCACATGGAATTCTTATACTATAAATAGTTCCAATTCTAATAAAGTAGAAAATACATTTACATTTACAGATTATCAAGCTTTATTGGGTAATGTTTTAAGATTATCATCTGTTCCTCCTTTTTCATCACTAGACAGATATGCCGATGGAATGTCAGTGAGCGAATTCGATAATCAAGGAGTATTAATTCCATATGTATATGATATGGATTTTTCAGATGATGGTCAAATAGTATATGCTATTGCTAGAACAATAATTTATCCAGAATCTACAAAAACACAAAGTGCTATTCTAAGATTCTCTCCATCCTTTCCTACTAGTATTCTTTATAAAAGCACAGATGGAGGAACAACATGGAAAATACTATCTTTTGAAAAAGATTCTCGTATCATACATGGAGCTTGTGTTTGTTCTGGTGATGGACAAAAATTAGCTTTAATGAGTGAAAAATATCTTTATTATTATTCAGATTCATGGGTGGTGTCTCAATTAGCTGTGTCTGATGATGGAGGTAATACTATGTCTATAGTATTCTCTGATAATGGTCAACAAATTTTAAGAAATATTTCCATAGCTAAAAATAGTAATAAAGTTCTTTTTGCTGCACTTGTCAATCCTGGAACTGCAAATACTATAACTTCAATTATGCTATATGATTTTGCAAAAAAGACTATTAATATATTAAGTGATAAGTTTAATAACCGATTTGGAAATTCTCCATTAGGAGCTAGAATACATGTTGAGTCTGAAATTATTAAATTTGGTAAAGAATCTCTTGGTATTGGAGTTATTGATATATCTAATGATGGAAATACTATAGCATATATTCAAGACAATGCTGCTGGAGACAGGTATTTAGCTATCAGTACAAACGGGGGAGATTCATTTAATTATATCGGACGTTATTTTGTTGGGAATCCATATAGAATAGCTATCAATAATAAAAAAATTATATATTATACAACAGTAATGTTTGATATAGAAGGAATACAATCAGAAAATGGTGGAGAAACATGGTCAACAATTGGTAAAATTCCATTAACACCATATGGTACGGCTGGGCTTACTTCATTTATTAAACAATTACGTTTTATGGATAGTGGAAATAAATTAGTTATAACAGCTTTCAATAACACCGACAATACCGCACAAAGACCTTCAAAAAATTCTACTAGACCTGTTTTTATTAGTCAGGAAAGTCCATCAACAAATAATCCTCAAATAACGCCAACAAGATCATCGGCATCAACAATAACCAGAACTCCAACTAAAACCAGACCATCAGTAACTCCAACACCTCTTGGAAAAGCCGTAAGAAATATAGAAATAGTTGGAGGAAACGAGTGCGCTTATGTCACATGGGACGCTCCTGAACAAACAGTTAATCTAATTGGATATAGAGTATATTATTTACAGTCTGTAAATAGTTTATCTATTGCAGCCAATGACCCTAGATGGATACCGGCAGCATTTGGATATACATTTCCTATTAATATGAGGAACACACTAGTAGCAAATCTAGCTAATTCTACAAAACTTTTTATCAAGATTGAAAGCGTATATTCTGATAATATTCATAGTATTGTAATGAATAATATTGTTGATAGTCCACAATATAATAAATATACAGATAATTCTCCAAACATAAGTTTGACTCAATCAACACCAAGTTTATCAAATTTATCTTGGAGCAATCCTATTGATCAAACTATTGGTAATTTAATTTGCACTAGAGAATATTCAGTAATATTTTATAAAGATAATATTTTAGAATATCAATCTGAATATAATACTAATATTTTTTCAGCAGAAATAAAGGATAAGTTTGGAAATTATTCTTTTGAAGTTGCTACAAAATATGTTGATACTTCTAATGGTAATCAAATAATTGTTAAATCACAAAGATTATTTTCATATTTCAAGCCAGTAACTCCTACTCCAACAGTAACAGTTTCTCCAACTAAAACAATAACCCCAACACCAACAAACCTTAAGAATAATTTAAGACCACAAAATCCACGAGTAACGGTTGGAAATAAATGTGCGTATGTAACATGGACTCCTCCAACAAATAATCAATTTACAGAAAGTATGGGTTTCCCTCCTTCTGGCGTAAATTTTGAACTCGTAGGATATGAAGCATACTATGTTAACAGTGCTGAGTCATCAATAGTTAATCCTAAAACAAATAGTAAATGGATACCAGCATTAGATGGAATATTATTGCCAACAAACAAAACAAATATAACAATAAATGATTTAAAATTAGTTAATAATAGTTATTCATGTAAAATATCTAGCGTTTATCGTAGAGTCGGATATGTTCCATTATCATCTGAATTAATTAATAGTTTTAGTGATCCATATATTAAAAAATACGATTCTCCAGAAGTACAATTTAACACTACTACATCGCCACAAGATGTTAGTAATAGTCCAAATGCCTTAATGGCTAAAGAATCATATCCTGGAGTAATAGATTTATCTTGGAATCAACCAAATGATAGATCTCTTGCGGGATTTAATTTTACTGATCAGTACTTTATAAATATTAGGGGACCAATTAATGATTCTGGAGATATTTCTTGGATAGAATACGAAAAACATATTGGCAATAGACCATACTACTCATATAAAACTCCATATAGCGGATCTTATAGTTTTGAAATTATGGCAAATTATAATGTTCCAACTGTCAAAGATTATAATAGCGATGGAGAAATCGACGTATTGGATCAGATAGAATTACTAAGTAATGAAACACTATTAAAATATGGAGTATTATCTAAACCAATTGAGGTCGATGCTGCTAAATATAATAATGACATTGATTATATAGTTATAACTTGTGAATTTGATAGTGGGGATTTAAATTTAAGATCCCGTATGATTTCTCCGAATTTAGGTCAAAACTCAGCAGATGATTATTTAGGAACAGGAAAAAAATTCACTTGGTATCCTGATCAAGCAGGCGCCCCAATATTAAAATGGGTAGGAGATAAGGGCGGCGCCCCGTCATATGAGTCTATAATAATTGATTTGAAAAAATTTAAAATTAATAATCCCAATGATCAAATATTAAAGTTAGATATTAGAGGTTATTGGGACGGAGATATTAATTCTACTCCAATTAAAATATATGCTGATACATATCAAGAAGGAGAACAAGATTCTTATGATTTGAAAAAATTTATTAATTATATATCTTATAATAGAATAAATGCGCCAGATAAAATAGTACTAAGCTCAAATAAGGATTCTGGAGAGAGAATAACTGTAGTTGACTATAACTTATTAACAAAACAATTAACATTTAATAATAATGATTTTAGTAGTCCATTTATAGGAGTTACGCCGACTCCAACAGTTAGCATAACACAAACTCAAACACGAACAACAACTCCAACAGTAACACCAACAAAGAAATTAATATCCTTTGCAGGATGTTCTTTAGATATTGATGCTGGTATTTTAGTTAATTCGTTACGAGGAAATCAAATATGTTTATTAATTAATTTACCAGATATAGCATGTCTAACTAATTCTAGATTTTCTAATTTAGAAATTAGTGCAATCGAGGTTGGATCTTTATCTTATAATTCAAGGGCATCAGACAGAACTTCAACAAGTCTAGGAACCGCCACTGTTCCATTTACTGATATATTATCTGGCGGAGGAAGTTGGAACTCAACATCTTTTGATAAAGCAAGAATTTGGTCAGAAGGATCTTCTTATGGATATAAAAATCCAATATCTAATAATGGATCAACTGACAGCACTATCTTATTTATGAAAAATGATTGGATTATAGATACAAATAAAATTTATTATATACAAATTAGATTGTCTGATGATAGTGGATTTTATAGTCAATATTTTTATAGTAATTATATTGGAAACAAACTTAATATACCTGGTAATTTTACATATAATACAAGATCTGATATAAGATCGTCTGGATTTGGACAAAAGGTTGTTGATTTAGGAGAACCAACTCCAACTCCTACAAGAACACCAACAATTACGCAAACGATGACGCCAAGTATAACTCCAACAGTAACACCAACGGAGAAATTGCTAGAGTTAGATCTTAATATGTGTCAACCATCATATATTGATGCTTGTACAGTTATTGTAGAAGATTTCCGACCAATAAAACGTTATTCAGTTTTGTATATTGGTAATACTTGTGGTGATGTGCTACCTTCTGGACTAGAATATTTCTTAGAACGTTATTTTGCTTTTGGGAGTTGGGTTAATGGTGGCTGGGTTGGGGTATGGATTCCAACAGACGGAAGAATAGAGTTTGTCCCAGGTGATGTTACAAGATTTAGAGTTACTATTATAGATAAAGTTAATAACAAAAAATCAAGCAGTTTAGTCTCGAATACTGTTGGATACTCTATCCCAATATGTGGACCTCCGCCAAGTCAAACTCCAACAAATACGAAAAACGCGCCAACACCAACAATAACACCAACAATAACAAAAACACCAACAACAACACAAACAGTAACACCAACCTTAACAAAAACGCTCACAAGAACACCTACTATAACACCAACAATAACTCCTACAATAACAACAACAATCACACCAACACCATCGACAACAGAAAATACTATTTTATGTAAGAGTTTTAACCCAGGTAATGCAAATTTATTTATTGATGCTGCAATATTAAGCAATTCCACCAGAGCAAATCAACCTTGCTTATTAATTAATGTGTCTAATATTAATTGTATTAAATATTATAATGAAATAAAAATTGAACCATTTATGTTTGGTGGAGGTTATCAGATTGTTAATGGGATGGTTAATGAAGAAAATCTAGATTATGTACCAGATATGGATCCTATAATTATTCCAATAAAAGACATTATATCAGGAACTGGTATTTTTAATGCAACTCCCCTTGATAAAGCAAGGATTTGGACGGAAGGTTCGTCTTATGGATATGTCAATCCATTAAGTCAAACAAGTAACTTATGGAATGGAGATAGTAATACTACTAATCATACTATATTATTTATGTCTAGTAAATGGACAGCAAATACAAATATGACATATACATTTAAAGTTAATTTAGGGTCTAATAATAGAAATGTATATAGTAATTTTATGGGTCCATTAGCTACAGGGAATTTTAAATATGTTAATCGTAGTGATATGAAAGTATCAAATTTTGGACCAAGACCAATGATTGTGGAATTAACTCCAACACCAACAGTTACTCAAACAAAATCATTAACACCAACACCAACTAAATCTCCAACACCAACAAAATCACTAACACCTACTATAACTCCAACGCCAACAAAATATGTAGTTAGTAACTTTAATTTATTTAAGAATGACCCATATGCTCCTCAAAATTTTACAATTAATAAATATTTAGGATCTTATTTAGTGGAATTTAATGGATCTCTTAATAAAATAATACCATATACTACTCAAATTCAATATCTTAAATTAAATTCATATAGTTTAGTTATTTATGCGAGATATGGTTACTCTCCATCTTGGAATACATTAAAAGAATTTCTTATTAAACCAGAAGATGTGGTGGCAGGCGACAAGTCCGTATTCCCAATCACTTTTACCGATTTAGACATAGAAGACGAACCATATAATTTTAATTATAATATTTCTGAATTTGATAAACGAAATAGATTAATATATAGAATAGGATTAATTGCTAATTATAGCGACTCGACAGCTTTCCCAAGAGGCATAGGGAAAATAGCAGAGAATGATGAGGGATTAAGTGTCGATGGTATTGTTAATAATACTGGCGCTGGATATGTACCAGAGTTTTATAGATCTGCTGGATTTTATGAATTAGATCCTGCAGATATATCATTGAACGATAGTCAATTAATTAATCCATTAGCTCCTAAACTGTTATCTATAGATAATCAGGGAAAATTTTCTTTTGAAATACCACAAACTTCATTATGTAGACCTACAGTAAAATCTGTTTTTGAAATTGTGTCATTCAACTCTCCTACAATCAAAGAGAATTTACAAGCATATCCTATGAGCTTATATTATACATTAACAGGGAATAATATTGGCACCTCAACATACTACTATAAAGGTTCACGTTTACCAGCTGGAACTTATGCTGGAAGAATTAGGGTTTATTACTCTGATCGCTCAACCACTTTTGGAGCTAACGACTCAATTGTTTCAAATACTATATCTTTCACAGTTGATTCACAAACAGCTCCGATACCGACAAATACAAATGTAAATACTGGTTCTGATAGAACAATAAGAAATTTAAGTGTATTTGGAGGAAATAGTAGTATATATATAGGTTTTGATCAGCCAGTTAAAACTAAAGATGATGGATTATTAGGATATAAAGTTTATTATAGTAGTGATAATGGAGTAAGTTGGGTCTTCTCTGATCCAGATCCTTATGACAGGGGAATCTATGTTTCATATGGTATCGAAAATATTCCATATGAATATAGACCAATCGCTGGAATACTATACTCATTTACCGTGCCATCAAATGGAGATTACTTAGTAAAAGTGGTATCAGAATATTCTGGTATTGATGGATCAAGTTATATTAATCCAAAAACATATGAAGTAATTTCTAATAAAGTATCAACAATTTCTACTTTAGAAACTCCGTTTTCTCCAACTATTAATTATAGTTTTGAAAAATATAAAGATAGTCCGGCTATTCGTTTTAATATAGTTGATAATGATAATTCTGCAACCTACGCCATAGTGTTAGACACATTAGCTCTTGGTGATCAAATAATTGATGCTACTACTAATGAAATAAAATATGTTATTAATTCTTTTATTGGATTTAATAATGTATCTGATGCAACCAAACAATTAATATTTTCTGATCGTGAATTTATTAAACCGGGAAGAACATATTATTTAAAGTTAACTAATAATAGTAATTATAAATTAAGTATTTTAAAGAGACAAAAAGTATGGACAACTGCTTCTACAACATATCCTTATAATGTTTATGTTGATAGTTTAAGCAAGGAATACGTCATAGGGAATAATTTAGCTACTGCAACTCCAACACCAACATCCACAAGATTACCACAACCATCTCCAACTCCAACAAGAACTCCGGTTCCATTAACACCTGTTGAAAGAGCCTCATCGTCAGATTCTCCAACATTTGATATGGAATTAGAAACTAATCCAGTTACAGGAGATTATGATATAGTTATAAAAATTATTCCATTACAAAATAATCGTAATAACTTTAAATACGTTTCCAATTCAAGTTCTGTACAAAGTTTTGCTTCGGCCACGGCCAGTTTGCCAAAAACATCTCAGGATAATTGTGGAACATCAACTTATTCATATAGTGTTGGTGATAATATTGGTTATCCAAATATAGATCGAGGGTTGGATCTTGCTCATATAATATTTTATAAAACATCTATTAATGGTAAAACAGCCATTGATTTAACGGATGCCAGTGGAACGAGGTCAGTATTTTATGGAGTAAGATATGGTGATGATAATTCATTGAGTCCAATATATAAAATAAAATTTACAAGATCTCAATTTTCCTTATTAACAAAAGAATTAGGAAATGGACAATATCAAATATATGCAGAAATTTCTCTTATATATAGAGGATCGCAAAGAAGATATATTGTTAGAAATACTAATTATCAGCAAACAAATACCACTGTTGGTTGTGCAAGTAGAGGGGGTGGGTTTTTTACAGATCCGACATTCACCATTTACACAGATGCGGCCTCGTCATTCCCATATAGAACAGTATATAGAACATTACAAGTTCCATTCTCTCCGTCATATGGGCCTGATAAAATTTGGTTAAATAATGGAAAGTTCTATATTAGCGATAATATGTCAACTTATTTAAATCCATTAGGAACAGTATTAAGAACTATATCTGCTAACGACAGTGATGGAACAGCATTGATAAGCGGATCAAAGGCCAATGTTCCATCTTGTGTTACCTGTTTTGGATATGGAATTACAAACCCAACAACATTATCTGCTATTATGGATTTTAGCTGCTCTCTACAATTAAAATCAGTTTCATTTATATTATATAATAGTGATAATTCTTTTACTTCTCCAAATATAGTTTTTGAAACATCAATAGATGGTATAACATGGACATCGGTAGCGGCAACAGTAACTCCGTTCTTCTACAGCCGAGAAATAGGATTACCTGTTGATAGATCTTGTAGGTACTTTAGAATACGCACAACAGTATCAAGTCAAAAACTTGTTTTAGCAAAATTTGCACCAAAATTTTAAAGAAATAATATTATGAGTAATAATCCTAAAATTGATATTGATAAAAATTGTGAAGTGACACGAACTCCAGAAAAGAGTCCAACTCCGACACGAACAACCACACGAACTCCCAAGGTTACAAGAACAGTAACAAAATCATTAACACCTACTCCTTCAGTAACCAAGTCATCAACTCCAACACGAACAGTAACAAAAAGTCCAACTCAAACAATAACTCCAACAAAAACTATTACTGGAACAGTAACAAATACTCCAACAAATACAGTTACAGCAACTGTAACAAAAACAGTAACACCAACAATAAGTATCAGTCCAACAAAGACTATAACCCCAACTACAACAAAAACAGTAACGCCAACTCTAAGTCCTTCTAGTCCAAATCAGCCAGATTCAAATACAAATATAGCACTAGCAGGGTGGGATTATGTAAATGGAAGAGTAGCATCTTTTACAAATACTATGGGAGTAGAAGATTTATCTGATATTAATTATAGACAATTGGTTCTTAATACAATTAATTGGTTAGTAAAAAATAAATCAAATCCTAAAATACTAATTTTAAATCCTAATAACGATTTATACGAAAATGCTTTAGGTTCTGTTCTTGGTGCTATATCTAATAATATAACTTATACTAGTGAGAATTGGTCTAATTTTACTGGAATTTCTTTAAACAATACGTACGATATTATTTTACCATTAATGAATTATAATTGGAGTATTGCAAATACTATGCCAATTGATGGACAGTTAGCTATTTCTAATTTTATCATAAATGGCGGATCAATGTTAACTTGTGAGTGGATGATGTGGAGAATAGCAATTGCTTCTGTAAATGTAAATAATATGAATACATTAGAACAGCTATTACCTTGTGTAGTATCAAGTCAGTATTCAAATAGAACAAAATTAAGATATCAATTATCATTTTATGATAGTATCATATCTAATAATATTCCATCAGATTTTATGTGGACCCCAACAGATATAGCGGGTGTAGAGACTAATATTAGCATAGCAAAACCAGGAGCAAAGATTTTTTATAATAGCGTGCCAGCATTTACAACCTCGGCAACTCCTACTCCGACACCAACAATTACTCCAACTATCACCATCACAATCACTCCAAGTACAACACCTCCTAATATTGTAAATAATGGTGATGTTCCGCCAGGAAATAATAGTGCAAATTATAATAGTCAAGCATTTTGGGATGGCAAAGCTAATGTAACAACTGTGGGTTCAAATGGAGGACCAAGTGCATATGGTGCATTTGATATGATTGGAAATGTATATCAGTGGACTGATTATGGTCTATCATCAAATGTTCGTGGGTTTGCTGGAGTATCTCATCATAATAATATTTTTTTTAATGGGAGAGATGGTGTAACCACGCCAAATACAAAAACAAGTTTTACTGGTTTTCGTGTTGCAAGTTTGTCTAATCCATTTAATTTTTCTAATTTTGTAGATGTTAATGATAGACAAAATGCAGCAAGTAGTCTGGGTTTTGGTGCTGTTGCTTATGATTATAAAATTGGAAAATATCTTGTAACTAACTGTGAATATGTTGAGTTTTTAAATATTGTAGCAAGGACGGATATTAATAGCACTTATTATAATGAAGCTACAACTGGTATTGGTATTAACAGAAATGGAACTTCAGGAAGTTATACTTATACTGCTAAGACTAATTATGGAAATAAACCGGTAGTTGGTGTTAGTTGGTTTGAATGTGCAAGATATTGTAATTGGTTGCACAATAATAAAGCCAATATTACAGAAACTGGCGCGTATACATTAAATGCAATGAATATAAATGCAGTAGTTAAGAATAATGATGCAAAATACCATATACCGCATCCTGATGAATGGTATAAAGCAGCGTATTATAAATCGGGCAGTCAGACTGCTGGTTATTGGGCTTACCCAACACAAAGTAACACATTGCCTTCTTCGGTTACAGCAGATTCTGCTGGAAATGGCCCTGTTACTTCATTGTATACTTGTTTAGGAGTAACTCCTGTTAATACTTCAAATATTCCAATTAATCCTATAAGAACTTGTTTAGATAATTTTCAAGGATTGATATATGGAATAGAAGCAAACACAAGTATAATTGGATTAACTTCAGGAGCAAAATGGACAAATCTTTATACCTCTAGAAATAGTAGCTCAGAATTAGGCAGCATTACTAGAGGAGTGGCAACAACAAGCAATAATATCTCTTTTATCGAAGGAGAAATTGTATTTATAGATACGAGATCATCATTATTACTACCACAATTAAATATTACTGGTCATTATCAAATACAATCAGCATCAAATGATTTGTTAAAAATACAGTGTTTAACACTTAATAAAAGAATAATGTCAAATCGAAATGATATGCCGGGATCTAGTGCTAACAGATCAAATATAACCTACGGAGCAGTATCGTCTGATAATACTAAGTTATATATTATAGGACAAGCTCTCAATTCGTTTACAGTATTAGATATTTTAACAAATAAAGTTATTAGAACTATTACTCTGCCATATGATAGTCCTACTAAAATAGTTGTGAGTTCACAATTTAAAAAAATATATATTGCTTGTCGAAATAATATCGTAGCAATGGATGAGGATACATATAATATATACGGAGGATTAGAATTTCCATTAGGATTAGTATGTAGAGATATGGTAATAGATGAGTCAACAACATCAACTGTAGATTTATATGTTATTGATGCCACAAAAGTATATAGAGTAGTAGATAGTCAGGGTTTTCTTTCCTTGTATAGAACCATAACTTTATCCAATGTGGGTGGAAGTTTTTATCAAATATTTATTATTGATTCTAAATATTATATAATAATTCAAGGAAATGCAACTACATCATATGTTGTTTTTGATATAGATAATATGTCTAATACAGGACCAGATATATTAGTTAGTAACTATACAAGATTTAAATTCTCAGCATACGGATATGCAGTATATGATAAACTTAGTAAAAAACTATACATAGCAGATACTACTGATAGTTTTGTTTCTATAATTGATACTCTTACTAATACTGAAATTGGAACATTAGACACAAATAGTTTATCTGGTGCAAAAGGGTATATGGCTCTTAATGAGCAAACACAATTATTGTATTTAGCAAGTACTAGACCTGGTAATCCGATCCCGATGATAGAAATATTTGATCTAAATACGAATACTAAGATATCAGATATGATTGATGTCAATAGTTATGGAATTAGTGATATGATAGTCTCTAATGTTGATATATTAAAATATCCAAAAAGTAGATTATATATAATTAGGAATGGCGTTAATACTGTAGATACTATTGCTATTGATGATGGAAGTTGAATATTCTTATATATGTTTAATTTTTATTCTAGCAGATCATCGCAGTGGAACAATGTAAGAAAACAACATCTTAAAGAAAATAATAGTTGTTGTGCTTGTGGTAAAAAAGATAAACTAGAGGTTCATCATATTGAACCATATCATGTTAATCCAAATAGAGAATTAGATCCTTCAAATTTGACAACATTATGCAAGAGTTGCCATTTCACTATTGGTCATTTAATGGATTGGAATAGTTGGAATATTGATGTTATTAATGATAGTAGGGTGTATTTAAATAAGGTAAAGAATCGACCTTATCAAACAAGGATTCAGAGCAATGAAGACTATAGTTTATTTAATCGTTGCTTTTATTGGATACTCAATAAGTTTAGCGGGAACTAGGGATCCAAGTATTAGTGATGAGCAATATATTAATTATGGATCTAAATTTAGGTGTGTTGTAGCAATATGCGGCGTAGAGGATGATAATCAATTATATTGTGCGTCTGCTGTTGCTATAAAACCTCACTGGATATTAACGGCTGCTCATGTTATTAAAAGAGCTAAAACTTGTACAGTAACAGTGGGTGATAAAAAAATTAATGTTTCAGTATTTATTCCTCATAAGGAATTTGAAAATAATAATTTTGGATATTATGATATTGGTTTAGCTTATTGTGATGAGGATATAGGATTAGATTTTTATCCAGAATTTTATACAGAATCAGACGAGGTTGGTAAAGTTTGTGCATTGGCCGGTTATGGCATAACTGGCACATTTGAGACCGGGGCAAAGATAGGAGATCGTAAAAAAAGAGGTGGATCTAATAGGATTATGGGCATTGAGAGACATCTACTGACCTGTGATTTAAAAGATAGCAATACTGCTATGGAGTTTTTAATAGCAAGTGGAGACAGCGGAGGTGGATTATTTATTGATAAAAAATTGGCCGGAATTACTTCATGTGTTATGACAACAGATGGACATACTGATTCAAATCATAATGATGAAAGTGGTCATACTAGAATTAGTCAACATATAAACTGGATAGAAAGTACTATAAATGAAAATGAAAAAAAATAAAATAGGCTTACTCCCATATGTAACAGAAGAACTTCACGGATTATCGTCTGACGGTTCTCAAGAATATGGGTGGGAATTATTAAAGTTTAATATACCGGATTTATGGACTAAAACCGATGGAGATGGGGTAGTTGTCGCTGTTGTTGATACAGGGTGTGACTTGAATCATCCAGATTTAAAAGATAATTTATTAGAGGGTAAAAATTTTGTTGATTCAAATAAGTCTCCTCAAGATGATAATGGTCATGGAAGTCACGTATCTTCAACAATAGCCGCTATTAATAATAGTACAGGAATGGTAGGCATAGCCCCAAGAACAAAAATAGTACCAGTAAAATCATTAGACGGAAATGGTACTGGGAGTATAGACAATATTGCTAAAGGAGTTATATGGGCGGCTGATCAAAATGTTAATTTTATTACAATGAGCTTAGGATCTCCGAGAGGAGTAAATTCATTAGAAGAAGCAATTAACTACGCTAACTCTAAAGGATGTGTTGTATTCTGTGCTGCTGGAAATAGTGGGGAGAATGCGGACATAATGTATCCTGCTAAATATGAACAAACTATAAGTATTGGTGCGATAGACGAGAATCTTGACAGAACCAGTTTTACTTGTAGTGGTGAATCATTAGATTTTTTAGCTCCTGGACATAATATTTTAGGATGTATTCCAGGTGGAAGATATGCTCTTATGAGCGGAACCAGTATGAGCAATCCATTCGCCGTAGGATGTGCATCATTACTATTAAGCTATAATAACAAGCATAAAAGGTATAATTTAAAAACTCATAATGACTATATAGAGGTTTTCAAAAGCAATTGTTTTGATCTGAAAAATCCAAGATATAAGGGTATTAAAAAATACCAAGGATATGGGGTCTTAAATCCATTACAACTATTTTAGATTTTGTCGATGTAAATAATGTAATTTATAATTTGAATTATAGTTATTATAAGACGGCTTATTAGGATTGTATAGTCTGCGACGATTTTGAGGATTCTCCATCTGCATCCTTTGTCTATTCATTTCCAGTTCATATTCTGATTGGTCATGATAGTTATCGGATATTCTTGATCGTCTCTCTGTGTCCATTAAGGATCTAGGATCAGAAAATGGAACGCTTGTATTATTAGAATAATAAAAAAAACTACTCATACTATCAGATAACATCTGATTCTCTGGATTGTTCCAGTGTTGAGCATTAAGATTTACAGAGAGCAGAATTAAAATAAAAATTGACTTGTATAACATTTTTTCTCCTTGTGTCACTTATATAGTATATCAAAGTGGCCAAAAGGACAAGATGCGATACTAATTAAATTTATAGCTATTGCTATTCAATATAACGTTTTATTTTATTACATTACCAGTTATTTAGTTCTAACAGCTTAATAGTATGATTTATACCATTTTGATCATGTATAAAATTTAAATAATATTCCCTAGCATTATTTGAAATAAACTCTAAAAAGTCCTCATCCCCCTTAATCTGTAAAAATCTTTCTTCAATTAGTTTAGCGTGTTCTTGTGTTGCAGTATGTTCTTCTCTATTCTCTATTGGTGGGCCAGCAGAGATATAATGAAAATTTGGTATGAGATTGGGACTCATTTCATTGGTATATTCAAATCGTAACATAGGAACACCCATAGCCATATATTCTATGTCTCTATAGCATATTTGGGCAGATCCGGCACAAGAAAATCCAACTTTATAATTAATTAGTTCATTAGCATAGTTATCAAAATTTCCAATAGAATTTCCTCCATAGAATAAATTAGTATTGAAAAATTTGATCATTGGTCTATGTTCCAGACCAGTGCCTCTAAAATAGAACTTATCAATAAATAATGATATTTTTTTACGTTTATTGTATAGAGTATTTAAATCATATAAATTAGATGGAAAATATATCCAAGGACTATAAATATCGTCTATATTTTTATCATAGCAGTGATGTAATATATCCTTACGATTAAATTGAGATATTAATACTTTATTTACGAATGGTTTTGCCCTTTCGTTATTAAATAATCCAAGATTAATATCACTAAAATAATCACTTACAGATAGTATCTTTATCTCTTTAGAGTCATAATTTTCTAAAATCATTTCACATTCAAGCATTATTGTAGAATGATCGATAGATTCATTGTCGTTATCATAAAGAAGTTTAACAGGATATCTCTCTTTATGACAATTAATAAAATATCTGTTTTCAATAATATCAAATTTTTCTTTTAGACTTGAAACTAAGTTATCAAAAAAAATATTATAGTATCTATATTTTTTCGTTATAAAATTAGTTGGATTATGTACTATTATTCTGGATTTCATAGTTTATGAATAATAAATTTATCAGTAAAAATATTGTCTAATCCAGAATTATCTAACATATAAATTGCGTCTTTGTACGTGTTTATGAGTGGTTTGCCATTAACATTAAATGACGTATTCAGTAAAACTCCTATACCAGATTGTTTTTCAAATTCTGTTAATAGATCATATATAAAAGCATTCTGATCTCTTGTAACAGTTTGTAATCTGGCTGTTCCATCAACGTGAGTAATTGATACTAGTTGGTCTTTATATTCTGGTCTGACTTTAGCATAGTAGCTCATGAACCTACTTTCTCCATCAAACTCAAAATACTTATTAGCATCTTCTAATTTAACTATTGGGGCAAATGGTCTGAACCACTCTCTCTTTTTTACTTTATCATTTAAAATATCTTTCATATTAGGAATAGAGGGATTGCATAAAATACTTCTATTACCTAATGCTCTGGGCCCATGTTCAGAGTTACCCTGTATCAAACCAACTATATTACCATTAGTTAATAGTTTAGCAGCTTTCTCGTGGCTATATTTTGAGGAGTGTCTAATTTCTATTATCTCATAAAGATTATAAGGATCTAAAACTGGTAAACCTCCATATGTTACATCAACTTGATTTTTTGGTTTCTCATGATCTAGTAACATTCCAAGAGCTAATCCACAATCATTAGAATTTGGTGCAACAAATGTGGGCCTATTGAATAAATCTTTAACTTTGGTATTACATACAACATTCAGAGCACATCCTCCAGTTAGACATATTGGCATATCTGGATATTCATTAACAACTGGAGTTATTAGTTCAAAAAATACTTCTTCAAATGCTGCCTGGGACGTAGCAGCTATATCTAGAGCAATTTGACCATCTATCCTATTATCTGTTGTGAAAACAACTCCAATATTAGATCCTACTATAGTATTGATTTTTGATAAGTAATTTCCACCATCAGGTTTACTATAGTAATATTCTTTAAAATATGGTAGCCATTCACTATTAATTTTACCATATCCGCATAATCCCATAAGTTTTCCAGAATAAACAAGATTTCCCATTCCTAATTCTGATTCAAATTTTATAGGAGATAGAAAATGGCCAAAAGACATATATGCAAATCCAAAATCAATTTCAATACGTTTAATATTTTTTACACTATTTTCTCTAGTAGCATAAAATATATTAAAGAATCCGTCGCTACCACCACCATCATAACTAATAACTAAAGACTCTTGAAAGGGAGACTGATAAAATGTGCTAGAAGCATGAGCGTGATGATGTAAGCAAGATACTCTTTCTTTTGCATTTATAAATTTTTCATAATGTAAATACTCATCTCCATATACTACATCGGTATTAGAATATATAACAGTATCAAAATTTAAATCTATATTAAAATGAGTATTGATATAATTTAACATTTCTTGAAGAATAAATTTATTATGATGACATAATAGATATTGAGTTAATCCATAATTTTTTCTATTAATAAATCTTTCTATTTCGATTACTCTATAATTAGAACCGTCTCTAAAAGCGATTCCACCATTATGAGATCCGTATATAGCAATATTATTCATTTTTGTTTAGGCACTAACAGGCCGTCTCCACGTATTGTTGAAATATCAATGTGTTCATAGTTATATTTATTTGAATAGTCATTAAGAATTGATTGAGCAAACTCTGTTGTTTGTCCACCAGCAGTATAATTAATTTCAAATTCAATAATGGGTTTATATGTTAAAATATCTACTATGGATAGTATGTCTTTTAAAATTAAAATATCACTATTTTCAGTATCTATCTTGATAAAGATTTTTTTATTTAATAAATTGTATTCTTTTAAAAAATCTGATATTTTTTTGGTTTCTTTTTTATTTGTATTTTTATATGAGTTAGTTTTTGATAATCCAAAATTAATATAGTCTTCATTTTTAGAAATATGATAATCCATATATTCATCATCAAAATTAATATGTGTTTTAGTGTCTAAAATTATCTCATTAAATACTGACACAATAGGATCATTAGAATACTTATCTTTCATATATTGTGATAATTTAGGGCTGCCTTCAAATAAATATGCTTTTTCAATATTTACAATAGATTTTTGTTTAATTAAATCGTATACTTTTCCTACATTAGCTCCAATATCTATGTATATAACTGGATCTTGTTTATAATAAGATTTTAAAGTATCTGATATGCCACATAAAAATGGTTCCACATGTTGTGAGCAGTGATAATCGTCCCATTTTTTTATATATGAATTATAGTCCATAATTATAAATTACCTGTTATAGGATCTGCCCAACCCTTTTTAATACTGTGGGGCCATACTATCCAACTAGTAGGAAGTTTTTCGGCCTGAAATTCTCTCCATACTTTACAATAATTATCGGGATCGTTTTTCATAGATAGTATTTCATTAGCATCAGCATCTTGCCGATACATATCCTCTCCATGTTCATCCTTGAAAGCAACAGCCCAAAAATCATAATCATTCTCTGGAACTTGATCATATTGAATATCTATGCAGTGCTTAAATATTCTTAATAGTTTACTATCAAATTCTTCGTCTGATAAATTGGTTGTTTCTGGGTCTGGGGGCGGTTTTCGATCAATAACTCTTTTAGTGATTGCTCTTTTACCAAAACATAGTCCACTATATTTTTCATAATCTCTTAATGTTCTTACTGATCCGAATCCGTATGGTCCAAAATCAATATCTCGTTTCTCTCCATCCATTTCAAAAAGTTTACGGTTTTTTAAATGACAATAACTATTTCTCTGAGCCCAATCTTTATCATCATCCCACTGTTTCGTTCTTCCTTTTCTTGTGTATTCGTGCCAACATACGACTTTATTAGGATGAAAAAGATCATATCCCCATGTATACGCTCTAACAGCTATACTTATTTCTTCTCCGTGAAAATAATACTCTGGATCATGAGGAACCTCAATACTAAATTCTCCTAGAGTAAAAGCGAAATGAGCACTGTAGAATCTAGCAGGAAGAGGTTTGCTAATATCATCATGGGGCTCGTATGATGCAGGAAGAAAGAAAACGGCGCCTTCTGGAATGAATCTGTCGAAGTTCATTTTCCATGGTTCATTAACTCTGGCGCCTGGATCATTATCTGGATCAAAACTAGGAATATAGCCGGTTAATAATGGTTTTTTATATCCGTCTTCTTGTAAACCTTTTAACATATTAATAAGTTCAGTATCCCAATGCTCAATGAATCTATGATGACTATCTAATTGAAGAGTATATTTTTCTCCTTCATATAAGGATTGAACACTGTTTCTTGCCCAACACACACCCTTGCTCTCAAGATAATTAATATCTAATATTTTAAATCTTGGATCATTTTTAAATTCATCTAAATTATCCCATTCATCCTTATCACAGTGTTGCCAGCATATACCAAACCTTAATAATTCGGGATGGTCGGCTTTATCTATCATATCTTTAAGAGTTGGCAACAATTGAGGATCTCTATAAGAAGCTATTTGGATAAAAATAGTATTCTTACGATCTGTTTTAATTTTCTTTTCTTTCTTGCGCTTCATAAAAATGTACTCTGTTATGTGTTATAGGACTAGATAATAATATTGCCGAACGAACTTTTTCTTCAATAGTTAATGTGTATATATGACTCATCCATGTTTGTTCAAATGGATTTTCCCATTTTGTGTCTAAAAAAAGCTTTTGATTGCCTTCTTGATCTATAATATGAGGCCAATTACAGTAGTAAACTTCTCCTTCGGCATAAGGATTTCCATTATAAGATTTTATATGATGGAATTTTGTTGGAGGTTTTTTATTACCTCTTCCAAAAAATTTCATTCTTTTTTCTGAAGGAACATTATGCCAACTCCATTGGTCAGAATTATTTCCATAAAATTCGCTAAAACTTAATTTTAGAAAATCATAGTGTTCATTCTCCATGATTTTTATAGAGACACTAAAAAGATTGTCTACTCTCTTATTGAAACCAAAGGGGCATCTGTTCTCAAAATCTAAAAGCATATCATCCTCAAAAAAGAACATATACTTTGATCCGCTATCAGCAAAGTGCTCTGCTGCTATCTGTCTAGATCGACAGATTCCTTTATTTCCGTGCCTTATTTCTTCAAAATTATATTTTTTTGTTATAGTGTCATATTTTTCAAATAGTTCTTCTTTGGTTGTATTATTTAATAAAATTTTTCTGGTTTTATTCAAGAAGTTTTGATCATATTTTTCAAAGCTATCTAAAACCATTTGTAATTGTTCTGGAGAATTGAATGCATTAATATATAATATAGTATTATTATTAGTGTGTTTTTTTCTATTTGGTTTTCCAATATCTTGTACTATAGTTATATTATTTTTTACTTTTTCAAAAAATGTAGAAATTAATCCATTATCATCTATCATTTCATATTTAAAAACATCGGGATCAAGATAGGTCATTATGGTAAAAATACTCTCTTCAGTACCCATTAAACCAGAATTAAGACTATCATTTAGCAGAGAATAGTAAAGTTCATTAGCTTTTGATATGTAGTCTATATGTCCACCAAAAAATCCACCTCTAGCTACCCTATTAACACTATCACTATGACAGTATTCCTTCATTTTGTCTATCTTGAATCCATGTATTTCAGATGTTGTTTCATATGGAAAACAAACGAATAAAAATTTATCAACTATACTTTCTATTTTTTCTATTACATTATCATGACTAAAATACCCAGGATGAACAGTATTCGTTATTCCTCCATCTAACCAAAATAAATACTCTGTATTAAAAGGATTGAAGCACTTAGCGTTGTGTAGTAGGAACATTTTGCTCATAACCATAGGATTATATAGCTCCATGACACATTGGGTGCTGTCTTTAAGCCATCCTACTTGATTTTGCCACTCTTCATTTAATCTTATTTTTTGTACATTATCGAAAAATGGGAAAAATGATCCTCTAAACTGCTCCCTAGAATGATGATAAACAACAGTATTTGACTTATCTCTATGTTCCCAGACAATATGTTCGTGTTCTTTGTCTATAAAAACTATTAATGGGACATTTTTTAGGGATTTGAGCAGGATAATAAAATTATCAACATAATGCTGAAAGGATCTTCCCCATCCATCAGATAGATTATCCCTACCAAGATCCCATATGCCAGTCACGATAGTAGAGTTTATCATAGTTAAGTATGTATTATAGTATATCCACCCGCTCTGCATAATATATAATCATAAATCACCTCATGGTCAAGGCTAAAAAATCTTATCGTGAGCTGTTGACATCCATTCAACTCGACCTATAATACAATGGTATGGGTCAATTTACTTGAGAGATGAAATGAGAAATTTAGACGACGAGAACAGTGACAAAAAGCCAGAAAGAAGGCAGAAAGTTAAGAAGCAGCACATCAAAAGGAATATGCTGGATGATGAGCTGATTAATAAAAATAATGCCAAAAAAGAAATAAAGAAACTCAAAGAGAGTTTCGATGATGAAGAATGGGAAAATTGGGATAGATTTTACAATCATTAATTATATGAAATATTTAGAAGAAATATCTACTGGCGAATGCTTTACTCTTGCTGGTAAGTATTTTATTTTAACAGCAGACTTTAAGAGAAATGGCGATAAATTAGCAGTATGTTTATCTGATGGATTATCGAAATGGGTCAAGTCTAATGATATGATTGATCCAATTGATGTATTCACGCTAGATAAAGATAATAATATTATAGCAATGAAAGAAAGAATAAAAGATGTTGCTAATTCGACTACAGACATTTCTTAAGTCTTTATTTTTTCATGTATGGAATGGCTTTCCTAAAACCACCCAATCTGAAATTTTAGATAGATACTCTATATGTATGGACTGTTCTGATTTTAATAGAGAAAGATCAGAATGTAACATATGTGGTTGTGCTATTAGCAAGAAGAGTAAGTTTTTAAATAAACTTGCTTGGGCAGATCAAGAATGTCCGGCTGGTAAGTGGCCAAAAATAACTAGAGGATAAAATGGTAATTAAAACAATAAATAAAAAAAATACTCCTACTAATATAGTTTATTCAAATCATGACCTATTTGGAATGGTCAGAGACAGAGTAACAACAGGAAACGAAGGGGCGACAGTTTTTGTTCCTCACGTTTGTAATAATATCGACTTGTTTGGGGCAGGATTTGCTGCTCAGGTTGCTATAAAATATCCTATAGTTAAAGAGAACTATCATTTGCTTGGTAAAAGTTTCTTAAAAACTAATCTTGGATATTCTCAAATTGTTAAAGTATATGAGAATGATAAATATAGACATAAACTATGTTTTGTTAATATGATAGGACAAAATGGAATTAAAAGTAGTACAAATATTAGACCATTAAATTATTTGGCACTAGTAAAATCTATGAACTCTTTATCTCAATATATTCATACTAATACAGGTTTCTTAAATAAGAGCGAGAAAATTGAAATTCATTGTCCTAAGTTCGGAAGCGGACTTGCTGGAGGTAATTGGGATTTTATAACAGATCTTATAGAAGATATCTGGGGTAAGTTTTTTGTGACAGTATATAACTATCCTCCAAATAAAAAATAATATGACTAATACCTATAAACAAACATGGTGGGACAATAATTTAAATAACGAATATATGTTTAATGTATTCTTAGGATGGGTCGGAGACTCGTCAGCAAAGTCAAAAGTATTTTTTAGAGAATTTTTAAAACAGCATAATTTTGAATCTATTATTGATATAGGCTGTGGACCGGCGACAGAATTCTTTGGTTTCAAGAATGATAATATAAATATTGAGTACACTGGTGTTGACTCCAGTGCTATTTTAGTAGATAAGAATCTTAAACAAGGAATACCCATGATAAAAGCAGAGGCTCACAGTATTCCTGTTGAAGATAGTAGCTATGAAATAGCTTTTTCTAGACACGTTTTAGAACATCAACCAGCATTTGGTCCAGTACTTGATGAAATGATAAGAATAGGAAAAAAACTAGCTGCTCATACATGGTTTAAAAAACCGTCAAATGAAGAAGTCATATCTTATGATCCGGCACAACAGCTCTATCATAATACATATAATAAAGAAGATATAAATAAGTATATCTTATCTAATCAAAAAGTTAAAAATTTTGAATGGATAGAGATAGATGAAACAGAATGTCTACTATTAGTATGGCTCAAATGAAAAAAGTCATTAGCTTTAGTTTATGGGGAGATAACAAGAAATATACGTTTGGAGCTATGCGTAATGCAGAATTATTGCATAAGATATATCCAGGATGGGAAGCTTATTTTTTTCTAGGATCATCTGTTCCCGATATTGTTTGGAAAAACCTATTACTACTTCCAAATATAACAGTATTTTACAAGGACTCACCTGGAGATTGGAGTTCCATGTTCTGGAGATTTGAAACGTCCTATGATCCTATGGTTGATGTTTCTATATTCAGAGATACCGATTCTAGAATATCTATGAGAGAAAAATATGCTGTTGATGAGTGGTTATCATCAGATAAGACTTTTCATATAATGAGAGATCATCCTCATCATGGATTCCCTATTTTGGGAGGAATGTGGGGCTATAAGAAAAATGATAAATATGATATGAGAAAGCTATTAACCTCTTTTGATAAAAATAATAGATACGGTACTGACTATGAATTTTTTGGTAAAGTGTTATATCCAATGATTGGAGAAGATAAAATAGTTCATGATCCATTCTTTGACAAAAAACCCTTCCCAACAGAACGAATAGACAGAGAGTTCGTTGGAGATGTATTTGATGAAAAAGGTAATAGACATCCAGAATATTGGAAATATATATCATGATTAAAAATTATGGATTTAATACTTTCGTAACTAAAAATTGGCTCCCTTTAGCAGAAGTATTGGTTGATTCAATTGTATCTTTTAGTAAATACAAGATCACCATAAACTGCATAAATTTTGAACATGACTTTAATCATAATCAAGTTATTAGTAAAACCATAAACATAGATAATCTTAATTTTTATTCTATATGTATGGCAAAATGGATGTCTCTATTAGATAATCCCTATGATATATGTGCAATACTAGATTCTGATATGGTTGCTACTAAAGAAATAGATAATCTTTTCTATGAAAATGAAAATAAAATTAAAAATTCTAAATTCCCTTTATTAGCAAAACATCCCCATAATCCTTTTTCTAATCCTATGCATATTGAAAATCTAAAAAATTTATGTTCTTTCTTTTCTAAGAATAGTCCCAAAATGAACTGGGTATATGCATGTGGACTAGTATCTCAAGACCATAAACATTTTATATCAGAATTAGTGGATAATATTTCTGCATTCCATAAACGAGGAATACAAACCTATATAGAAGATGAAGGCATTTTGAATGCATTATTGACTAAATATGAAGTTTCTGAAGACTTAGGATATAATCATATTCCAAATTCTACTTTGATAAATGCATATATAAATAATGACATGACTGATAAAGATTTATATGAATCTTACTTAAAGAATAATTGTCCTGTCAAATTTTATCTGTTACACGGATGTAAAAATCCTACACTAGCAAAGTCACTACTACAACAAATCAAAAATAAAACATGATTATTCATCATCATCTGGGACTAGGCGATCATTTTGTCTGTAATGGTTTAGTAAATTTTATTGCTAAACATAATACCGATTGTATAGATTTGATATGCAAAAAACATAATTTTCCAACAGTAGAATGTCTATACTCTGAAAATAATAAAATCAATGTGATTCCAATTGAGCATAATGGAAATGAACTAGAAGCAGTGGATGAATATGCACTATCTCATAATAAAACAATTTTACGAATAGGATTTCAATATTGCGATTCAAATAATTGGGATAAATCTTTTTATAAACAAGTCGGAATAGATTTTATAGAAAGATATAGATTTTTTAAATTACCCAGATCTAGATCAAACCCGTTTCTGCAGTCTCCTAGTCACAAATATATTTTTATTCATAACCAGAGTAGCGATGGACTATTTGATCTTGCTTTACAAAGCGATCTTCCAAAAATTTATGTTAAAAAAGAAGATACCAACAATCTATTATCCTATATTCATTTAATACAAAATGCTGAAGAAATTCATTGTATTAATAGTTCATTATTCCATCTTATAGACAGTATACCAAATATAACAAACAATTTATATTATCATAATGTAAGAAAACATCCTTGCCATTTTCAAGTATCACCCAAATGGAACATAGTAGAATATGTCTGAGAGAATACCAACTTCTAATGGAGAAATATTAGATAAATTTTCTATACTAGAATTAAAATATAATAAAATTTTAGATCCAAATAAAATAAATAATATAAAAAATGAATTATCTTATTTAAAAGATATTTCTTATAATATTATTAAAAGTTATAATATAGTTAATCTTTATAATGAATTAAAACAAGTTAATGAGCGATTATGGAATATAGAAGATAATATTAGAATCAAAGAAAATAAACAAGAATTTGATAATGAATTTATAGAATTAGCTAGAAATGTATACAAAACTAATGATCAACGAGCAAATATAAAAAAACTTATAAATGAAATATCGGATTCAGAGATCGTAGAAGAAAAATCCTATGAAAAATATTGATTATATAGAATTAAATAAATTATCTCATCTTCATGATGAACAAAATATCTTTTTTTGTAAGACAGATTATATCTTAGAAGATTTTGAAACAATACGAAACGTAAATCATCCGGTCACTTTAATTACGGGAAACTCTGATTATGCAATTACAGATGATATAGTTTCTTTGGCTCCTAAGAATATCATTGATTGGTATGCACAGAACGCAGTTTCCAAGTCTAAAATTCTACATCCTCTACCAATAGGATTAGAAAATAAACTACCATCAGTTAGACAAGGACATGGTATAGGATATTTTGACAGAGCATCAGAGAAGGAGAATCTGCTAAATGAAAATAATATATCTAATTTAGATAGTAAATTTATTTATGCTAATTTTAATGTTAATACCAATTATAGTCATAGATCAATAGTTAAACAATATTGTATACAATCGTCTTTTATTAATTGGCAAGAACCTAATTTAACTCTGTCAGATTTTTTTAATACAATACGAGATTATAAGATGGTAGTTTGTCCAGCAGGAAATGGTATAGATACACACAGATTATGGGAAGTTTTATACAGTAATAGGGTGCCAATTACCCTAGTTACTGGAGACTTTAAGATATATGAACTATATAAAAAATTACCAATAATTCTATTAAATCATATTGATCAATTGCTTGATAAAAATTTTATAACACAAGAATATAATAGGTGTTTGTCTCAGAACTGGGATAAATCATTATTAGATGTAAACTCATGGATTAAAATTATTCAAAATAAAGACTAACATTATGAGTAAAAATATATTAATATTAGGTAATGGGTTTATTGGTAAGAACCTATACGCATATTTTGTTTCTAAATATAATACAACTGTTACTAGTAAAAAAGATGTAGATATCACAAAAATCGAAACTGTTAGAAACTATCTGTCTGATAAAAATTTTGATTATGTTATTTACTCTATCGGAATAAAAGATATTGCTGAATGTGAGAAATATCCAGATAAAGCATATGCTATTAACTCTAACGGTGTTGCTAATGTTATCAAATCTCTAAATAAAGATACCAAATTTATTTATATATCTACAGACTATGTATTTGATGGTAACGCAGGAGGATATTCAGAAAACTCTGTATCTCTACCGTCAACCACTTACGGACAATCCAAACTAATAGGAGAACAACACTCACTCCAGCACAATAACTCTATTGTTGTTAGAACATCCGGAGTATATGGAGAAAATTGTCTTTGGCTTAAAAACTTATTAATTTCTTTGTCAGAGAAGAAAGAAACTGTATGTTTTTCTGATGTATATAATACTCCAACATATGCTATCAATTTAGCAGAAATGATTGACGATATTATTAATATTAATTTTGTAGGAGTTATCCATTTAAGCGGGAATACAAGAAATAATAGATATGAACTATACTCATCTGTGGCTACTATATTTGAGAGGGATCTTTCTCTTTTGTCTAGCGGACTATCAGACGGAAAATTTCCTAAAGATATTTCATTAAATAATAATTTGTATAAACAAATAACTAAAAAAATACCAGATTCTGTAACTAGCGGACTAACAAGACTAAAAAATGAACATCAATATATTGATCCCGTCAACTTCATCAATTAATACTATTAATAATGGAGCAAATGTTCAAGGGGATGAACTAGTTGCTCGATCCTGGGCAAAATATCTACAAAAAGATACAAGAGTTTCTAATGTAGATATTAATGGATTTGGCATATATGATATTTCTATATCCTTTAGTCCATTAGTAAACCAACAAATGACAGGATATAAAGTACTATATCTACAAAATGTTTTTCCAAAACCCGCTTGGCCCGGCACTATTGAAGTTTATCATCAAATAAAAAATAACTATGATGGTTTTATATTTCCGTCTGAAGGACTAATGAACAACTGTGGCGAAGGGCTTGTGTGTCAATTTGCTGTTGATCCTGATTTATTTTTTCCTAAATCTATAAATGATAATTTATCTCATAACTTGTGTTTTGTAGGAAATAATATTAGAGATCAACAAACATCAGAAAAATATTTATTATGTGCTAAAGATAAAGGATTGGCTATATATGGTAATCCAGCAGGATGGAACTCTCCACTATGTAAAGGAAAGATAAGCATAGATGATGAAGCCACATTATACTCTTCTTCAAAAATATGTTTAAATGCTCATCTTACTGAACACCTAGATTATGGTTCATATAATTTCCGTATATTTAATATTCTAGCATGTAAAGGTTTTATTATTTCTGACAGATCTAAATTCTTAGAAACAGAATTTAATGACTGTATGGAATTTACAGACGGAAATGATGATCTTCTTTCAAAGATTGATTATTACTTAAATAATCCAGAAGAGACAAATAAATATAGAGAATATGGCTATAATTATATTTTATCTAAACATACTTTCAAACACAGAATGTCAGATCTATTAAACTGGCTAGGAACAAAATTATGAAAATATTATTTGCAAATATACCAAATGTAAAATATGTTAATGGACAGATCCATACTGGGCCAAATGCAGGATCACGATGGCCTTGGACTAATCCCGGAGGACATTTTCATGGCTATGCACCTTTCCCATTTTGGCTAGGATATGCTGCAAAATATGTACAACATCATGGTTTTGAAACGTATTTTTATGATGGCGTTGCACTAAAACATGCTGATTTAGAAATTACTAAAAAAGTTATTTATGATTTAAAACCAGATATAATTTTTTATGATATATCTACTCCAACTTTTAAACTAAATAACGATATAGCATTATGGTTTAAACAAAATATTGGATGTCGAAATGTATATTGTGGACCGCACATGAAAACCTATGCCAATGAATGTATAGAGTTAGATCATGTCGATCATTGTATTGTTGGAGAATACGACATACCAGCATTAGACATTTGTCAAAAACTAGATAATGCTAAAGATATCTACAGATTTGAACATTTGTCAAATATCGATACTCTGCCCAATGGAGACAATTTTTTACCATATAGACCATTAGAATATATTCAAAATTATTATGAACCAACTATGAACACTCCAATGATTCAATTAACTGTGAGTGCTTCTCGTGGATGTCCATTTAAATGTACATATTGTCAATGGCCAAATGTTATAAATAATGGTAAATACAGAGCAAGATCAGCAGAAATGGTTGTTGATGAAATCCAACAAATGAAAAATATTTTAGGAGATAATCTAAGAAGTATACTTTTTGATGATGATACATGGAATCTTGGACACAACAGAATATCCAAAATTTGTGATGGATTAAAGAATTTTAATATGCCGTGGACAATGATGGGTAGAATAGATACGAGTAAACCAGAGCTATATGATAAAATGGTGGATTCTGGTTGTGTTGGTATGAGATTTGGTATTGAAACATTTAATCAGGAACTATCTGATAATGTTAAAAAACATATGAATACTAAAACTGCTTATGATAATCTAAAATATTTAGTTACTAGATTTTCAAATATGGAATTTCATTTTACTACCATGAAAAATTTTCCAGGAGAAAAAGCAGGATCATGGGCAAAAGATCAAGAAATACTCCAAGATCTTCAACGAATTGGTAGACAAAATAATAATACTGTTCATTGGCAAATTAGTGATTGCATACCCTTCCCTGGAACAGAATTATGGGAGGAACTAGTAGAACTCGGACACGGAGATACTCTTAAAGACTTTAGTTTATATGATGGTAGTCCAGAGCATAATGGAGCATTAGAAAAAACTGTAGGCTGGCTAGGAGAAAATTACAAACCTAAATATTCAGAATACTCTAAGGATGGAAGTCCAACAAACTTTCCAGAACATTAATCATGAAAGGTCAAATAAATCTTGATACAAAATTAGGTCAGCATATATATAACATTATTAAAAATTATGATATTAAAACTATATTAGACATAGGAACATGGAATGGATACGGCAGTACAATGTGTTGCTTACAGTCTATCATAGATAACAATAAAAATTGTAACTTCATTTCAATAGAAGCTAACCATAAACAATTCTTGGAAGCACAAGTAAATCTGAAAAACTATATCAAATATGTTCAATTATTTTATGGACGTATAACACATTTAAAGGATTTAGTTTCTTTAAATGATTATGATGAATCTTTTTTTACCTTATTCAGTAAAAATCTTCAAGAACAATGGTATCAAGTAGACGTAAACCAGCACACCACTGCTCCATATATATATGATACAATTATTTCTATAATGAATAATCATATAAATTTACTAATATCAGATGGTGGAGAATATTGTTCACATGGAGAATTTAATAAATTAAAAGATATTGTTGATTTTATTATTTTAGATGACACTAATACTATTAAAAACTATAACACAGCAGAAATAATTAGAAAATCTCCAGATCAATACGAAATATTAGCAGATGATACTAATGAGAGAAATGGTTTTATGGTGTGTAGAAAAAAATGAATCATACATTTATTTATAATAAATTAATTTCTGATATAATTTTAATTAAAACTCAAATTTATGAAGATAATCGAGGTACTCTTTATGAAACTTATAATAAAGAGTTATTTACTAAAAATGGTATACCAGAGATAGTACAAGAAAAATGTTCACGTTCCGAACATAGAGTACTAAGAGGATTACACTATCAAAAAGATCCTTACGGACAAGGCAAAATAATTAGATGTAATAGAGGTAAAATTTTTGATGTTGCCGTTGATATTAGAGAAAATTCAACAACATATAAACAATGGGTTTCATATGAATTATCAGAATCTAATAAAGATATGGTATATATACCACCAGGATTTGCTCATGGAATATTAGTGTTAAGCGAGGATGGTGCAGACTTTAGCTACTTTACAACAGAAAAACACTATCCAGAATATGAAACGGTAATAAAATATGATGATCCAACAATAAATATAGATTGGCCAATTAAAGATGTAATTCTATCAAATAAGGACAAAGGAAACAAATGAAAAATTATAGATGTTCTTCTTTTTGTTCTTTATATAAAGGAGAAAAATTTGTTCAAGGATATATAGAAGACATGTTGAAACAGTCTATTTTTAATGATATTGAATTTATCTTTTTAGACTGTGCTTCTCCAGAAAATGAAAAAGACTTTATTTTACCATTAACTGAAGAATATTCAAATATAAAGTATCATAGACTAGATAGCGATCCTGGTTTATATGCAGCATGGAATATGGCTATTAAAATGTGCTCATCAAATTTAATAGGAAACTGGAATATTGACGATAGAAAAAATATAAATAGTTTTGAAATACTGGTTAAGTGTTTTGATAGAGATCCAGATTTAGACGTAGCATACGGACTAACATACGTATCAACAATCGCTAATGAAAAATATGAAAATAATGATTACTCTAATTTTTATCCGTGCTTACCTCATTCGTTAAAAAACTTATTAATGAATAACAGTCCTCATTGTATGCCGTTATGGAAAAAGAATTTACATGATAGATTTGGATACTTTGACGAATCGTATAAGACGGCTTCTGATGGAGATATGTGGTTGCGTTCCTGCGTCGGAGGTGCTAAGATACAGTTGGTCAATCACCCTGTTGGCTTGTACTACCACAACCCAAAGGGTAGATCGACTGATCAAAAAACGTTGTTGGAGATGGTTGCTGAAGTTCAGCAAATGAGAAAAAAATACATACACTATTTGGAGAATGACAATGGATAGTTTTATTATTTTGTGTTTGGCAATATCCCTAATTGGCGGAATAATTTCTGGGATCAAAGAAATGACAGATAGATCAGGCTATTCTGTTAAATCATCAAAAAATATATTTACATTTCTGTTTTGCGATAAATATTAATGGAAAGACTAAAAAATCAAAGAGTATATCTTGCTGGAGCAATGGATAGGGTTCCAGATAGAGGTTCAACATGGAGAGATAATATTACTCCATTTCTTAATGAGCTTGGTATAGTAGTGTTTAATCCTATTAGTAAACCAACAGATATAGGATTAGAAGATAAAGACACTCATGCTATAAAAACCAAGCTGAAAGAAAAAGCACGATACGACGAATTAACTGCCATGATGAAAACTATTCGTTCTGTTGACTTGAGGCTTGTTGATATTAGTGATTTTTTGATAGTTAATTTAGACCTTAATACTCATCCGTGTGGAACTCTTGAAGAAATTTTCTGGGCTAATCGTCAAAAAAAACCAATAATTATTCATATGGTTCAAGGAAAGAATCATACGCCAGATTGGTTATTTGGAACAATACCTCACCAGATGATATTCTCTACATGGGATGAAATTAAAAGTTATTTACAACACATTAATACTTCTGAAAATATAGATTCTCATAAAAGATGGTATTTCTTTTCGGTGTAAAATGCCCAAATATTATGTTAAATCTGGTCAAATAAAATTTATTGTAGATTGCACCGATCATATATGCGCTATATTAGCAGCGTTATCTCACTATAAGGGAAAAGGTATTGTGACTGGGCCAAAAATTTGTGTTAGTGAACAAGGATTTGAAGATTTTAAAAAATGGAAATGCTATGATACTGATAAGTATCTAAAGGGAATATAATGCAAAAAATTATAAATGAAATTAAATTAGATTTTGATGATGTTCTAATCAGACCTAAAAGATCAACACTCAATAGTCGATCAGAAGTTTGTATTCAAAGAGAATTTAAGTTCAAATATTCTCCACGAAAATTACTAGCAGTTCCCGTCATGGTTGCGAATATGGATACTGTTGGAACTTTTGAGATGGCAAAATCATTAGGAAAAAATCAAGCCATAGTATGTTTGCACAAACACTATAAGATTAATGAATATGTTGCTTTCTATACTGATCCTAGTATTTTAAATAAAAATCTTGCATTTTATTCTATTGGAACTAGCCAAAAAGACACAGAAAAACTAATTGAAGTATTCAATCAAATTAAAAAATTTAATTACCCTACCCCTAATATCTGCTTAGATGTTGCAAATGGGTATACAGAACAGTTTGTTAAAATTGCTCGTAAAATAAGAAATTTATATCCAGAATCAGTTATCATGGCCGGTAATGTTGTAACCCCAGAAATGACAGAAGAATTAATCATTCATGGTCAGGTTGACATAGTAAAGGTTGGTATAGGATCGGGCAGTGTTTGTACTACTCGTTTAAAAACTGGCGTAGGATACCCTCAGTTGAGTGCGGTGATGGAATGTACGGACGCTGCTCATGGCCTTGGTGGACACGTTTGCTCAGACGGTGGGTGTAAAGTGGTGGGGGATGTTTGCAAAGCATTTGGTGCAAATAGTGATTTTGTTATGTTAGGAAGCATATTTGCTGGCACAGACGAGTGTGAAGGAGAATGGAAATACGAATATTTAATTGAGGCAGGATCATCTGCTCCTGGATTTTGGCAGCCAATAGATCCAGAAAATAATAGCATAAAAAGAAAAATATCTTTGCAATACTATGGAATGAGTAGTTCCAAAGCTATGGATAAGCACCATAATGGCGTTGCAGATTATAGAACAGCAGAAGGTAAGTGCGTTACTGTTCCATATAAAGGAATAGCAGAAGAAGTACTTCAAGATATTTATGGAGGAATACGAAGTGCTTGTACTTACATAGGCGCTAGTAAAATAAAAGATTTTGGCAAAAAAACAACATTTATACAAGTCAACAATACCCATAATAAGATATATGAAAAATGAAAATCAATTATTCAAGTCCAGTTAATAACACAGGTTACGGATTAGCCTCGGTCAACATTTTACGAGAACTATCGAAGATAGCAGATGTAACTTACTATCCAATAGGGCAACCATCAGTTAATAATCAAAATGATCATGACTTTATACTTTCTTTATTAAAGAAGAGGATGAGTCCTGATATTAATGCTGTTAATTTTAAGATCTGGCATCAATTTGATTTACTAGATCATATTGGACGAGGAAAATATATTGCCTATCCATTTTTTGAGTTGGATACATTTAATGAATATGAAAAAATTAATTTGAAAGTTCCAGACAGCATATGTGTTAGTAGCAAATGGGGTCAGGAAGTTCTACTTAAGAATGGAATAGATTCTGAATCATTCGTGGTGCCATTAGGTGTTAATAGAAATATTTTTAATAATACTATCAAAAGAACTAGATCAGATGATAAATATGTTTTTCTAAATATAGGCAAATGGGAAGTTCGTAAAGGACACGATATTTTATTCTCATTATTTAATGAGGCTTTTCCAGATCAAAAAGATGTTGAACTATGGATATTAGCATCAGAAAAAACCAATTCATATTCATCTGCTGATGAGCTAAAACAATGGAAAAATATGTATGGTTCAGATAGAGTGAAATTATTTGATGGATTTGAAACTCAAGAAGAAATAGCCCAATTAATAGCAGATACTGATTGTGGATTATATCCATCAAGAGCAGAAGGGTGGAATTTGGAACTATTAGAAACCATGAGTATGGGAAAACCGGCCATAGCGACCAACTATTCTGCACACACAGAGTTTTGCACACAGGATAACTGTTATTTGGTCAATATTGACGAGACAGAAAAAGCTTTTGACGGAAAAGCATTTCAAGGTCAGGGGAATTGGGCCAAATTAGGCAATAATCAGATAGAAAATATTATTGAGCATATGAGATATGTTTATAATAATAAAATAAATACTAATCTGAATGGAATAGAAACGGCCAAAAAGTATTCTTGGGAGAATGCTGCTCAACAACTTGTGAGGTGTATTTCTAAGTAGGAGATACTATATGCCAATTCCATCACAAGATAAAGACGAAGACAAACAGAAATTTGTATCTCGTTGCATGGGCGACGAGACTATGAAAAAGGACTATCCTGACTCAAAGCAGCGAGTTGCTATTTGCTTAGGACAAACAAAGAAAACTAAAAGTAGTTTTGTAGATCAAGTTTTTGAAATTTTAGGATTTATTACTTTTTTTGACTGCGGAGAGTGTAGTTCTTCAGAAGAATTAACTTCTTTAAACCTGATTGTTCCGAATAATGAGGATTATATCGAGATATCAGAAAATCCAGAAGATTATGATATTTCTCATATATTAGCTTCTGAATATCAAGGAAAAAAAGTAACACTAAACAAACCATTTAGAACTCCTGGAGGTCCTAAAAAATTTGCAGTATATGTAAAAAATAATAAAGGCAAAGTGGTTATCGTTCGTTTTGGAGACCCAAACCTATCCATAAAAAGAGATGATCCAAAAAGAAGAAAAAGTTTTAGAGCAAGACACAAGTGTGATCAGCAAAAAGACAAAACAACACCAGCATACTGGTCATGCTATCAATGGAGATCTAATAGTCCGGTTCAGGATTAACAACCAATAAGGGTAAAATTAATGATTAAATCAATCTCAGAACTATTGCAAGAACACGAGGACTCAATGGATACAAAAGAACAAACACAGGAAGAATATATAACCCAAGAAACTAAAACCCCAGAAGCTGAAATACAAGCACAAGAAGTTCCCGACTATACTTCTGATAGTGTTATTGAATTACTAAAAAAATCACTCAATATTCACTGGCAACAAACAACAGTATTAACAGCCCAAGCAGAACATCTTGAAAGATGGGGCTATACAAAATTAGCTGCCATTATCAAGGCCGATTCAAGAGAAGAACAAGAACATGCTTCTATTAATATTAAGAGACTCGAATTCTTTGATGCTGATTATCAGCCGCTGACAGTAAGTCCTCCATCATGGAAAAGACATGACATGGTAGCAATGCTTCAATACAATCTCGATTCTGTTAGAGAGGCTTCCTCTGTAGAAAGAGCAACAATAGTTGCAGCAAGAGCAGAAGGAGATGAGATAACAGCCAATATGATGATTCCATTACTACAGGGTAGTGAAGACGGCATTGAACTATACGAAGGATATCTAAAGATTATTGAACAGATGGGTCTGGACAATTTCCTAAGTATCCAGGTCTAAATAAATGACAAGGAATAAATTACTATCTGAACTGAGTTCTGTAATACCTTCTATTAATATAGATAATATCAAATATGCCACAAAGATGGTAGAAGATAAGGAAGTTTCAACGGTAATTGATTTTGATTATAAATCTATTCTTGATAATCCTCCTATAAATAGTAGCGGTTCTACATTAAAGGAATTAATTTACATATCAAAGATTACCAATAATAGGAACGATGACGATATTGAATTTGTTCATAAAATAGATAAAAATGCAGCGTCTTTAGTTATTGATTTTTGTGAGAATAAAAATATTAAATTCCCACAATCTGATTTTGATAATTTATATAATATTATTAAACCTCTTGTATTTAATACTAAAAACTATTTTAATAGAGCAAGACCTTATCAATTGGCCAAATTTTATGGATTAACAATTGATGTTATTGAAACCGATACTCATCACACTCCATCCTATCCGTCTGGACACACGGTGTATGCTAGACTAGCAGGCAATCTTGTGTTAAGTTCTCATCCAGAGTTCAAATACGAATTGGATCAAATTGTAAACAAGAGCGCTTATGCTAGGGTTTTACAAGGCGTTCATTATCCTTCAGACAATTCGGCTTCAATTATTTTTACTGATTTTATTTTTCACAAACTATATAAGAGATAATAATTATGGACAGAATTTATAATTTATTAAATATTGTCGAACAATCCTTAGTACAAAAAACAAATGAGGATGCATCAGCGTCCAATCTCAACACATCAATAGCAATGTGCAAACTTAAAGCAGGGGATAAAGTTAAAAATATCAATGCCGCCTGTATGCATTACGGTAGCGAGGGCATTGTTGAAACTATAGAAGAGATGCCAGAAAATATAGGATACGTGATTGGTTACAAAACAACAAATGCTGGATCATCATGGACAGTGGATCAATATTTAAGAAAAACAGAAGACCAACTAAGCCTAGTAGATTCTATTGATGATTATGGTCTGGCCGAAGAAGAAATGGAATCTCCAGAAGAAGAACTAAATGAATATAAAGAAGATTTTTTTGAAATGAGTGTTGGCTCACTTAGAGCAATAGCCACACATGCTCAAGAAATAATGAATTCTTTGGACAATCCATCCGTAAAAGAAAACTTGACAGAGAGCTGGTTGCAGGGTAAGATCGCCATAACTGAGGACTACATGAGAACAATTCATGATTTTGTCATGTATGTCTCAGACTCTGACGATACTATATCTGCTGCTGACAAGCAAGGTCTTTGGGATAACATACGAAAAAAGAAAGAGAGAGAAGGAAAGAAGTATAGACCAGCAAAGCCAGGAGACAAAGATAGGCCAGATCCAAAACAATGGAAAAAGCTGACATAGTACGAAGTTAATAGGACTAATTGCTTAATTTATAAACTCAATAAAGGACATCTTGATTATGGACAGACAGTACGACAGTCTAGATACATATATTAATCTAGCAAAGAAGACGATATCAAAATTCTGCCCCAAATTCTATAATGGATTATCAGCAGAAATGCTAAAGAATAATGATGCAATATCTGATGTTGCAACGGCGATAATGTATGCTGATTGGAGATTCGATCCAACCAGAACAGGTAAAAATGGACAAGCCAAAACCTTGTATTCTTATAGAAATCAATGTGCTATTTGGGCTATTAAAACATATGTGACTAATAAATATAAGAAAAATACAGATTCTATTAGTCTTGACTCTAACTCCAAAGTATCAGATTTATCGATGCACTCGACCATATCAGATGTAAAGGCGCCCGAACCAATAGAGATTCTAATAGAAGCAGAACAAACTACCAATTTAAAAAATACAATTGGGGATTTATTGTCAAATAGTAATCTATCAGAAAAACAAAGAGAACAGATTAGAATGTATTATTTAGAGAATCACACCTTATCTCATATTGGTAAGAAATTTGGAGTATCACGAGAAGCAGTTAGACAGAATATCAAAAGAGCCTTAGATATTATTAGATCATATGATAAATGCCAAGTTTAATCTAGCCATACTGGTTTTAGACCCCTCTGTTAATAGATACAAAATACTATCATCTAAAGCAGATGATTTAGAACTTCCGTATCTTGATATTGAAACTAATCTTGATATTAATTCTTGCTTAGATCATTTAGTATCTACAAAAATAGATAAAAATGATTCATATCTTAATTTTAGATTAACAGATGTGGAACTATCAGAAATGCTAGAAATTTATTATCTTGTTTTTATAACCTATGAATCTGTTGTAAAAGACGGATTTTTACTAGACATACAAACTTCTCTTACAAGACTTCCAAACAATGCTAAGAAAATTCTTACACTACTTTAAATTCTTAAAAACAAAGCAAGAACCAGAGACATTAAGCATTATAATTTCCTTAAAAAGTAATTATGATATTGATATACAATTTAAGTATCCAAACCTTAATAGTACAGATATAAATAATATACCAAATATTGCAGAAAAGTATGCAGAATTATTGATCTATATTAACAGCAATCCGCTAAAATATAAATTATTAGATACAATAAAAGATAAATCATATAGGTCAGAAGACATTAAAGAAAAATTATTTTTTGATAATGTTATCTCTTTTTATGACCTAATTAGGCAAGAAATTAAAAAAGCCAATATTATTAATAATAACGGCCCACTTATTAATCCAATGTCCGTCTTTGCAACAAAGTGATATTGGAAATCTGGACTTTTGATTTACTATAAGGGGTATAATGTCTTGTTCTATCTCTGCTTGACGGGGGTTCCATAATGGATAAAAATAATCTAATTATATGGCAAAAATGGCTAGACCCATTTGGATCAGATGATCCCGATGTTGATGAGTTTGATCCGTACACAGGCAATTATATAGATAGTGATGAAGATCTTGAGAAAGATGAAGAAGAGAATAGTTATGAAGAAATTACTAAGAAAAAAAATAAAGCAGTCAGAGTCATTGCTACTCCTATGGGAATAATACCAATGAATGAGAATACTGCTAGTGGAAAACTTTTTAATTTTTGGATGGGGCATACTAATTTTGATATATCTAAAAAAATAGCACAGATTATAGAAAGAACAGACGGAGTTGAAACGCTGGATATTTTTACAAGATACAGATTCAGAGTGTCAATAGGCAAAGCCTTTGATGATTCAGAAACTATGAGAAACATCAATAAAACAATATATAGTGAGTTAAATAATGGCTAGAATAAACACCAGCGATACAGAATTACAGTCTTTACACTCATATAATATTGATATAAAGAACAGAGAAATATTTTTACATTCTCATTTTGGATATGATGAAGACGAAGCTGGTGTTGACTACAGATCGTCTGTTACATTTGAAAAAAATCTACGCTTTCTAAATCAACAATCCGGAGACCCCGTATTAATACATATGCATTTACCTGGGGGAGACTGGGAGGACTGCTTAAGCTTGTGTGATACTATAAAATATAGTCGTTCTAAAACAACAATATTAGCATATGCTAAAGTTCAATCCGCTAGTAGTATTATTTTTCAATCTGCTAATCTAAGAATATTAATGCCAAATGTAAATATGCTCATTCATTATGGCTCAATCAGTATAGATGACGAACACAAAGCAGCAATTAGTAGCTTACAATGGAGTGAAAGAGAATCAGCAAAAATGCTTGATATCTTTGTTGATAAGTGGATGAGTAGTCCAATGTCAAAAGAAAAGAATTGGAAAAAACCAATAGCACGAAAACATATTCAAAGTCAATTAGCTACAAAAAGTGATTGGATACTAACAGCAGAGGAAGCGGTGTATTATGGTTTTGCGGATGGTATACTCGGAGATAAGAAATATCCAACCATAGAATCATTAAAAAAGTAAGACTATGCATTTAGAATACTGCTATTATGATATAACTCTCAAAGATTCAGAATTAATAGATATTATAAATAAAGTTATTAAATTTGATCTAAAGACCATATCTGTTCTTCCATCATATCTTAGACCGCTCAAGTCAATACTCTCAAGCACAGATATCGCAGCATCTGCCCCAATAGATTTTCCTCTTGGCACAATGGATCTAAAATCCAGACTATCTGTTGCTGAAAACTGTATTAAAAATGGAGCATCCATACTTGATGTTGTATGTCCAACACACTTATTATGCAATAGAAAGTATGATAAATTTCGTGAAGACATAAAAGAAATGCAGAGCTTGTGTTCTAATTCAAATTTAGAGATTAGATATGTTCTTGAATATCGCCAATTTAGTTATGAGTTATTATATAAAGTTGCACAAATATTATATGATTTTAATATTACAACGATATATCCTGCAAGTGGATATCTAATTGACGATATTTCTGATAATATAACAGCCTCGGCCCTCATAAATAAAAAAGTGCCTAATATTAATATAATTTGTAATGGCAATATCTGGAACGATAATCAGATAAAAATGGCTAAAAAAAGTAAAATTTATGGTTTAAGAGTCAATTCCTTAAATGCCTTAGAATTGATAACAAAAGAAAACATAATAGAGAATTAACCTTTTTAGGTGTACTAGATTATAGATTTTAAACAATCTTCACAGAACAAAACGGAGATATACAATGGCTATAGCTACATCAGCAGGTGTTAATTACACAATACAACCAAATCTAACAGGAAGCGGATCCAGAAACAATGGTGGTTCAGCCACTAGAGTTGGAACATCCGCAGAATTAAATAACGTTGCAATTAGCAAAGATACAACCGGAGTTGTTGGCTCGGTTGTTGTTGACGGAGCAGACACAGACAAGGCAATAAGCGGTGGAACCATCGCACATGATCATGTTAAACCAATTGTTGCTAAGGTCACATCAGAAATTGCTGGCCTAGCAAGTACTGCCCTATCAACAAATGCTAATAATCCAGCTCAATTAAGAGCTATTAATAAGGTTGAACGTATCAAGGGTAATGGAGAGGCCACAGCTATCAGAGCCGGTTACTTTAATATATATACTGGGAAGTTCTCAACCAATCCAACCCCAGTAACAGTTTATCCAACCGGGGTTCCAACAACTAACCAAGCATGGGTTGGCACTGACGATGCTGCCACACCAACCAGAAGTGCTCCTGGCGAACTTGTTTTCAGAACTGGTGCTAAGCTACCCGTTAGAGACAGAGACTATTCTGCCAAGAACGGCTGATAGTAATAGAATAAAATCTAAGTTAAAAGAGCAAAGCCATCAATTATGTTGTTGGCTTTTTGCTTTTTAGTGTATCTAATAATACCGCCACAATAAAAGGGTTTTAATTATGAGTGATACCATAGTTCACTTTTGGGAAAGCATAGCCACTACTAGTATTGGTATCATTATTACTATGATTGGTTTTTGGGTGGCAATAGGCAAAAATATGGCCACAAAGTCAGAAGTTGCTGAAATGATAGAAACAAAATCTCCATATTTACATGATAGACAGTTTATTATGGAAAGGCTTGCTGTGAACAAAGAAACACAGGCAGCATTAACAAATATGTTGCAACGCAATACAGAAGTTATGAATGAACTTAAAATTCAAATAGCAACACTTGGTAAAACATTAGAAGCACTAGAAGAAAGAATAGAAAGAACTTGAGGTAAAATATGGCAATCGATATTGAACTAATAAATACTAATAATCCAATTAAAAACGGAACAACTGTAACAACCTGTTCGTTCTCTGGTAAATATAATACTATCAATACATATGTTAACAATACTCCGATAATAGCAGATATCGAATCCAAATATGATGAATTGTTTGATGATATCACATACTATATACTAGGTAGTTAATTATGACTACTAATCGTTTTGCTTTAACGTCTGACATAAATGAGCTTCCATCTTCTGTTTCTGTAAGTGGTAGTGATCTATTCGCCTTCTCTGATGATCCCGCCTCTGCAACAGTAACCAGAAAAATTACTTTTAGTGGCATAAGAACTTCAATATTTAATCAGCCAACAACTCTTCAATTGAGACAAGGCACAAATACAGAAAGAACATATATTACTCCATCTAGTGGAGAACCAATATGGACCACAGATAATAAAAAATTATTTGTTGGAGATGGATCCGCAGTTGGAGGAATTCTTGTAGGGCCATATACTCCTCCAGAACTTACAAATGGCAACTCAAATAGTGGCACTCTTTCTATTATTTGTGGAGGAACAGGCAATAATATAGCTAATGGATCTATATATAGTAATATTAATGGGGGTTTAACTAATTATGGTAGTGGAGTTTCGTTTTGCATAGCGGGAGGAAGCAATAACAGCATAGGAACAAATGGTTCTTATTGTGCTATTGGTGGGGGTCAAAATAATAATATTCAATCACAACATTCTACAATAGCAGGAGGATTATCAAATATAATAGGAACAATCGTCCCATATTCAACAATAGGAGGAGGAATCTCCAACAGGTCTTATGCTACCGGTGTAACAATATGCGGCGGAGCGCTCAACATTTCCTACAATACATATGGAACCATATGTGGTGGTTTTTCTAACCATATTTATGGTAATTATGCAACAATTATAGGAGGAAATTCTGCTAAAGCAACACTTTATGGGCAAGTTTCTCATGCCGCCGGACATTTTGCTAATCGCGGAGATGCTCAACATACTACTTTAATAGCACGACAAGAAACATCTGACACAACAGATACTGTGCTAACACTCGACGGTCTAGCCCCATCTGTTGACAACACTATACTGCTCACAGCCAAAACTTGTTGGATGTTTACAATTAAAGTAAGTGCATATAATGATTCAGACAACATTGGGGCGTCATGGCTCCTAAAAGGAGGAATAAGAAGAAATAATTCCAATCAAACAACTTTAGTTGGAAATGTAACATCAGAAAGCTGGATAGAAAGTGGAATGTCTGGAACATCAGTCTCAGTAACAGCAAACAATACCAGTGACACACTAGAAATAACAGCAAAAGGATTGGCTGGCAAGAATATTCGCTGGGTAGCATTACTTGATATTTGCCAAGCAAGCTATGGTGTTCCATGATGTATGACGCAGTTAATGCTCCGGGTAACTGCGGAACTGTCAATAATGATCCTCCACAATACACTATTCGTCAATCAGCAATTGGAGGAGACGATATAAAGATAACTGTCGAACCATTTACTCGAATAATATCATCAACAGCATCGTCTTACGTTTTATATGACGCTAATCTCATAAATAATACCAGTACGCTCACAGTTACGGACCACCTCGTGTCTGTATCAAAAACAAATAATATCTCAGATATTGACATATATAGTTTAAATACTAATGTAGTAAATACTATTAGTTCTTATAATGGAGGTACGATGGTTGCCTCTGGAGTTAATACTGGCTCCACATCAATAGTTGCTAGCGGAATTAATTTAATAAATAATTTTAGTATTGCTGATGTACAAATCACAAGGATTGGTGGACAATCCATAACTTCTTTTTCTTCGTATTTAAATGGAACACTTGGTAAGCACTGTAGTGATGCTATAGATACTAGGATAGTAGGGAAAAATTCATTAACTACAAAACCCATTTTTACTACGCAAAATCATTCAAATTCCACATATGTTAGGAATACTAATTGTTGGGCTTATGATTTAGATTTAACTTGCATAAGTCCTTGGAATACAACTGGAGCAAATACTATGGCTGGAACTTTGATCAGCCCATGTCATATTGTTTTTGCAACGCATTTCCAGATCGATACTGGAGCTAAAATTAGATTTATTACTAATAATAATGTTGTTATAGAAAGAACAATGATTGATAAAATTGATATAGCTAATGATATCACATTAGGTATTTTAGATAGCGACGTTCCAGGCACCATATCTTTTGCAAAAATTTTACCGAGCAATTGGTCAAACTATTTGCCAAACTTATGGGGAAATAGTGCTCATCCGACCAATAACAGCACATTATGCAAAGTGCCTATACTTTGTCTTGATCAAGAAGAGAAAGCATTAGTACATGATATGAATATTGGAGGAGGAAATTGCGGATGGAGAGCTCCGATTGCAGGTGATAGATTGTCTTTTTATGAGCCTATAGTTCTTTATGATAGTGGGAATCCATGTTTTCTAATTGTGAACAATTCATTAGTTTTAATGTCAACATATTCATATTCAGTTAGTGGTCCGTTTTATCCTGCATATATAACCTCGATCAACACTGGTATGAATACGCTTTGGACAAGAAATGGAAAATCAGGAAGCTCTTATTCTATCACAACAGTAGATTTAACTGGATTCACATCATTTTAATACAAATAGCACTATGGTGTATATTTAATATAACATGGAGAAATTATAATGATTAAACCTGGTTATAGAACAAGCGAATTTTGGTTTACGTTAGTAAGTTTCATTTTTAGTGGAGCGTATTTATTTGGAGTATTAGATGATTTTAATCATAAAGAAGATCTAATACAAGAAACAAGCAAAGGAGTAGAAGCTGTAATACTAATTATTGGTCAATTAACATTATTATTTAGATATGTAAAAGGAAGAACAGATCTTAAAAAGACTTGGTGGGATACAGCAACACCAGAAGAGAGAAAAACAGCCGTTAGAAGCAAATCTACTAAATCCAAAGCCAAAAAGAAAATTAAAAAGCCAATTCAGCCCAAAGTAGAGTAGACAGGGTTTCTGGGTGTATTATAATATATAGGGCGTTTTCAAAAAGGACATTTTTTATGGTAGAAGCAGCTTCAATAGACTCGATAAAAATTAAAATGGATGAATTCATGACACAGGTTAAAATCTCTTTAGGAGAGGTTAAATCTGTAGCCATATCTCAAGCATGGAAAATTCTACAACTTGCTGTTGCTCAAACGGTACAGGTATTAGAGCAGAACGCTAATAATTTGGCTGGTCCAGATAAAAAAGCTATGGCTATGGACTATCTATCAAAATTTTATGATAGTGTTTTTACCGTTGTTGACGTTCCTATGATCCCAAACTTCATTCAACCAATTATTCGTCAATACGTAAAAGTATTTCTGATGGCACTAGTCAGTTCTAGTATTGATGCTATGGTCACCACATTCAGACAAGTTGGAGTCTTTAAAACACAGCCGTTAGTTTCACAATCTATCAAGTCTAACCCCAAAGTTAAAAGAGTGAGGAAAAAGAAATGAATTACACAGAAAGTTTTGAGCAATTTGCTAGCAGAGTCACGCCAACCGATTTAGCCCTATATGCTGGGGCTGGAATTATTCTATGGATTCTATTCAAGGATAAACTAAGTCCAGTACAAAAATTCTTAGGAGACTTGGTTGGTGGTCTAAAGTCAAAACTAAATAATGGAGCATCAGTTGTTCCAGTTGTTGTTCCAGATGTTTCTCCTGTTGAAGTATCTAAAGAGACCAAAGAAGATAATTTTTTCAAGTTAGTTGTTTCTTGGAAACAAACCAGAGATTTAGCAGTTAAAAGCGGATGCGAAGAAGCCGTTAAGGTTGCTGATCAAATGTTTCCATTCTTAAGCCCCACCGTTTGCTCAAAGGAAAAAAGTGTATGAATCCCAAACTTAAAACAGGTCTTTTAATACTTGCTCTTGCATTATTAGGAATTGGCATACTAAAACCAGATCTTGGCTTTAATAATCCAGTATCTCCATCTGCTGTTGTTGAGTTGGACGTTAAGGAACCAGAATCAGTAGAACTTAAAGAAAAAGCAGACGCTGTTATAAAAGCATTATCTGTTGATTCTGATCGTAAAACTGATGGTTTGAGATTAGCTTATTTATATAATGATATGGCAACATTAGTTGGTCTTGATGGAGATAGTGAGGTGATTAAGAATACTGAAGAAATTAGACAAGCTAACAGACTAGCTGGTTTAATGTTAAGACTAGATATTAAGGGCAAATATGAAGACCTACCAGAAGCTGCTCAAGCATTAGTATTAACAGCAATTGGTGATGACAATGTTTTATTAAATAAAGACCTTAGAGCTAAAGCTGTTGATGGTTTGAAAGCTTTATCCTGGGCCTGTTTACAAGGAAGCAAATAATGCCAAGACTTTCACCACAAGAATTATATGATAATTATCGCAAGGGCTTTAGTGGATGCTTGTGGGAGCAGCACATATTTGATGAATTGATGCAAAATAGCAAATATCCATTATTTGGTAGTGCTAGTAAAAAAATTAAGAGTAGTGGTAAGGGCAAATTATCAACTCCATATAAGAGTGTGTTAAAGTTTGACAAAAACCCTTATAATGAAAGACAAACTACTGGAGATTGTGTGAGTCATGGAACACGAAATGCTTGTGATGTTAGTAGAGCTGTCGAAATAGATGTTCATGGAGAAAAAGAAGCTTGGATAGCAAGAGGAGCAACAGAAGCTATTTATGGTGCTCGTGGTCATGGTGGAGAAGGAATGAGTTGCTCTAGGGCTGCTGAATTTGTTAGTAAGAATGGTGGCATACTACTAAGACAAAATTATAAGGGGGTAGCCGACTTTACTAAATATAATGGTAATCTAGGAGCCGGTTGGGGAGGACGAGGATTACCAGATAAGGTTATTGATGCAGCTAATGATCATCAAATTAAAACAACCAGTTTAATAAAAACAGTAGAAGAAGCACGAGATGCTTTAGCTAATGGTTATGGTTTAGCCGTATGCTCTAATTATGGATTTTCTAATAAGAGAGACAAGAAGGGCATTGCAAATACTAGCGGAAGCTGGGGCCATTGTATGGCTTGGATAGCATGTGACGATACCGGAAGCGAACCATTATTCTTAGTTCAAAATAGTTGGGGCAAATGGAATGACGGTGGTCATCCAGAATGGGGCCCCATACCAGACGGCAGTTTTTTAATACGAGCCGACGTAGCAGCAGGGATGCTTTCACAAAATGGAAGTTATGCGTTTAGTAATTTTGACGGATTCCCTGTTCAAAAGCTACCATCTTACGGTTTTGAAGACTATCTATAATATAGCGGTCTAAAAGCTAACCTTAAGTTTGGTGTATTATATTTATACCTTTAGGGTTATGTTATGAAACTATTAGATAGAATTGCTTTAAATAATCTATTACGAATAATAAGAGAACTTATTATACGAATGGTTGAATTTTTTGAAAAAGAAAATAAGCCAGTCAAACCAGTACCAAAACCAAGTCCAAATAGACCTCGCCCTTTGAAAAATATTATAGACTTGATACCTGTTCCATGGAGAACAAAAGATGAATAAAATATTATTACCAATTTTAGCAGTTGCTATGATATTTGGGTCATATGGATATCATGGGTCAACAACTTCCGCAGTAACTCTTGTGGGGGGAATTGTTAAGGCTCAACATACTGAAAGTGTGAAAAAATACAAAAGAAAAGACTGTCCAATATGCAAAGGCAAAGGATACTATATTAGTGGTGACGGTATTGAAAAAGTTAACTGCGGATATTGTATTCCTGATAAGAGTGACACTCCAAAAAACCAATTACCAAACACATATCCAAAAGTTATTACTCATCCTCCAGTAACTATTCAACAAAATTGCCCAAATGGCGTTTGTCCAATTCCTAAAAAATAAAGGTATAAAAAATGGACGATAATCTCAGAGAAAAATTAAAAGCTATCGCAGAAAAAGTGTTAAAACAAGCCAATGTGCCAAATGATGAAAAATTTGGTAGTGTTATTGCTATACTAATGATGATTAGTATAATACTTACAGTAATTAGAGTATTACAAGAATGCAATAAAAATAAAACACAAGGCATGACATCAGAAAACAAACAATCACTCTATGCTGAAAATATTAAATCTTATAGTAAAAAACGAGGTTGGTTTACTAGACTAAGAATAAAAAGAATTCTTAAAAGAGAACTGACCTCAGAAGAATATAATAAATACGGCATTAAATTAACAGAAGCATTGTTAGATATAGGAGAAACCCTCAAGGATGATGAAGTCGCAACTCTAATGGAGGCAGCAAATGTTTAGTATATTAATCTGGTGTGTATATGGTATTTTTGTTGGCGGTATAGCAAAAGCTATAGTTCCTGGAGAAGAAAATTTTGGTTTTGTTAAGACAGTAGCACTAGGAGTATGTGGCTCCTATATGGGTGGCGCACTATTATACTTACTGGGTAAGTATGAATCGGTGTCTCCTGCTGGATTGTTCATGGGAGTCGCCGGTGCTGTTTTAGCATTGGTGCTTTATAACAAACTACAATCATCATCAAAATAAACTAGCAATAGTTTTATATCTATATCATACAGATTTATGGCCAGAGTTTAAAGACTTATTAAGTCGTTTAGACCTGAATTATACTTTGTATTTGGGATTATGTAAAGACAATGATAATTCCGAAATCTTAAATGATCTTAACTCTTTAAAGTGCCAAACTAAAGTTAGTTATCATGAAAATTATGGAGCAGATATAGCTCCTTTTTTATCTCAGCTTCATGATATAAAAGAGTCTCTTTTTATTAAAATCCATGGTAAAAAAACCAATATAGGAACTCATAACCATGTGAATTGGAGATCTGTTTTATTAAACGATTTGATTGGTGGCCCAGATATAATAAATTCAAATGTCTTAGCGTTTGAAGATGAATCAGTCGGTATGATATCCCCAAGACCTTTCATATGGTCCAACTTAGAGGGATCGAACTCCTCCAAGATACAGAAACTATGTTTAGAACTGAATATAGATTATAACTTAGTTAAAGATGGAAATTTTGTTGCTGGATGTATGTTTATGTCCAGGACAAAAATTTTTAAAAGTATTTTTACTAAAAAGAAAATAATAAACATATTAAAACTACTTACTGAAGAAATCAACAAAGTAGAAGATATAGTTACTGGAACATATTCACATTCTCTTGAAAGAATTTTTGGTTATATTATTAAATTTAAAAACTTAACTATTAGTAATAATATTATAGATAATTATATCTTAATTAAGAACACAGACACACAAAAAATATTTCATGCAATAAAACTATATACTAACTTTATTTATCTGCTAGAAGATATGAATGTTTATGGAGAAATATTAAAAGAAACAAATAATACTAAACTAATTCGATGGTATCACTTGAATAGTCCAATAGATCAATCATATGATTTATCGGAAGATGGCTATTTTATTTCCAATGGGAACAATTCCAGTCTTTTAGATGATTCTAAAATTAATTTTAAGTTTAAAACTCCTAGTAGTATATCGGTATCTATACTTTTATTTTATCCAGAGGAGTTATCTTTAAAATCTATTAATAATATATGCTCTATGCTATTTAATAAATGTAATGAGCTAAATCTATTAAAGATAATACTAAATATTAGAAATAATTCATTAAATTATAATTCAGAAATTATTAAAAATAATATTTTAAATTTACAAAAATACTATAGTGATTTAAACGATTTAGATGTAGAAATTAATTATTTTGAAAATTTTAACTATGGCTATGGCCGTGGTCATAATGAAAACTTTAATATTAATTCCAACACAGAATATTTTTTAATCATGAATGACGATATATTATTTCCTAATCTAGATTGGATGAATAGATGTTTTAAAGAATTTGATGAACAAGAAAATTTAGCAATTATAGGATCAGAGCAGTCTCCTCAATTTTTAGATAATTTAGCCAACGGAATACTAAGACCTATAATCGAAACAAATAATCCAGACTATTCTGAGGGATCGATACTTCTGATAAAATCAGATATTTTTAAACAGATTAATGGATTTGATACTTCTTTAGAATATTGTTATTATGAAGACGTAGATTTATGTTTTAGAGTTAAGCAGCTTGAGTATAAGATTAAAAACATAACTATTAAACATCAGCATTTTAGATCAAGTAGTTCATCAAAACTTCCAATAATAGCAAGAGAATCCATAAGCGAATTAAATAGAGCAAAATTTTTATCTAAATGGGGTGGATTTATACAAGGAAAAAAAGAAAATTTATATAATAATATATTAATAAATATAGATTTTGATGGATTTGGTGATATTGTTGACTGTTACTATCCTATTAAACAGCTATTATTGAATAACTTAAACAATAATATATATTTATATATTTCATCTAATTTATTTCATTTATATTTGTCTTTAATCTTTTTTCATCCAAATATAACCTTCATAAAAAAAGAAGAAATCGATAATATAAATTATGATAGTATATACTCAACAAAAAATTTAAATCTATCTCCACCATATCATACTATGGATATTATTGCATCTAAATTTGGAGTGGTTGACTTTGATACTGATCCAACGGTCATATGCTCTTATTATAAAGATAAATTAAAACATTCAACAATACTAAAACCAGATAAAAAGTATATTGTTATTCATTTTGACTCTCAAAGAGCAGGTTTTGAGTCAAGGATGCCCAATCAAGAAATATTAATCCCTATAATTCAAAAATTTAGTAAAGACTATAAATTTATTATTTTAGGTAAACATCTAGACATATCAAATATTGAATTTGAAAACTTTATATCAATCTTAAAAGACAATAACATTCTTTACGATTATAGAGATTCAGGATCAATAGAGGATATGTTCATGCTAATTTCAGAATGTTTTATGTTTTTAGGCGTTGACTCAGGGCCAAGTCATATAGCTCAATTATTTAATATTCCCAGCTATATTATATATGGCCCAATAAATCCCGCAACTAAAATATATAGATATCACAATTCTGGTTGTTATTATAATTTAAATCATGAGTCTGGTTCTGGAACATATCATAGATCATTAAGGCCGTCATATCATTATGACATGAGGAGAGATGAAAATTGTATAAAAGAAATAAATAGTTCTTTTTTGATGGAAGATATTGAAAAATTTATATTAAATAATTTTATCTTTGATTGGATTCCTATCTTTGATTCTTTAAGGAGAAATCAGAGAGAGGCACTACTACTACAAATGCATAATCCTCTATATAAAAATAAAATTTTAATTAATTAATATGTCTACTAAAAAAAATAAAATAGAAATCGTTTTATTTATTAAAAACGAAGAAGAATTAATAGAGTCCTCTATTCTATATCACAAGCAGATTACTGATAAAATAACTATAATAGATAATGGATCTACAGATAAAACATTAACTATAATCAGTAAATATTTAAATGATAATATCTCTTTGATTATAGACAATAGTAGTTTTGACAACAAGGGTAAAATATGCACAAAACAAATTCAAGATTCCAGTGCAGATATTGTAGTTCCATTAGATGCTGATGAGTTTTTATTATATGATAATGGATTAATAATTAAGGACAGTCCAAAACTTATTAGAGAATATTTACAACAGCTACCAATCAATGGGCACATGTATAAAATTAATAAGGTTTATAACAAAATAGAAAATACTAATAATTATTGTATAGATAAAACTTATAATTCTAATAAAATTATTTTTCCAAAATTAGGATTCATTGAAACAGACTGTGGATTTCATTTTGGTAAAGTGTCATCAGATGATAGTGATAATAAAACATATAATATAGACATATCATATTTGCATTTTCACTATTTGTCAAAAGAGCGTTGGTTAAAAAGCTGCCACCAAAAGTTAAAAGCTAGACTACAAGATAAATTTAATAATTTAGAGAGTATCATAGATTTAGCTGGCACAACAAACAGGTCAAACCACATAGCGAAAGAAATGCTATATTACTTAGCTTCTAATAGATGGCATAGATTAAAACAAGATATTGTATTTGATACTTATAATATATGACTAAGATACTCTCAAAACTAGATTATAATAATATTTGGGAATATTATCTAAATCTATATAAAACATGCTCAAATAACAAAGAATTTATTTCTGCAGTAACCGAAGAAAATAAAATAGTTTTTTCTAATATGGTTAATAATAAAGATATATATATAAAACATAATATTGATTTAGTATCTAGCTTTAAAAATAATTCTTTAATTACTGTCCGTTTAGGTGGCGTAGAGAGCAGATTTTTGGTTAATAATTATTTTTTTAAAACTATTCCAATCAATTTTAAAGACAGTCATCATGCAACTGATGATTCACAAATGAAATCAAATGCTGGAATGTATTATATTAAAAATACAGATAAAACAATGGTAAATGATTGGTGGATTTTAAACACAATAAATTTATTAAAAAATAATAAAGTTACATATATGTCGTGTTTCTTGGTCCTTCATTACGATCTATATATTCTTGCCTTATTAGATATAAAAAATAAAGTAATTGACTCTTATACTAGACAAAGCGAGTTAATACAATATTTCTATGATAGAAAAATTCTTGTAATATCTAATGGAATAGAAGATATGCATAGATCATATAAATTAGGTTTACAAAGACTATACAATATAGATATACATGAAGAAAAATTAAATATATCATTCATAAAGTGTCCTCAAACTACAGTCGGCATGGAAACACCACATAGTAATATGATAGAAACAACACAATCTATAATAGATTTAATTGATAAACGATATAATGATTTTGATACAATATTATTTTGCTGTGGAGCATACTCTTCAGTATTAATTAATTTATTATCAAAAATATATATTAATAAAAACTTATTATATTTTGGATCAGAACTATATACTATGTTCGGTCTCTATTCTAACGGAATAGATAAGCCAACTACTAGATCCGAAATGTTTGTTATAAATAATTTTTTGCCAATAGAACAGCCATGTCCAAAAAACTGTAAAAATATCGATGACGGTAAGTATTGGAAAAAATGACATTGGTTGGGTCTTGACTTTTTTCGTCTCTTGTTTACAATACCTTCATGAGACCATCATGGACTGATTACTTTTTAGGATTGGCAAAAGTTGTTTCTCAACGCAGCCATGACACCCAAACTCAGCACGGTTGTGTAATTACAGATAATCATAATAGAATATTGGGTGTTGGTTATAATGGCTTTGCTCGCGGTCTTGATGATACTAAATTACCAAATATTAGGCCAGAAAAATATCCATGGATGATTCATGCAGAAAGAAATGCTTTGTCTAATTGTATTGTTAGGCCAGATAATGGAGTAGCATATGTTACCGGCCAATGCTGTAATGATTGTATCATGGCATTATGGCAGGAAGGTGTGACAAAAGTATTTATGGCCGATGACCACGGAACAAAATTGTTTGACAGTGAAGCGAAAAATAGATTTGATACATTTGTAGATATGAGTGGTATAGAAATTTTTTATATTAAGCCAGATCTATCTTGGCTCAAAGGGTTGTGTGGTGTATTATGAATGCATTAGTATATTATATATCATGTGGAATATATTTCTACAACAGGTGGTTTAATGGTAGCTCAGAAACTACAAATCTTTCTTTTCAAGCCACTGTCTTAATAGGCATAATTGTAATTTTAAATAGGAGATAATATGTCGGCACTTCAAGAACTTCAGAATTATACATTTGTTAGTAAGTATGCTCGTTGGATAGAAGATAAGAATCGCAGAGAAACTTGGAAGGAAGCTGTTGATCGCGTCAAGAACATGATGCATACCCAATATCCAGGCGTTAAAGAAGATATCGATTGGGCATACGATATGATGTATAAGAAGAAGGTTCTAGGTAGCCAGAGAGCGCTCCAATTTGGTGGCGAACCAATCCTAAAAAGACACGCCAAAATATATAACTGCACAAGCTCTTATTGTGACCGACTTCGCTTTTTCCAAGAGTGTTTCTGGCTACTCTTATGCGGTAGTGGAACAGGATTTAGTGTTCAAAAGCACCACGTTTCTAAACTACCAACATTAGAACATGAGATTCCTGACAATAACGAAGGAATCAAATATGTAATCGAAGACAGTATTGAAGGTTGGGCAGACGCTCTAGGTGTTCTTCTTAGCTCGTACTTTAGTAAGCCAATTGAAGAATTCAAAATGTACAAAAATACCTATGTTGTTTTTGATTATTCAAATATTCGACCAAAAGGATCATCATTAGCTAGTGGAGTAGGAAAGGCTCCTGGATTCGAGCCACTACAAAATGGACTAGAGAAAATCAGAACTCTGCTAGATCGTTGTATTGCTAATGGTCAAAAGAAACTACGACCAGTTGATGCGTATGATATTGTTATGCATAGTAGTGATGCCGTTTTGAGCGGTGGAGTTAGACGCTCTGCTAGTCTTGCTTTGTTTAGTCCTGACGATGAAGAAATGGCAAAAGCAAAAACTGGTAATTGGTATATAGACAACCCACAAAGAGCACGAAGTAATAATTCGGCACTTCTACTTAAAAACGAAACAACACTGGAAGAGTTTCAAGAATTAATGGAGAGCGTTAAAGAATTCGGAGAACCCGGATTTATTTGGAGCGACTCAACAGAAATGACATTTAATCCTTGCGTAGAAGTTGGAATGTGGCCAGTTGATGAAGAGACTGGAAAGAGCGGATGGCAGGGATGTAATCTGTCTACTATCAACTGCTCATCTATTGAAGATGAAGATGATTTTTATGAAAGATGCAAAGCCGCTGCTATTATAGGAACTCTACAAGCTGGATTCACTAAGTTAGATTATCTTGGAGAGATTACTTGCAGAATCTTTGAAAGAGAAGCTCTACTCGGAGTTTCATTAACTGGAACAATGGAAAAGCATGATCTTATTCTTTCAGAAAAGGTTCTTCGTGCTGGAGCTAAGATTGCAGTTGAAACAAATAAAGATCTTTCCAAAAAGATCAAAATTAATCAAGCAGCAAGAGTAACTTGCTTAAAGCCAGAAGGAACAAGTTCTAGTATGCTTGGAACAAGCTCCGGTATCCACCCACATCATGCTAAACGATATATAAGACACGTACAGGCCAATGTTTTAGAAGCGCCTTACCAACACTTCAAAAAACTAAATCCGCAAGCCTGTGAAAAATCTAGTTGGTCAGCAAACAACACAGACGAGGTAATTAAGTTCCCAATAGAAGTACCAGACGGTGCTAAATTAAAGAATCAACTACCGGCCGTTGAAATGTTGTCTATTGTCAAAGACACTCAAAAGAACTGGGTTCAAAGCGGCAAGAATAGATCGTTATGTACACAAGAATATTTGAGTCATAATGTTAGCAATACTGTAACTGTTAAGCCAGATGAATGGGACGATGTTACAAAATATATTTATGATAATCGTAAGTATTTTGCTGGTATCAGTTTAATTCCACAAAGTGGAGACAAAGACTATACTCAGGCTCCATTCACAACAGTTTATACTAGTCGTGAAATAGTTAAAGAATATGGTGACGCTGCACTATGGTGCTCTGGATTAATTGAGTTAGGATTGAATGCTTTCAATAATAATCTATGGGCAGCCTGTGACTATGTTAGTATGAATCAAGCAAAAGATAATGATAGTCAAGATAAACTTTTATTTATAAATAAAATGAAAACCTTTGCTGGAAAATATTTTGATGGAGATACTAAGCGTCTAACATATTGCATGAAAGACGTTTACAATTGGAAAGTATACTGTGATCTTTATAATGGATTTAAGAAAGTAGACTATACACAACTATTAGAAGATGAAGACAATACTATCGGCATAGAAGAAATTAGTTGTGCTGGTGGTGCGTGTTTACTATAAGAACAATTTTACAACTTATACTTATAAAGGTGTATTATTATACAGTATTTTAATACTCCTTATATAAGAAAAAGGGCACACATTGAGAAAAACCAATAAAAACTCAAAGAAAAAAACTAAGGTTATTGATGCGACAAATAGTTTGGAACCCAAAGGAGCAGCTTATAGAAATCGATTAAAACCAAGAACAGAAAACCAAAAAGAATACATAAGGACTGTTGCAGAAAATACTATTACGTTTTGTCAGGGCTTAGCTGGTAGTGGTAAAACACACATTGCTATCGGAATGGCTCTTGAATATCTTTTAGACGAAAAAGTAAAAAAGATTATTATCACAAGACCAATATTAGAAGCCGGAGAAAAAATGGGATATCTCCCAGGATCAGCAGAAGAAAAATTACATCCTTATCTATTACCAATACTAGATGAAATTGGACACTTCATAAGTTCAGCACATTATGCTTCACTAAGATTGAATAATAAAGTTGAAGTAGTGCCACTTGGACTCATGAGAGGTCGTAATTTTCATAATGCTTTTATTGTTGCCGACGAGTGCCAGAACGCATCATATGAACAATTAAAAATGTTAATAACAAGAACAGGACAATCTAGTAAAATGGTTTTAACTGGTGACGTTGCTCAGTCTGACCTAAGCAGACATCTGCAAGGTGGTTTTAGCGATATGATATCGGCCCTTAATGGAGTTGAAGGTATAGGCTATTCTAAATTAGAAGCCTCAGATATTGTAAGAAATCCAATTATCTCTAAAATCTTATATAGACTTGATGACTATGAGCAGCAAAGCCGAAAATAGTAAATGCTTATTATTAAACGCAGACTATGCCCCTCTGAGAATAATATCTTGGCAGAGGGCTATAGTTTGGTCTATTAGATATGAAGATAATAAAAATTACGGTATTGAAATATTATCCTATTATGAAGACAAGCATATTCAAGGATCTGCCGGAAAACAATATCCAGTTCCAGCAGTAGCTAAAACTATTAGGTTCTTTAATATGTATAATAGAAAGATTAGTTTTTCGAGACATAATTTATTTATCAGAGATAATCATACATGTCAATATTGTGGAATTCAATTATGCTCCTCACAATTAACATATGATCATATAATTCCTAAATGTAGATTTAATGAGAATAAAAAATTATCAACAAATTGGAACAACATAGTGACTGCCTGTAGACCTTGTAATCATAAAAAGGGTAATAGGACTCCAAAAGAAGCAGGAATGAGACTAATAAATTCACCAATAGAGCCAAATTACTCATTAGAGTACTTGCCTTGGTTTCAGGAAGTCTCTACTATAAGGGGTGGACCTTCGTATGAATTGTGGAAACCTTTTATAAATATACAATATGCATGATTTTATTTTTAATTCCAAACCATCAGACATATCAGAGATGTTTTATTGTTTGAAGGGCAAAGAAGACTTTATTGATATCGATGGAAATCCCAGAGTATCAGATAAAGACTCTGACATCATAGCTGCTAAATGTATACAAAACAAAAAATCAAAAAGTTTTCAAGCAGCATCAAATAATTATAGTTACTATATCAGAACAACCCCAAATGCCGCATTGTTTAATCCAATAGAAAAACTATCTCCAATTAAAGATAAACGACAATTTGATTTTATAGATTCTACCTGTAAGGATAAGTGGATGTTTGTTGAGGTTGGGAAAACAACATTTGATAAGTATATAAAATTTCTAGTCACAAAAAACATTTCTTGGCTAAAGGAAGCCAATAGAGACTTGAAGTAATTATGCCGACTTATTCATATGGTTGCGAAAAATGTAGTGCTGAATTTGAGCTATTCTTTTATATTAAAGACTATCAAAGCAGCCCCAAATGTTCTGGTTGTGGATCCAAACAGACATACAGATGTTATGTTAAGGATGTAGCAACACAGAATACGTCTGTTAAAAAGTCAGATACAGAATTAAAAACTATTGGAGATTTAGCCAATAGGAATAGAGACAAAATGAGTGAAGACGAAAAGATCGCCTTGCATAATAAACATAATTCCTATAAAGAAGAACAGTCAGTTAACGAACTGCCAAAAGGAATGAAAAGACTAAAGAAACAACCAAAGATTAAGTGGACATGATATGAAAGAAATAACACCAGAAGAAAAAGATAGTATTATTAATGCTCTTGACAGCATTAGAAAGCAGATGAGTGGTCAAGATTTATCAGACTATATTTCTAAAGATAATACTAAGCTCATAGAGTGTAAGCATGAGATAGTGATTAGTGTTGTTGCTAGTATTTTTGAAGAAGACGATACTGGTAATCTCATTGGAGCTAAAGAAATATCTAAAAAGAACTATCATATTCCAGTTCCGTCAAATAAAAGATATGAAGACTATCTACATGGATTTTTTAACTTTTTAGAAAATTGTATGTCATCATCATTAGAAAAAGCAGAAGAACAAGAGGAAACAAAAAATGGATGATTTTATTTTTAGTCCAAAACAAAAAACAGATTCGACAGATACCAACTATTATTGTATGGCTGGATCAGAAAACTATACTGATGGAGATGGATTTCCAAGATCAGAAAAAGATGGAAAGAATGTTCTTGCTAAAAGAATATTCAAAACAAATTCTCAACCGCAATATTTTATTAAGATATCCAATAGCAATAAATTATTTAATCCTCTTGGAAGTGGACTAGACGAAAAGTCATATAGTATTGTTGATAATGTCTGTAGACCATCAGACAAGTTCAGATCTGTTAATGAAAAAGTCTTTAATTTATATCTGAATTTTTTATCCACAAAGAACATATCATGGTTAACTAGAGCAGAAAGAGAGATTATATAATGCCCAAGCTAAATAAAACACAAAAATATGCAATACAATGGCTACACTCAACAGGATTAAGTTCCGACGCTATAGCAAAAGAACTAAACGTAACCACAGAACAGGTTGTTTCATTAATACCAAAAGTAGAAATAGCAGCAAGTCCAACAACAGCGACTATTCCTTCGGCAAAAGACTTGATGATAACACATACATCTGGCAAGAAGATTAATTCTATTGCCATAATGACAAAAGAAGCATCACAGATTGGAGACGAATCTAAAAAGGCTGCTCCACAGATTAATGAAGATAAAAAAGGAATCTTTAGACCAAAGAAATAATATGTATCCATCAAGATACTCAAATGGTAAAACCGTCTCTGCTGCTCAATACATAACAGAGTTGATATGTGAGCATAAGGCGACAATGGAAAAATTAGATCTTCATTATAGATTTTGGACTAATAAAGAATGGTCAAAGTACTATAGAGATCAGATAGCAACAGCAAATAAACTATTAAAAAAATATAGTGCCAAAGCTATTATCAGAGCATTAAATGATAAAAAGGCAGAAAGAATCTATTCTTTGCGAGCACCTCATCTATTGGCTATAATAGACCATCATGAAACTCTGCTAGGATCAGAAAATACGGAGCTAAAAGAGAATATAGATAGATCAGAGAAAAAAACTTTTAGACATAAAACAAATACAAAACAAGGCATACTTTCTAAGTTAAAGGAATTAGATGATGGTAACAACTCTTAAAGAAGATGTAATTAAAAACTTTGGTGATGAAATTATACTATCTGGTAATGCCATGGTAGACAAGAAAGTATTAACCATTCCTGTTAGTCCATCATTAGACATTGCTTTAAATGGTGGCATACCAGAAGGTAGCTTTGTTGTATTAACAGGACAGCCAAAATGTGGCAAAACAACAACATCATTAGCATTTTCAGCAACGGCACAAAAAAAAGAATATGCTCATGGCTCATTTAAAGATGGTCGCCAAGTGTACTACCTTAACATTGAGGGTAGATTGAAGAAAAGGGATTTAGAAGGAATACCAGGATTAGACCTGAGCAGATTCCATATTATAGGAAGTCAACAAGGCAAGATTTTACACGGTGAAGAATATTTGCAAATTGGTGAAAGAATTATTAATGAAATACCCGGATGTGTTCTTATTATAGATTCATACTCTGCTCTGTGTACCGAAGCAGAAATCACCAGCGATATGGATAAAATGCAAAGAGCAGACGGCGCTAAGCTATTAGCAAAATTTTGTCGCAAAGTGGCTAATGTTATTCCTGTTAATCGTAATATTGTTATAGGCATCACTCACTTAATGGGTAATCCGACAGGTTATGGAGCAGAGTTTAAGGAAAAAAGTGGTCAAGCTATTGCTTATCAGACTGATATTAAGCTCAGAGCCAAGACATTTAAACCGTGGATCGTTGGAACAGACAATACTCAAATAGGGCAGGAGATCGAATGGCAGGTGGTCTGTTCGGCACTTGGGCCTCCTGGCGCTGTGACAACTAGCTTTGTTAGATATGGTCAAGGAATTGATAAGTATACAGAATTGATCAATTTAGCATCTGATGTTGGTATTATCAATAAGGGTGGTGCTTGGTATACAATAACCGTGCTTGACGATAAGCCAAAATTTCAAGGCACAGAAAAAGTTAGAAATTTTCTATTAGAAAATAAAGAAGCATATGATCTGGTTGAAAAGTCTGTTAAAGAGGTTTTAGGTATTAAATAAATGATAGTTAAAGATCTGAATGGAAATGCGGCAAACTGGAACTTAACCGGACACATAGCGAAAGGTAGGGTTAAAGAAAAATCCTCCTTTCATTTGGCTGCTAGGAAGATATTAACAGAGATATTTCCAACACTCCAAATCCTAGAAGAAGTTCCTATACCTTTAAGGAAATCAGAAACTCTATATTTAGACTTTTACCTTCCACTAATAAAAAGAGCAGTAGAAGTTCATGGTGAACAGCATTATAAGTTTATTCCATTCTATCATAGTTCTAAAATGAATTTCTTAAAAGCGCAAAAGAGAGACAATGAAAAAAGAGAATGGTGTGAAATAAATGGCATAAGTCACATTGTATTACCTCATTTTGAAAACGCAAATAAATGGAGAACATTAATAATATATGACAACCAGAACAGCTAAAGAAGATTTACAGCATTGGGATAATATTCTAGATGAATACGAGTCATCAATAGCTCTACCCAAGTATTCTGCTCAATACGGAGTATCAGAGAGTGAGATTAACCAGTATTTAACAATGACACGAGACGAGCTTGAAAAGATCTCGCCAGAAGATTGTGCTCAAATATCTTATAGATTAGCCCAATTCTCATTTCATGTTCAAAGAACAATAAATAGAGAAATTGCTAGATGCAATTGGTCAGAAGAATCTATAAAAGAAACAATAGCTGATGAGATCAATAATTATAAAGGATATGGTTTTATAGAAAAATCTCTACAAGCAATCAAACATAATGACAAAGCATCAGCATTAAATAGTATAAAGAAGTATGCTAAGCAAAGAATTGACAGATTATCATATATTGCCAATAGTATAAAAAATCTATCTGATATTATGATGGCTATACAAAGAACAAAGGTGCAACATGGACCCAAGTGAGATTTTAAAAAACCCAGAACAAATCAAGGCACTAATCTCTCTTTTACAGGGGTTGGTTGACCAAGCAACTCCAGAACAAGAGCCAGAAGAAGAGACCAAAAATAAAAGAGTGGCACCATCCAAATCAGGGTCTACTATAAAAACGAAAGGTGGTCAAAAAGTAGGAAACAACAAATCGATCAAATCCAAAAAAACACAGCCAACAAATATTAATGCATTTGAAAAAATGGCTGAGTTTAGAATGCACAAGGATGATTGTGCCATAGATAAAAAACTATGCTCAAATCAGCCTGTAGCAAGGATGAGGGAATTTGAATTCGTTGATGTTGTTTGTCGTGTTTGTGGCAAAAAGGAAACTATTGCCCCATCCCTACTATTCGATGCTCCTTCTCGATATAAATGTAATAATTGTTCAACCCAATCTGGCTAAAATATGATTTTGTGTGATCCGTCGGCAGAAAGAGCCATTCTTAGTGGTATCTTAAAGTATGGTGAGGATGCCTATTTGGATATCGCTGATATCTTGCAGGAATCTTCATTCACCATAGATAGTAATCAAATAATATTCAAATGTCTGAAAAATATTTGTGAAAACGAACCAAAGACAAAAATTGATTTAGCATCGGTATATTCATCAGCACAAGAACTAGGTTTGTCTGAAGTTCTATCAAAAAAGGATGAGGCCCAGCATTTAAAGGCTATATTCGATTTTCCAGTTAATTTGGAAAATATTAGAAAATTCGCCTCCAAAATTAAGAAATTAGAAATAGCAAGACTTCTTCATAAGGAGATGGATCAGGTACAAGAAAGACTTCTTGATGTAACAGGAAGCGAATCTATATCTAATATTATAGGAATAGCAGAAGAATCCATATTTAGCTTTTCCTCTTCACTATCTAACGAGAGTGATGCTGCCCCAGCATTTATTGCTGGAGATATTGATAACTATATAGAATTTCTACAAACAAACAAGGTAGATCAAATTGGAATATCCACTGGATTTCCTGTTTATGATCAGGCTATTGGCGGAGGATTAAGAAAAGGCACAGTTAATGTTATTGCTGCCAGACCAAAGGTTGGTAAAACATTACTCTCTGATAATATTGGGTACTATATAGCAAGCAAATTAAAAATTCCAGTTTTGAATATGGATACTGAAATGACAAGAGAAGACCATATTCATAGAATTCTTGCTATGTCATCTGAAATTGAGATTAATAAGATTGAGACCGGTAAATTCTCTGATACTCCAAGCACTTTCTCCAAGATACAAGAGGCTATCAAAGAGTTAAAAGAAAGTCGCTTATATCATAAGAGTATTGCTGGTAAGCCGTTTGAAGAACAACTATCTATAATGCGAAGATGGTTGGTCAAAGAAGTTGGACTTAATGACGATGGGACAGCAAAGGATTGCGTTATAATATATGACTATCTAAAGCTGATGGATAGTGCGGGAATAAACCAAGACATGAAAGAGTATCAGGTTCTTGGTTTCATGATGACTGCGCTTCATAACTTTGCTATACAGTATAAGGTTCCAATCTTATCATTCATCCAGTTAAATAGAGACGGAATCACAAAAGAAAGTACCGACACGGCCAGCGGATCTGACCGTATTATATGGTTGTGTAGCAACTTTACTATTTTCAAAAGAAAGAGCGATGAAGAAATCGCTGAAGATGGACAAGACGCTGGTAATAGAAAATTAGTACCCTTAATTAGCAGACACGGAGGAGGACTAGATGACAATGATTATATTAATTGTCACATGAAAGGGTGGTGTGCTAAGATAACAGAGGGTAAAACTAGACTAGAATTAATGAGTGGATCGAATAAACAAAAGGACGGTTTCATAGTCGATGAAAACAATAATGAAGAAGAAAACGAAATACCATTCGTATGATCAATATCAGCTAAAGCATTTATCTGATAAAGTATGCGACGATATTGAAAATCTACTATTATCTTTAGGAATAGATTCCTATAAGATGCTAGATAAAATGGTTACGATGAGTTGTCCCATTCACGGAGGAGACAATGATTCAGCATTTAATCTGTATCATCAAGGAGATACATATCGAGGAAACTGGAAATGTCGAACACATCAGTGCGAAAATGTTTTTAAGTCATCAATAATAGGATTTATTAGAGGATGCTTATCTCATCAAGAAGGATGGTCTAAGTCTGGTGATGATATGGTCTCTTTTAATGATGCCTTACAGTTTGCTATAAGCTTTAGTAAGCATGATCCGTCTGACCATAAACAAACAAGAAAAGCTAAAGAAAAAAATAACTTTATTAATGCAGTTAAGAATATAACCCCAGACAATCAGAATAAGGCTCAACTGGTTCCTAGGTCTTTAGTCACAAAAGCTCTAAATATACCATCCAAGTATTTTATAGACAGGGGTTTTTCTGAGAATATTCTTATAAAATATGATGTTGGCGACTGTATAGGACAAGGAAAGGAAATGAGCAGCAGGGCTGTGGTTCCTGTTTATGATAACGATATGATAGGAATGGCAGGATGTACTGGGCGAAGTATATTTGATAAGTGCAATGAGTGCTCCTGCTTCCATGATCCTGAACAAACATGCCCAAAAGACAAAGAACAATGGCTAAGTTCTAAATGGAAACATAATAAAAACTTTAAGACACAGGAATACCTGTATAATTATTGGTTTGCTAAAGATATTATTTTGAAGACCAAAACTGTTATTATTGTTGAAAGTCCTGGGAATGTTTGGAGATTAGAGGAATCTGGTATACATAATTCTGTAGCTATTTTCGGATCTTCTCTGAGTCATAAACAAAAAATGCTTTTAGACATATCCGGAGCAATGAATATAGTTACCATAATGGATAATGATGCTGCTGGCCAAGAGGCTTCCAAACAGATAGAATCAAAGTGTGGTAGAACATATAATATCAAACATATAAAATTATCATCTAATGATGTTGCAGAGATGTCTCCTGACCAAATTAAACAAGAAATTTTACCACAAATACAGGATTATCAATTATGCTAATATTAGGAATTTCTGGAAGGAAGCAGTCCGGAAAAAGCACAATAGGCAATTTTATACTATCTCTATATCTTGCTAAGCTAGGATATTGTGAAAAAATTTATATGGATGAAGATGGTCAGTTATTGATTTCTGATATTCTTGGAGACACTAGATACGAAGGTGTTTTTGATATTAGAAAATTAGTAGACACATATAATGATCCAAGATTTATACAAGCTATTCATAAGCTTAATTCAAAAGTAAAAATATACAATTTTGCCGACATTTTAAAAACAGACATCTGTATCAATATGCTAGGATTAACATACGATCAGTGCTACGGAACAGATGATAATAAGAATGAAATGACGAACATAGTATGGAACGATAAGAAGCTATCTGCTAGAGACGTTATGCAGGTAGTGGGTACTGATATTTTTAGAAAATTAGACACTAATGTTTGGGTTAGGTCCACTATTAATAAGATCATCAGAGACAAGCCAGACCTTGCTGTTATTACGGATTGTCGATTCCCTAACGAAGTAGATTCTATTAAGCAGAGTGGTGGAAAAGTTATAAGATTAACTAGAAACCCATTTGAGTCAGATCATCTAAGTGAAACAGTCTTAGATAAAGATAGCTATGATTGGTCTAATTTTGATTATGTAGTAGATAATTCAGACGTTACGCTTCTTGATCAATTTACTCAGATTAAAAAACTATTAGAGGAGATATTACCATTATAATAACATACTTTAGGAGTAGCTCCTATAATACTCATAGCATGTGCGAACAACAGTACTTTGGTGAGTACGTACTGGGCTGGAGAGGATTGTCTGGCCAAAAAGCAGATAAAGGAACTATTACTCATAAAGTTCTTGAAATTTTAGCGGTTATGAAAAAAGCCGAGCAAGATGGACAAACTACTATTGATGACGATCTTATCGGATTAGTTGATATTAATAATTATGATTTAAATAATTTAATAGAGAAAGTATATACCTATTATACTAATAATGCTCAACACCATAAATGGTCGGCCAAAGATCATAGAGACTGTAAAGACTGGGTTTATAAGGCTATAGAATTTAATGGCGGGATGTTTGATCCAAGGAAAAGAAATATTCTTTGTCCAGAACAACACTTTGATTTTGAAATTAAAAAACCCTGGGCTAAATACTCTTATGATATTGGCGGCGAAAAACTTGAGGGTAATCTAGCACTAAAGGGTACTATTGACTTAATAACACTGGTTAATGATTCTACAATAGAAGTAATAGACTGGAAAACTGGAAAAAGATTAGATTGGGCTACTGGAGAAGAAAAAACCCAAGAAAAACTAGAAAAAGATCCACAGTTAAAGATTTATCACTATGCAATAAAACATCTTTATCCTCATATTAAGAATATAATATTTTCAATATATTTTATTAATGATGGTGGACCATTCTCCATTTGTTTTCATGATTCTGATCTAGCATCAACAGAAGATATGTTAAGACAAAAATTTGAAGCAATTAAAAGCACTAAAAAGCCAAGGTTGCATAAAAGCTGGATGTGCAGTAAGTTGTGTCATTTTGGCAAAACAACATTTGATGGAACTCATATTCAGCCAATAGAGGAATATAGAGATGGACAAGTATGCAAATCTGGTCAAACCATGACAAAGTGCGAACAGATAAAACATGACCTTGATCTTTATGGAATTGACACTACAATTGGGTTGTACAAGAACAAAAATCACTCGTTTGGAAGTTACAAAGCCCCCGGATCAATATGACAAAAACATATTCAGTTCTTCATGCTCATTCTCACTATAGTCTTTTAGATGGAATTAGTAAGCCTAGTCAAATAGCAGAGAGATGTGTTAATGCCGGAATTAAAACCTGTGCAATAACTGATCATGGAACTATTTCCGGATGTGTTCAGTTCTATCAGGCTATGAAAGCCAAAAAAATTAAGCCAATATTAGGTTGCGAACTTTACATACCTAAAAATGATTCATTCGTTAAAGAGAAAGAGAATAATAATCTGAGTCACTTCTTAGTTCTTGCTAAAAATTTAGCCGGATGGAGGACTCTTGTAAAAATCATATCTGAAACTAATAGAATAGACAACTTCTATCATAAGCCTAGAATTAGTTTTGATAGATTGGCACCTATGCTGGACGGAAATATAATAGGATTTTGCGGACATTTAGGATCTAGCATATCCGATTTGGTTGAAGAAAATCCTGATAACTATACTGATAAGACAATATCCTTTATAGACTATATGAAAGAAATATTTGGCAAAGATAATTTCTTTCTAGAAGCTCAACTTATGGATCAGGAACTGAATCCTAAACAAAAAGAAATGACAGATATAATGAGACAATTATCTGTTAAGACTAAAACTAAAATAATAGCCACTCCAGATGCTCACTATTGTGAAAGAAAAGATGCTATTGATCAAAGGATTTTATTATGTAATAATCTTAAGACAACTTTGATAGACATAAATAAGAAACTCTTGGCTAATGAGGACGTTCCAATGAGTTGTTTCTTCAAATCAGATAATTATCATATTCCAGATCCAGAAGAAATGATAGAATGGCATACCAAAGAAGAAATTGAAAATACTTTATATGTTGATTCAATGTGTGAGGAATATTCTATTCTTAGTAAACCACTACTTCCTGCTTTTGAATGTCCAAATAATTCCAATCCAGAAGAATATCTGAGACAATTATGTAGAGATGGTTGGAGAGAAAAGATAATGAATGATATTCCAGAATCTGAGCATACCAAATATGCAGACAGAGTAAAATTAGAATTAGATATTTTACAAAAAGCTGGACTATCTAGTTACTTTCTTATAGTACAAGATATTGTAAACTATGTTAAAAAGAGCGGGTGGCTTCCAGGCCCAGGAAGAGGATGTTTTGTGCCTGATACGAACGTTAAAATGCACGACGGCACAACAAAAAAGATCTATCAAATCAATATAGGAGACATTATAATAGATGCCTATGGAAATCCCCAGGAAGTTTATGATACTTTGCAGTATGATATTAATGAAGATATTATTGAATTAATATTTGAAAATGAAAAAACTATTAGATGCACTAAAGACCATAAATTTTTAACAAAAAATAGAGGGTGGGTAGAGGCCCAACATCTATCAAATATAGATGATATTGTAGAAGTTTAAAAAGAACCCCTTCCTAGACTTTTGGTGTATGTTTATATAGAGAAATATTATGAAAAATATAACATTCAAATTTCTAGAAAATAATAACTTTAAATTTAAGGGATTCAGTAATACCCCCATAAAGGATCAATGCATAACATGTCAAAAAATATTTGAATATAAAAAACTTAAAAAATTTCTAAGAAATAGACTATCCTTGCCCACTTCTCAGTGGTGTCAATGTCATAAATGTTTTTTAAAATTTAGAACTATTAATAATCCAGAATGGATGGAGAGTAATCGAAAAGCACAGCTTATAGCACAAAATAAACCAGAGCAAAAAAAGAAAAATGCTCTAGGAGTGTCAAGAAGCTGGGATAATAAGAGAAAAAAGAAAGCTTCAATCTATCTAAAAAATAGATGGAAAACAGATCAAAAATTTGCCCAAAAAGCCAGATCAAATTTAAAAATTAATGATACTCAACATATAAAAAATACATTTGGAATTGGTGGACTAAAAGGATTTTATAATGAAATATACTATGATAGCGCATTAGAGTTATCGTATTTATTATGGTGTGAACAACTTAGTATTCCAATTAAAAGATATGATCTAGATCCAATACAATACGAAATATCAAATAAACAAAAGTTATATTTTCCAGATTTCATTATCCATGAGGACATAGTGGTAGAGATAAAAGGTAAGGGCTTGTATTTTGCTAAAAATAAAGAACAAAATTTAGCGAAAACTGCAGAAGCCAAGAAAAAACTAAAAAATAAATTTATAATAATATTTGATCAAGACAAAGAAGTTAAAACCTACTATAAAAAAGCCAGAAAATTACATCATGAAATTAAAAAGCAAAAAGATAATTAAGAATCACACAGGAAAAGTCCACGATATCTCTGTTAAAAATTCTGCATCCTATAATGTAGAGGGGTTGGGAGTACATAATTCTGCTGCAGGATGTTTAGTATCATATCTTATTGGTATTACTCAAATTGATCCTATAAAATATGATTTACTGTTTGAAAGATTTTATAATGAGGGCCGTAATACTGCAGATCATATCTCCATGCCAGATATTGATGTTGACGTTCCAATTAATAAAAGAGAACAGATCATTGAATATATTAAAAATAAGTATGGTTCAGACAAGGTGTCTCAGATGATTACATTTAATACCATGAAAGGTAGAGGGGCCTTAAAGGAAGTATTAAGAGTATATGATAATATTTCTTTTGAAGAAATGAATAGAATAACAAAGTTCATTCCTGACGAAGCAAAAATTGCTGACGAATTACAGGAAATGAAAGAAGATACGGGAGAGGCATCAATTATCAGGTGGGCACTAGAAAACAATGTTGACAAACTGAAGGAGTGGTGCTATATTAGTGATGATGGTTCTCTTTCTGGGCCTTTGGCGAAAAGGTTTGAACAAGCCATACGACTTGAAGGAACAAAATCTAATCAGTCAAAACATGCTGCCGGTGTAGTTATTAGTAGTCAAAGTCTCAGTGCTGTTTGTCCTATGGTTTATGATTCAAAAAATAAACAAGCAATAGCAGGGATGGAGATGCAAGATTTGGAAAATCTAGGTTTGATTAAATTTGATATTCTAGGAATAGCTTATTTGGATAAAATGATGTGTGTTTCCGATTTACTAAAAAATGGTGTATAACATTATATCAATTTTTATAAAGGAAACTACTATATGAATAAAAAAGACTTAAAAAGAATGTTATATCAGGAAAATAAAACTCAAAGAGAAATTTCTAAAATTTATCTATGCTCTGAGTCTCTAATAAGCCAAAAAGTAAAGCACTATGGTTTACAAAAAGACATATCAGATGATTATATTGGAAAAAAGTTTCATTCTCTGCAACCTATTGAATACCTAGGTAAAGACAAAAATAGCCATGCTATATTTTTATGTGTTTGTGATTGCGGTCAAACAAAAACAGTATTAGGAAATTCTTTAAAGAATGGAAATAGCAAAAGCTGTGGATGCAAGTCTCGTAAAAGAGGAAAAGAACATAAACTATATTCTGGATATGAAGAAATAAGATCAGAATACTGGGGCAGGGTATTACGCGGGGCTAAAGATCGAGGAATTGATGTAAAAATTACTATTAAAGAAGCATGGGAAATTTTCTTACAACAAGACAGAAAATGTGCATTAAGTGGTGAAATATTATATTTTCCATATACAAGAAAAACTTCTAAATATAGCACAGCATCTTTGGACAGGATAGATTCAAATGGACACTACGAAAAAGATAATGTACAATGGATTCACAAAAAATTAAATACTATGAAGATGAATATGACAGAACATGAATTTTTAAATTGGTGTAAAAAAATAAGTATTAATAAAAAATTATGCAAAGGAGAATAAAATGCAAAAACAATTTCATGAACTAGCGATTGGTGATAGATTCACAGTTAATGGTGTTGAATATATTAAAACTGAAGAAGTTAGAGTTAGCTGTTGCAGAAGTATCAATTGTTATGCTGCTTCTGATGCTAATCAAAAAGGACATTTTCCAGGAAATACAGAAGTTACAATAAATGGCTAATCTACAAAAAATTTGTGTCTTTGATTTGGAAACGGACGGAGTTAATCCTGATCTTTGTAGTCCAGTTCAAATTGCTGCGGTTATGGTCGATCCATTAAAATTAGAAATAGTTAAAGATTCAGAATTTAACATTACTGTTAAGCCATCGGTTTTAGAAGAGAAACCAGAATACTCTTATTCTGATTCTGATGTTCTAGACTTTCACGCTAAAGTGAGAGGTAGTACAAAAGATCAAATTTTAGAATCATGGAAGTCATATCAAAAACAAGAACACGGATGGAATATGTTCATATCATACTTAGATATGTATCATATAAGATCCAACGGAAAGAAATCTTGTTTCACAGCACCAATAGCAGCTGGTTATAATATCAATAGATTTGATCTAAGGATAATAGAAAGATTAAGTCAAAGATATAATAATCTGAATAAAGAGGGAAGATCATCTTTATTCTATCCTAGAGACGTAATAGATATTATGAATTTAATATTTTATTGGTTTGAAGGAAATAATGAACTGAAAAACTATACACTAGACAACCTTAGAGATTATCTTGGTATAGACAAAGAAGGTGCTCACGATGCCCTCAAGGATGTTAAGGATACTGCAAATATTTTAATTAGATTCTTAAAGTTGCACAGGGGACTGTCGAATAAGATTAAGTTTAAATCATCATTTATTGGATAAATTAATTAATGGGTAAGTTTTTTACTTTTGATTGTGGTTGTAAGTTTCCGGTTATAAACGATAATGAGAATTTTCCAAGAATAGATTTTTCTCCAAAATTATCTAATATCAACCTTAACTGTGAAAAAACATGGGATTTAATATCTCTTGGTAATACCAAGGGATGTTTTCAGCTAGAGTCCAGACTAGGCCAAACAATGGCCAGAAAACTCAAGCCCCATAATATTGAGCAGTTATCCGGGTTGATTAGTATTCTCAGGCCAGGATGTCTTGAGGCTATGAGAGATGGTAAAAGCGTATCAAACCATTATATTGATAAAAAAAATGGATTGGCGTCTATTGACTATTTCCATACTGCTTTAGAACCTATTCTTAAAGATACATATTCTGAAATGATTTATCAAGAACAGGCGATGTCTATTGCTAAAGAATTAGCTGGATTTAATCTTAAAGAAGCAGACGATCTTAGAAAAGCAATTGGCAAAAAACAAGCAGATAAAATGGCTAAGGTTAAAGAACAATTTATTATTGGTTCTAAAAATAAGGGACTAATAAATGAAAAGGAAGCAGAACAAATTTTTGAATGGATTGAAAAAAGTCAAAGATATTTATTTAATGCTAGTCATTCTATTAGTTATGCAATGAATGCTTATTTATCTGCGTATGCTAAGGCGCATTTTCCAAGAGTCTTTTTTGCTTCGTATCTTAGGTTTGCCAAAGATAAAATAGATCCTCAACAAGAGATTAAAGAGTTGGTTAGAAATGCTATTGAAATGGATATTGAAATAAGAATACCAGACTTTAGAAATTTGAACGAATTATTCATACTCAAGGATAAAAAGATATATTTTGGATTAACAGACATTAAAGGTGTTGGTAACTCAGTATATAAAAAGATTATTGATCTTGTTAAGAATTGTGATGTTAATGAATTATCTTGGTCACAAACCATGTCTATAGTTCTTTTAAATATAAACTCTATTGCGGCCAAAGCAATGATTAGTTGTGGGGCATTTGACTATTTTAAAAAGAATAGATCAGAATTGTTATTTGAATATGAAATATGCAGTGGATTAACAAAGAAAGAGTTGGGGTCTTTTAAGGACTATATATCTGTTAACTCTGATGCTGGAATATTAGATATATTAAGATATATATATGACAATACTAAGCTAATAAAAGGCAGGAAAGAGGCTATTAATAATTATATACAATCTATGATACGTCCTCCGTATTCTTTGGTTGATAAAATAGAATGGCTATCTGATTCAGAAAATGGCCTACTTGGGGTGGGAATTACTTGTTCCAAATTAGATGTTTATGATGTAAGTTCTGCGAATTGTAATTGTAAAACTTTTAAAACGTCTTTAATTAAAGATAACATTATATTAGTTGGTGAAATTTCTAATATCAATGTTACCAAAACAAAAAATGGTAAAAACCCTGGATTAGAGATGGCATTTGTAACGATTGAGGACCAGTTTGGTACGCTAGATACTGTGGTCTTTTTTCCAGAACCATTTTCTCAATATAGATCGTATTTATTTATAGGAAGCATACTTGTATTTTCTGGTAATCGTAGCAAGTCGAAGGATGGGCTGATTGTGGAGAAGTGCTTTAATCCAGTTTCTTGACAGTCTACGGCGGTGGTTTATAATATGGTAGTTGCGAGTTTTCTTTCTTAAGGAGTTGATTTATGAATATTACGTTGCTAAAGGGTAATCTTGCTAGGGATCCAGAACTAAGAAATGTAAATACTGGAGGAAAGCAAACATCAGTAGTTAATTTTACTGTTGCTGTTTCTCGTGAGTATACAAAGGCTAGTGGAGACAAGGATAAGATTACTTCCTTTATAAATTGCGAAGCATGGGATAGCGGTGCTGAGATGATTGCTGAGTCATTCAAGAAGGGCGATTTGGTTATGGTCGAAGGATCTCTTAGAAATGATTCGTGGGAAAAGGATGGAGTTAAGCACAGTAGTCTAAAGGTTAGAGTAAATAACTTTTCAAAGATTACAAGACTTTCTAAGAATTCCAGACAGGATTCACAAGAGCCGGTGGCATTCTGATAAAGATATTTAAACCCTTTTAAAGATATGGGGGTGCTAATACCACCCCTGTATTTTTATCTTCTTATGACAAAACCAAAACTTAAAATCTTGATGTGTTCTGAAGCCAGTTTCATAAATTCTGGTTTTGGAATTTATACTAAGGAGCTTCTTAATAGACTGTACGATACCAATAAGTACGATATAGCAGAATTTGCTTCGTATGGATTTGTTAATGATCCAAGAGATACTTCTATAAGATGGAAGTATTATGCTAATGCCGTAAAGGATGGAGATCCTAGACACAAAGAATATTCTTCTAGGGGAGATAACCAATTTGGAAGGTGGAGATTTGAAAAAGTTTTGTTGGATTTTAAGCCAGATGTTGTTATTGACATAAGAGATTATTGGATGACGGCTTATCAAAGAACGTCCCCACTACGTAAGTTTTTTCATTGGATACTTATGCCAACAGTAGACTCTTCTCCACAACAAGAAGAATGGATTGATACTTTCTTAGACGCAGATGCTATATTTACATATTCTGATTGGGGTGCAAAAGTATTACAAGACCAAGCATCTGGTAAAATCAACTATATCGATACAGCATCCCCAGGAATAGACTGTGATATTTTCAAGCCAAAAGACAGAAATACAATCAGATCAGCTTTTGGAATAAGTGAAAATAGTTTTGTTGTTGGTTCAGTAATGAGGAACCAAAAGAGAAAATTAATTCCTGAACTTTTTTCAACTTTCAGAATTGTTCTAGATAAATTAGAATCAAATAATAATAAAGAGCTAGCAGATAAAATGTTCCTGTATCTGCATACTAGCTATCCAGATATGGGATGGGATATACCAGAGATACTAAGACAAAATAGACTAACCAATAAGGTATTGTTCACATATCTATGCAAAAATTGTGGTAATGTTTCTTGCTCAAAATTCCAAGGACCAACTAAAGTATGTGAGAGATGTCTAGCAAAAGCCAGCGGCTTCCCATCTGTTACAGACGGGGTTAGCTCTGAGCAATTAAGTAATATATATAATATATTTGATATGTATGTACAGTATTCTATTTGCGAAGGATTTGGTATGCCCCAAGTTGAGGCTGGTGCTTGCGGTGTCCCTATTGCTACAGTAAATTATAGCGCTATGTGTGACATAGTAGATAAGTTGAATGCTTATCCTATAAAAATTAAATCAGCATTCAAAGAATTAGAGACCAAGGCTATAAGAGTATATCCAGACAATAATGATCTTGCTGAATACATTTTAGACCTAGCATCTCAACCAAAACCAGTTCTTAATAAAAAAAGATTTGAAACTCATGAATTGACACATAAATATTATGATTGGAACAATGCTTTTAAGAAATGGGAAAAATATCTAGATAGTTTAGATTCCTCCGGCTATAGGTCAAATTGGAATGCTGGAGAATATCTGGAGCCATTAAATACCCAGATCAATAATCCTAACAATAGTAATTTTGATAATCTTTTACATATTTTAAACGATAATATGAAAAATGCATCAATGATTGGGAGTCAAAAGATTCTAGAACTATTGAACAGTTCAGATTATGGGTTTGTTCAAAATGGACCAACAAGTATTCTTGGATATAGTTTTCAAGATCTTAAAGAATATATTAGAACAAATATAGAGAATAATAACCAAGCAAAACAAGCCAAAGACAGTGATATTAAATTTGATGAAGATTTTATCTTATATGCAAAATTAAAGAATAAACAACAATGAATATCTTATATATAGGACCATATCGACAAAAGGGCATCATTGGTATAACCTCTTTGTTTGTTTTAATCAATATATTATCTAAAGCAAATACCAATATTAGTTCAAGACCAATCTATATCAATGGTTCTGAACCAATAGATATTGGGGACCCAACCGTACTATCGAGTGAAAAAAACAGATTCGATAATTATGATATGATTATCCAACATGTAGATCCGAAAGACTGCATTAAAATCCACTCTGTACAAAAAAATATAATCATACCAATTCTTAACGAAAGAATATTAGATGAAAATAGTATTAATAAACTTACAGATTTTGATCTAGTACTAACAGACACAAAATGTTCTTATTCTAGAATTGCAAATACCACAAATAAGCTCTCAAGCAAAACAAAAAACTATGATTATGATATTCCAATGTCCTCAATTCCAAAAAACCAATTCAATATAGGAACCTTGGACAATACTAAAAAATTGTATTTTATTGGGAGCTATAAACATAATATAGCCAATATCAATTATCTGTGCAAATCGTTTATTAGAAATGTTATGAATAATGAATGCTCTTTGATATTATTTTTATTCGATATAGATGCAAAAATTAAAAACGATATTGAAAGTATGATAGCCAATATCTATGCAGAAAACAATATTAAATACGCCATTAACAGAGTCCTAGTTGCACCAATTGATCCGACACTAGATAATATAGTTACTGCTCATCAAACTGGTCATATTTTTATTGACCTACAAGACGATAGTGGCAACACAGTGAATAATAAGTTTGCGGCAATTCTTAATAAACCAGTTGTTTCATTTGGTTCTGATGACTATGAATATAATTATGACAGAAATCATACTATATATGATACTGGATGCACAGGCGTCTCGTATAAATCAATAGAGTCAAAAATTAAAAGAGCAATATCGGACAAGACGTATAGTGAACATGTAATCCCAGTTAAAAAACAACATATTAATAAAATCATATGAGTATCACCAATTCTATTTTAAACATAGCATACGGAACATTAAATAATAGAATTAATATCCTTTATTCTCCTAGTTCTATGTTATTCGATAATATCCTTAATGATATTGATGATATTAATTTATTTTTAGATGGAGACGAAGTATCTTCTTATTATTATGATTGTTATTTTTCTAATAATTTTTTAAATCATACAAATCATACTAAAAAACTATCAAATCAAGCACACCTAAAAGATATTATAGCTTTTCATTCGCCTCCTCCTCCAAGTTTTAAAAAAGAAGATTTAGTACTATTACAGAATAATACTAGGAATATCCATAAAATCTTTTTTGGTGAAGAGGTTATACGATCATGGAGATATCCTAAAGATAACAAAACAACGGTTATGAATTATGGTATTCCTGTAACTGAGCCATCAATTACAAGACATAAAAACGTTTTAATATTTAATCTAGAAAATAATCCACAAATAGACTCCTTGTATAAATCAGTATCTGCAAATATACCAAATACAGATATTCTTAAAACTATTAATTCAAATATATCAATTGATAATATTGGGAAATTTATATCAGAATATAAGGTCTGTATTGATCTTGGCAATATAGTTAATAGTCTTTTTGCAATGTCTTGTGGAGTTGAATGTATCTCGCCAATTACAAATGATAAAGACAACCCACTTATGCACAGTATTAGAGATTTTAATAATATATTGAATATGATAACAGACATCTTATCAAAAAATATAAGCAATCAAGTACGAAACGAAGGCTCTGGCCTAGTTTATGAAAAATATAATTATAGTACATTTAAAAACAATATGGTGGAATACATGACTAATCTTAAAAACAATGAGATATTTTTACTATGAGCAGACATTATAATATCACACATAAAAACTATGTGCCCAATAGTTCTAATAATATAAATATAGAGTTATCTGAACTTGATAAAATCATCAATCACTCGGCTGATGGTATCTACTGTTCCTGCTTAAATTATATAAAGATTGAAGAAATAGATACTATTTTTCATAAGGTGCTTAACAAGGTTAAGCCAACAGGAGTGATAATATTTAGTATTATAGATGTTAAAAAATATTCAAGCGACTTTTTACATAGCCAACTTGGTGGACAAGAATTTTTAAGCAAACTTAATGGCGTTCAATCCATACTATCTATAGAAGATGTATATACTAGAATTGATAATAATTTTTTCAAAATCAAACAAATCTTACAAGAGGGTGGAACAATTGATGTTGCCCTAGAAAGGATTAAATTATGAGTAATATTAATACGTCTTGTAAAAAATGCTATTTTGCTCAGGAAACATCTTCTGAAAAGTCATGCGAATTTTATATTCCAGAAGCTATAGCTGCCAATAAAAAAATAGAAGTTATTGATAATTATAACTATATTCATAACTATCTATGTAAATATGGATTGTCAAAAGACAAAGCCGATGAAATATCAACCAACAAAAGCGAGATTGATCTCAAAGTATATGCAAAAAGCAGAGTAGCTCCAGCTTATGATTTGTTTTGCATACTAAGTGATAATGATGATATAGAAAATATTTGTGATCATATTATAAAATTAGAGATTAAACCAGAACGTATAAATCTATCATTTAAACGAGACTATGACATGAAAAGGGCTCAGTCTGTTTGTGAGAAGATACTGGGCAATAAGATGTCTTGGAAATTACATTATTTTCTGGAAGACAAACCAGCATATGAAACCTTACATATTGCAACATCCACAGATGATAAATTATCAAGCTGTAAATTTATATGGATAGTTAATCAAGCAATATTAGAATCCGCTATCAACAAAGACAGTATCAATAGAATTAATTATATAGTTAATGTAGATCAGCCAGATACTGCTATTCTAATGAGTAAGATATCAGTAGATTATTTTTATGGGATATTCTTAACAATAGACAATATGAATGGAATATATAAAAATGTCAATCCCAACCTTGGGCAAGCAATAGAAGAATCGTATAAAGATACTATAGTATATTATGATTAATGCTTTAATACTAGTACCAGAAATTACCAAAGGAATGAAGTCGATAGGATCCAAATCCTTACTTGAAATCAAAAAAAAATTATCGGTATTAGACTATCAAATACAGTCAATTAGAAATATAGATAAAAATATTAAAATATCAATTTGTACAGGATTTGATTCTGAAAAAATTACTAATACAATTAGTGATAATTATGAAAACATTAATTATATATATAATGAACAATATAAAACAACCAATCAAGCACACTCTATAAAGATATATTTAGAACAATACGATAACTGTGAAAAACTATTAATTGTCTCAAATGGCGTCTTATTCAAAGATAAGTGCATAACTAAAAATATGTTAACTAATGAATGTAAAGTATTCATTTTAAATAAAACTCGTGAAAATTTTAATCTTGGATGTTCAGAGCAACAGCATTTTGAATATCTCTTTTATGATCTGCCAGAACTATGGTCGGAATGTATCTATTTGAATAAAGAAGCATTGACAGTATTACGAAATTTATTTACAAGTAACTATACCACTCAAATGTATCTTTTTGAACTAATCAATGAAATGATAAATAAAAATATACTATTTAAAAAACAATATATTGATAAAAAATTAATTATGAAAATCTGCAATTTTAAGGATATGGCTAAGGCTAAAAATTTTATATGACAACATTATTAGTTCAAAACTCTAAATCTAAATTTATACAAAGCACTATATATTCTAATATTCCTAATATTAATATTATTGGATCTAATATAGATAATCACCTATATAAGATATACTATTCACATAATCCTACTCATGCTATATTTTGCGCTAACAGACTTACTGATGAAATTATTCAGTTCATATCTGACTTCGCTTCCTCAAAGATAAAATGTTTTATATATCATGAGAATTTATCTTTTGAGATTCTGGATAAATTAAAAGACCTATCAGTAATTAATATTAGTAGTATCAAGATTAAATCTGAATATCAATCTGTGTTATTGCCTAAAAATCTAGTTAATAGTCAGTTATTTTATAATAACCCATCCATAGTTAAGAAAGAATCAATAGTATGTTTCATGGATAATTATGAGACTATTCCAGAAAGCATAAGCAATTACTTATATCCTAAAACAAATATTCCAATAAAATTATTTAATAATAATAGTATTGCCCATTATCAAAATCTTGGTCTACTAGACGAATCAAATAAAGCAAATATCTTACAATCTAATAAATATTATGTATCTATAGCAAATAATAAAAATGACTATTCTTTAGAGGCTAGTCTTTGTGGCAGTATAGTTCTTGATGTTGACCAAATTCAAAATTATGAAACAATAGAATATACAGAACCAAAAGACTATTACGATCTAGCAACTTTTATTAAAGAAAGTATTTTAATATGAATGATGTAGGTTTTATTTTGGTTAAACTTTTAAATGATGAAGTTCACGATAATATACTTTCTACTATCAAAGAAATTGAAAAAAATAATCCATACGGACAAACTGTAATTTTCAATAGTTATTGCGAGAAGGCCAATCTGTATAATTTGCCAGTATTGCATTTAAGTCAATCACAATTCTTTAATGGAACCTTATTTGTATTTGATTTACCTAGTGTTATACTTACTAATAAATTCCCAAATTTAAAGAAAAGAATATTGTATACCAATTCCTTGCCTTGGTCCAGTAATCCCGGCACCAGATACGAGGAATGGAAATCTCTTTATGATCAAGAGTCATTAGATATTTTAGTAAATAGTACCGACGTATATAATATATATAACATATGCTGGAAAAAACCAATAGGAATATCTGAAAGGTTTAATTATGAAGAAGTCTCAAAATTTATATGACAGTTTGACAGATTCTGACAAACTTGGACTATTACAAACTTTGTATATTGATCAAAAACATAGTTTCGCAGATATAGCGTCGATGCATGGAACTTATGCTAATAAAATCAGGCGAGACGCTAAAAGACTTAATTTAAATATTAGAGATAAATCAGAGGCCCAAAAGAATGCTTTGAGTACCGGTAAGCATGAACATCCAACCAAGGGTAAAAAAAGAAACGACTCTGTTAAACAGAAAATAGGAAAGTCTGTTATGGACTCTTGGGATAATCTCACAAAAACAGAATTAGAACAAAGAAAACAGAAAGCTAAATTAGCTTGGGAAAAATTAGATGAAGATACTAAGATTAATATGCAGCAATCAGCAATGAAAGCAGTTAGAGAGTCCAGCAAAACAGGATCAAAATTAGAAAAATTCATACATAAAAAATTGTTGAGCTTAGGATATCAAGTTCAGTTTCATAAAGAGCAATCGTTGGTAAATACCAAGTTGCAGATTGATATCTTTTTGCCTACTATTAATACGGCCATTGAGGTTGACGGTCCAAGTCATTTTGAACCAGTTTGGGGAGAAAAGAGTTTGGAACGTAATGTTGGATATGATCAAAAGAAAGAGGGCTTGATAACTGGAAGAGGATGGCATCTGATTAGAATTAAGCAATTAAAAGATTATTCTCCTTCACGAGCATCATTGGTGGTTGAAAAATTGATACCAATTCTTGATAAATGTTCAAATGAAAAAACTCCACAAAAAATAATAATAGAGGACTGATTTTATGGTTAAAAAGGAAAAGACAGAGAAGGTTGAAGAGGTTAAGTCGGATATTGTTGATAAGAAGATTCCAAAAGCTACAGACTTAGAATGGACCGATTATGTTTTAAGCCTATTATCGGAAGATGAAAAAATATCAGGAAATCCAACAACCGACGGATTAAGACGAATTTTTGAAATTGCTCTTAATTGTAGAGTGGTTGTTTCTAGTTCTAAGGTTGTACAATCTCCTGATCCAAATAATGAAAAAAGAGCCACTGTGGTTCATTCTGTTGTGTATCTTTTAAATGATGCCTCTCCTGACAGACCTGAATTTAATACCGTGTCTGTAGATGGAGCAGCGGACGTTTATTGGGGGAACTGTGATAAGGTTTATAGGAATCATCCTGTGGCAGTAGCAGAAACCAGAGCAGAAGGAAGAGCTTTAAGGAGAGCACTTAAGCTAAGGAAAGTAGTAGCAGCAGAAGAATTGGCCAAAGAAATTGAAGATAATCCAGATAACAGTAGTGTTTCTAAGATTAGTAATAATCAGATTAATTTTATTGACGTTATGGCTCAAAGACTTAATATAAATGTGGTTAAGTTGTTTAATAATAATCAATTACCCACAGATAATGTCTATTCTGTTTCTCATGATGATGCTGTTAATATTATTAGATTGTTATCGAAGTATCAACAAAACATATCAGAGATTGCAGAAGATATTATGGGATACTCTAGCGATTGGAAATAAATATGAAAGTTTTATACAGAGCGAGTGATAAGTTATCTTTTGAGCTTGAAGGATCTGGTCAAAAGGAAATATTTAAAGAATTAGCACTAATTCAAGAAATTTTTGCTGAAGCGAAGTGCGGATTGTGTGGAAGCACTAATCTAAGATTTATAGTAAGGAATGTAGAAGGAAATGACTACTATGAGATTAGGTGCATAGATTGTGGTGCTATATTAGCATTCGGTCAGCATAAGAAGGGCGGGACATTGTTTCCAAAAAGAAAAGATGATGATGGAAATAATCTTCCAAACAGAGGCTGGCATAAGTGGACAGCTAAAGATACTAAAGATAAGAACTAATTATTCTCTTAATTTTCGACAACCCTGCGTTTATATCGGGCGCAGGCGTTGTCGTTAATTATTCATATTCGTATGGTATCATTTCCCACGGAAAATAACTAGCAGCAACATCTGACTTATTTTCTATTTTGTCAACACTGCCAAAAAATGACCTGAATATCATTTCATTTTGTAGTTTAAAAAAGTCCGGCAATGTTGTTGGCTCAAGACTAAATGTTGCAGGATTCCTTTGTAGTGCCACCCAAACATACAGACTATTATTTATATTACCTACTTGAGCATTAACTAAATCTGTTTCGTATGGAACTGGGGGACTTGTAAAACTAGCTGGTCTAAAATCAGACTTTGATCCATATCTATATACTGTGGATAAAATATCAACTCCTCTTAACATTCTAGGTATTCTTTTTACCATCACAGATATATTATTTGCATTGTCTAGATTCACGATATTACAAACTCTGGTTGGTTTTCCTATTCTAGTATTGTCTAATGTCATCATGCCTTTTCCTCCTGGACTTCCAATATTCGTTTGACAACTACCAATTCCCGGCAAATCTAAAGTATCACCAGAATTATCATTGCCTTGATTTTCATTTGTTAATGGTACTGCATATAGTTCTGTTGATTCTATTGTTATCTCAGCACCTGGACCAAGGATATTATCCATGGTTTGATCACCATTAATATTAAAATATCTTAGTTTAGTCAAAGTTTTCCATCCTGTAATAGCAGGATACTGTCTCTGGAATGCGGTTTTTTGTTGATCAATAGCATTACTATTTATTGTATATGTAAACTCATCAACATTAGATGTCACATTCTCTGTCGCACCAAAATCAAATTTTATTGTTTGATTAGGTTTAGTTGTAAAGTATGGACATATATTGTTATCTATATAGGGACTAGCAACACCCAGAACGGGATTAGCTTCTGTGCATTTATATTTTGTTGAAATTAATACTTTTGGATTGCTGTCAAAATCTTGAAAACACGACTGCTTACTGTCAATATTAATCCAGTAATGATCTTTATTAGCCTCTCTGTAATAAATATAAATTGGACCAGACTGTTCTCCTTCATTTGCTCCTCGCCAATCAATTCCAGATAATACTGGTTCAATTTTTGGTAGTACGTGCGGAGATATTCTTCTAGGGTCCGTTATTGGTAGTGATGATTTTAATTTATAGTTAGAGTAATCCGATCTGTTTAATTGGTATGTGGTATTATTTGCAGGAATATCAAAGACTGCTTGTTCGTCTAATAATTGTATTATTGAATTTTTTTCTTCTAATAAGTCTTTAATGGTTTTATATGTTCTAGTTTTATTGCATGCTAACACTAACGGCTGATTAGCGATGTCACAGTTGATGGGATCGTCTTCTAGTTTGTCGTAGTGTTTTTGCAAATATTTTAATTTAGAAGAATTTAATATTGTTGACGTTGATCCTGGAACACCAACCGCTCCTTCAAGCGCAGTGTCTACTCCTGTGCTCTCAATAGTAGATAATCTGGAAGTAAGCCAACTAAACTCATTACTAGTAATAGATCTCATTGGTTTATATTCATAATACTTATTCTCTATCTCTAACTCACCAGTACTTATTCCTGAAGTTAATGGATTTAGTCCATCATCTGTTCGTATGATTGAAAAATTACTTGGTATATCATTATATGAAGATGAGAACTCTATATTTTTAACTATCACATCATGATTAGTGGTATCATCGGTATCGGATTTAATATAATAATAATCCTTATTTTCTTTTTCTTTTCTAAAGATTGGAGTTAAAACATTCAAATCTTCTTTAGAATATGAGAAGCCATAGCTAGAATTAGAAACAAAACCAGTATTTTCTACCCCACTTACAAAGATTTTTATCTTGTTATGCTTTATCTTATCGTTATTTCTATTATTAAAAATATCATTAATTTCTTGTAATTGATTATTATGTATGTTATTTGACAATATATTTTTATTAACAAACAAAGACATGTCGCCATAAGATCCAACTGAATGAGTTGTTGGAGCAATATCTGTTATATTATTGAATACGTTTTTATTAATATAATCTGATCCCCATATATTGTATTTTTTACTTGTCTTATCTATAATCGTTGTTTCGTCTTTATATGTTAAGAAAATATTCATTGTATTAGGAACAGACATTAGGTTGTATCCAGAAACACTATTCTCAAATACCAGTAAAGAATAGTATTTATTATTTTTATAAATTAATCCCTTTTTACTTATTGTTGCATTAGTTGAGGAGACTCCAGAACAACTAACTATATCTCCCTTTTTAAATATGTCATAAGGTATTTTGCCTTTGACTAGCACAGCCTTATTGTCTGATAAATCGGTACTAGATAAAGAATTAGAAGATCCTAAAATAGCATTATGCTGTAAATAATGGTTTGCTTTAGATAGTGCTGAAGGATCTAGTTTCAGATTTGTCCAAGTTTCATTATTTCTTGCAATACATATTTGCGATGGATTTTCACATTCATTTCCTGTAAATGCAACCCTAACTATATCTCCTTCGTTGATGAATGAGTCCGATATAGCAGCGGGCAGAGGTGAACTTGGTAAATTTGATTCACAGCTTAAATTTATTTGTTTAATAAAATTTTGATCAATTAAGTCTTCAATAGAATTAACAAGATCAAATGAGAAATCTCCTAATCCATCTACCCCTCCAGATAATTTTATAAACTTGTATCTATCTGGTTTTAGTATTGGGGTGTTATGATATTTAAAAATACTAGCTTCAGCAGTATACCATAAAGAGTTAGGCTTTTTAAAGTTTATTAATATTTTTTCTGGTGACCCAAATGGGTATTTTGCATAACTGGGAAAATAAATCTGTCTTCCTTGATTTGTTAAATTTTCAGCAAATCGAACTTCTTTAAAATAATCAAAAATAGCATTATAGCCAGGACTATTTACCGCGCCCTCAAGACCAGCTAAAGCGCCAACTAAAGTTCCCCCAGTAGTTGCTCCATAACCAGCTAGAGCAGTCATAATTTGTATTATAGCATAATATGGGAATACTGGTGGCCTAACCATAACCCCCTGACCTGTTGGATCATCCTGGGATGTTAAACACGTTGTTGAGTCAGATATGCAGGAGTAGGGAGCATTATAATTAGCTATTGGAAGTAAGTGTTTTTGATCTGTCAGATCCGTTATAAAACTGTATGATGGATATGATGGATCTTTTTTATAGTCAAATAATGACAAAGCATCATTATTACCATAAGAGGCTAAACTGGGATTGGTATTTGGTACTGGATCTCTAACAGAACCAACATGAAGTATCAATTCCCAATTGCATAATGAATTATATAATAAATGTGATTTTGTATTAGTTTCTGTACTCTCTAATCCCGACAAATACTGATTATTTATTGTTGAATCTAAAACATTCATATCGTCTTCTTCATCAAGAACCATAATATTCAGAGTAAATGTGGTTTTTCCATCAAAATCCCCATCTCTTTGTTTTGGCGAGCCCTCTAAACACGGCCCAGATTCTGGAGCTAGATTTTTAAAAAGTAATTCTGAAACGAACTTACTAAAACTATTGTTACTAATATTTAATTTATTATGTTTTATAATAGAAGAATATTCACAACACTCTCTATCAGAATATCCTGTTGCGGCTACAGTTGGCAATAATTCATCATTTGATCTTATGATATTTTGCATTTTAGAAACTTGACTTGTCATATAAGAATACTGTCCACTTGGATGATAATATCCAGAACCTAACAGATTCATATCACAAGGAGTATTATGCTTTGAAGCGTGATCTGAGAATTTCACACTAAAATTATACTTATTATTTTGTATTGTTTCTTGGTTTAATAAAACCAGTTTAAATGAGCTAGGTGATGCTCCTGATGGACTATTGATTCCAACTAAATCTTTCAGATAATTTTCAATCTTTGCATTATTAAGAGATCCTGTGATTCTATTCTGGTTTGTCGAATAATTTCCAAAAAATATCCTAGGATCGAATGTTTGATCTAAAAATTCTGAAGTGCTTTTGAGTGGGGATGGTGGAGGATTGGCCATGGAACGAAATCTAGGAACGCCTTCAGCATCACAGTAATCAACATCTAGCCAAACAACCATATTTTTGGTATTAACATAATTTAAAAAGTTTAATTTAACCTCAATATCTTTTATTCCAAATCCATTTACTCTTGGAATTCTAAATTGCATTCGTCCATCTGGTAATTGAATTTTTTCTGGCAAAGAATGAGGTCCGGTAACAGCAAATGAATAAGAAAAATTAGTTTGACCCTGATCGGTTAAAAACTCGTCGTTAGCTATTGGATAATTATTTGTGGCTGTTGGTTCTATGCCTTTTGGTTCTCCACCAGAAAGTATTCTGTATCCATGATTACTAGAATTATTAACACTTGTGATTTTTGTATCTATATAATTTTTATGTTTTTGATTATTATTATATAATTCAATATCCTGCCCCGGCCTTATATCTGCACAAGAACATAACATATCCCACTGAATTTCTTTTGCTATTCCTAATGTTATTGAACTGGAAAAAGTTTTTGATTGTATTGTGCTATTCTCAATATTTATTGGTCCAGATCGTAATCTTGTTATTTGTGGGCCTAAGAAACTAAAAGAGTCTCTTGCTCCAGGATTAAACTTTAATACTGATCCTCTATTTGCATGTATGGAATACTCATTTCCTCCAGAATATGGTATCCATCCACTATTTGGATGAAAAGCCCCTTTAGTAAATGGCATTATTAAACCGGTGCCACTTACCATTACTGCTTTTTGATAGCATAATTTATATGTTGATGTATCCGGAAAATTACGATAGTTTAATGGAAAACCGGTTACAACAGGTAGATTTGTTGATGCTCCTTGTCCAGCAACTATTCCTTTATCATTAATTGAGACCTGTGGTTTGGTGAGTCCATTAATATCTACTCCTATGGAATCTATGAATTTTTTACTATATCCTCCATAGGCTTTAACTTTTGGTGCTTTTTTTGTACTAATCACTGGGAAATTAAAAATACCACTATCTCTAATACATTTTGCTAAATTTCTTGTAGTATCCCACTCGTATGCTCTTAGCTGAAATGCTTCAGGATCCTTATTGGTTCTTGTGGTTTTATTAAAGTCATAATTTTTTGTGTCTACAATATTTCCATTGCTATCTGAGGTAGAAATTTTAGCATGACTTTTATAACTTCTAATTTTTGGAAAATATAAGCTCAAACATTGAGAACATTCGTCTTGATCTGTTCTAATTTTTTCTAGCCAGACCGAATGCAATTTTACTATTGTATTATTAGTTTCAAATATCAAAGTTAGTGGACATGTATCTTTATGTGTATAATTTGCACTATAGCTAAAAATATAATCTTTAGATAATGAATATACATCGTCTTGGCTTGCTGAGCCAAATGTTCCTATAAATTCTCTAACAGAAAAATCTGTTTTTATCGGATAAATCACCCCATGATAATTACTAATTGCTATTTTGTTTATCTTTGATATGTTTGATTTTACTAGATCTTTATCAAGAATTAATGGAATATTTTCATTCGCAATGTACGATGGAGTAACCGACGGTGGATATACCCAAGATATGTTTTTACTATCCCAATATTTACCATAAGAAATAGCATTTTCTTTCATAGCCCCACCCTGACCAATCACTAACTGTCTACCATCAACAATGTATACGGTTTTTTGTTTTTTAAATGTCCCAAACGGACTAGATATTGTGCATTGAAAAGTATATTTACCAGTATAATTTGCATAGAATGTAACCTCATTAGAGGTTCCAGACAATAGTTCATTTTTACCAAAAGTTCCCTGCGGACCTTCTAATTGTTCCCAAAAGAAAGAATTTTGACCATTAATATAATTTGTTAAAAGAAGTATGGAGCCCTCATCATAAGATTTCTCTATTTCTGCTATCTCCAAAGCAACCAATTGTATACCAGATTCTTGCAGTTGGGTACAATGTGGTCTGGTTGGTTCGTACTGTAGATTAACATCGTCGCCATCATTTACAACAGTAGAATAAATATAATCATATATCACTTGATTATTAGCATCAAGATCCTGGTTAGCGGGATCATTATAATTATTATTATCTGATCGATAAAATCTAGGAACATCTCCTTTATATTCCATTCTGGGAATAAATAATGTTTTAAGATCCTGTGTGATATCTCTAAAACGAGGTTTTCCAACGTCATATAGTGGTATAGTTGTTTTCTTTGTATTATCGACCAATACGTCTATATTTGCATTAAACTCATTTAGTTTTGTTTGTATCGTTGTATTATCAAAAATAATTCTTTGATTATTATACACTGAGGTATTTTTTAAAGATTTATTACAATAATTGTCTAGAACTTGTGTTATTGCAATACCTTTATTATCAAATTTTAACACATCAGTCTTTGCAGAGATGGACGAGGTTCCTGATAGTTTAAGGTGTGCCCCATATTTTGATATTAATTTATAAAATAGTTGTGAATTATCATTAATTAAATTATTATTAAGGGTTATTGGAGAAAATTTAGTATCTAAATACAAAGATCGATTATTCCTATCATTAGTTGTATTCTGTAAAAATCTACTAATATCTATTAATAGATTCTTTAAATTTAATATCTCAGTATTGATATCAGAAAAAGATTCATTAAGCTTATTTTGTATAAGATTCTTTATCTCTGTAGAATCTAGCGCCTCAATAGAGAAGTCATCAATGAATGGACTAGTACTTAGTGCATGGGCTATTCTCTTATAAAATCGGGATGTTTTTAAATTCTTATTACTAAAAGATCTTTTTTCATCAAGTGTTAATATTCTATATATTGATGAATATTTCTGATAAAGAGCGGATGAAACATATGATCTACATGGTATATTATATGTTAATGAAGAAGCTCTTTCAGTATCACTATTATGAAAGAAAAAACAGTCCCCATCAGGAACCCATAGTATTGGATTCGTATCCATCCTATGTAAAGAAGACGTATTATTATATACATTTTCTGACTTATACATATCAGCTATTTTAAATAATGGATTAGTGCCTAAAGAGCTAAGTTCCACAATAGTTTTTCCTAATTCCTCATCGAAGACATAGCTACCATTAGTAAGCGTTTTACTCTGCTGATTAACCGAATATAATCTAGCATTATTTATTTTAATATAAATATTATTAGTATCTCCACTTTTAACCAATCTTGATCCATTTGGGAAATATGTTAATGGTTGCTCTTTGCCTCCGTGAATATTAGAATTATTAGTTATGTCCTTTAGTCTAAACCAACAAAGAATTCCATAATATACAGAGTAAGGAGTATTCTGTCCATTTAAAAACCAGTCAATACACATTTTAGCATTACTAGTTGTCCAGCTTTTAAAGTTTGGGGTGAAAGAGAAAAAACTCTCAATACCTAATTGCCCACTAGTTAATAAAGGATTGCTATTATAACAGCTACCGTGAGATGACAATAGTTTATTATCAACATATGTATCAGAATTAATAATTAATGGCTGCCATACATCTAATACATCATCAAGAATGGAACCTGCCTGAGCTTGTTGTATCAGAGCATCAAGAGATGGTGAACGAATTAGCCCTCCTCCAGTATTATCATTATAGGTTAATGCCCCATTGGAGTTGACCGTGTACGGCAATAAGTCATCCAATAATGAATGCTTAATAATATTACAATTGCTACTTTTATCTATAATCCTTGAACTAAACATTATTTAATTGCCGTTAGTGTCCACTTTCCATTTAAGAATGTAAATATAGCTATAACATTAGTTGTTACTGTGAATCCTAGAGGATTATCAAAATTAACGGTCATTGTTGGAACAACTCCTGATCGTCTGCCTTGTACATAATGCATATCTATTAGGGCTTGAGTTGCACTAGTAGTCTTGCCTTTAACAACTAGAGACGGTTTGCTGACTGGTTCATAAAAGCCCGTCTTTTTATTGTATCTGCAAAGCAATTTTGTTCCTCGTGGAGCACAGTATCCTGTTTTATCTTTAATATATATTAATCTTCTATACCCCTGTCGTAAAGGCTCGCTGCTAAATTCAATATCGTCAATATAACCTCTTGTAACATATGTCTCATCAAAATCTGGTTGTTTAATCAGATCTTCTTCAAGAGTAGCATATATCATTCTATAAATATACTTCTTTTTTGCTTTTTTGTCTAAAAAGCTTTTTAATGTGGTTATATCATTAGAGTTAGTAAGAATATAAGGAGGATCAATCTCTTCTCCTCCGCCACCACCAGCCCAAACCATTCTGTCTTGATCCCAAATTAGATCAATAGGACCAACTTTCCATAAGTCAGGACGTTCTGCCCAATTTAGATAAAAATCATTTAATTTAACTTTTTCTGACCATTTACCTGTAAATTTTTGAGTTTTACTAATTATACTTCCTTTAAATCCCTGAGTATAATCAATTGGATTTCCAGCTGTTGGGGTAGGTCCAGGATCGTATCCGCCATCAACATCCATATTGTCTTCTATCTTAATAGGAGTAACATCACTATTATTTATTGCTGTTGTACTAAGTGATGACCATGATGATGGTAAATTCTCATAATTAAAAGTTTTAGCAAAAACATTAGTATTTCCAGATATGGTAAATAGTTCGCCAACAGATAATGAGCTATATTTTTTAGCAGCCCCGCTATTGGTTAATTTAAGTTTAAACCTTTTTGGTCTGCCAAAATTATCATATGCTAATGGCTCATCAGCAGCATTAGGAACAGGATAACCATCAGCATCATATCCCCAAGCGTGTAGTGTTAATGGTCCTCGTAATCCAAAAAATCTTTGGTTGTTTTCATGCAACATATTAAGCGTATCTTGAGCTTGGGATCTAATATTATATAAAGCTTCATCAGTAGGATAATAGTCTAAATTATTAGATGGAACACCAGCTGGATGATTAGTATGAGCCCTTAGATTTCTACTAGTTTCAAGCTTGTATCCTGCTTGATTTTGTGGAACTGATCCTCTTGCCACAATTTCTATGCAATGTCTCAGTCTGTCTCTGAAAATTCTACCCCCAGTAGTTAAACCTCCTATATCGTCGTGTGCCCCGTCTGGATGAGCACCAGTATAGTTTTGAGAGTTAGAATTTTTAAATTCTCCATATGGAACTACTATAGGATTTAATGTAATTAAATTAATTGGAATATCTTCATCTGTTACTATCTTAGCATTTAGTTTTTCACCAGCATTACCGCACTTATCACATGTTATCTTTGTTGCTACTTCTGTTCTGGTTCCGGTTTTATCATACTGTACAACACTTATATCTCTAACCTTTGTGCCTCTACAAAATGGACAATTTAAAGTGTTATGTAAAGAATATGAGAATGTTGAGTTCTTAAAGGTTGGATAAAAAGATACTGGAGATAATATTCCATCCAAACTCATTGCTGACTGCATTCCATAGTCTTTTGATAATTGATTTTCAAGCTCTTTTCTTTGGAATAGTTGTACAGTAGAGGTCACTCTTGCAATAGACTTTAAGGAAGATATTGATGATGCTGTTTCTAGTGTGCTACTTGATGGTTGGCCAACGTCTGAACTAGGAACAAGAGCCCAGTTGGTTGCTTTCGATGTTCGTGTATCAAAAGCTCCGGGACTACTAGATATGGAAAAATCATCAATTACTTTCGGAGTTCTTGATGGCTCATTAATAAGAGGGGAAGCCTGACCAACTAATACTGTGCTAGGACTCCAACTAAATAGTTTTGAAGAAAGGTCTGAACTTCCAAATTGGGCATTGTTTAATCTCTCTTGTAATATTAGATCTCTTTCTTTATTTTTTAAATTAGTAATTTCCTGAGAAATTTGCGCAATCTGTTTTCCTCTTTTTAGATTTAACCTATTAGCTCTTTTTATTCTGTCTGTTTCTTCTTTGTTAAACAATCCTAATTTTCTGGTATAAGTTCTGAATGAATATGTTGTAGATATACCCTGTTGTCCAACACTTGTTTGTATAGAGGTTATAATTGGACCATCAACAAAGTATGGTGGAGTTTTTAAGTCTAATACTTTGTATATTGCAGTAACGGTGTTTTCTGTATTAGGAGAAAAAGATATAGTTGCTCCTGGAATATATGATAAATCCACAACAGAAGCTACGGAGTCTTTAACGTCTTTGTAACCATAACCAGATGGCGATATAATATGCAATCCTGTATTGGCTAATGCAAAATTACCACCTATATTAAATAATGGAAGTCCTGGCATATCTAATTGAGCAGTTTCTATAACGCTCTGGTAGTTTACTTTTGTTTGTATCTCTTTAAAAGCAACAATATCTAACTGATGCATTCCTCCATAATTCCAAGGAACAAAATCATCATTAAATTCTATATTAACATTTGATATTAAATTGTTTAATGCTTTATCAACTTCTTCTTGCGTGGTTGCGCGACTTGAATATGTGCAAGTTAATGGGAATGTTGATGATTGAGTAACAAGCTGACCAGATGGGAAAATACCAGTACCCTCTAGTGCTGGATAATTAGTCCATGGACCATAAACAAATTGGTTTGATTTTATTGGAATACCAGCAAAAAAAGGATGGGCAGCTTTTGGTGCTAGCTCAACATTATTTGCAGTATGATTAGACGATACGGTATATAGTCCAAGAAAATATGGATTATTACTATCGTCTAATACTATTGGACTAATATAATTCAACATGTATCTTATCCAGTCCATGTCCCAATCATCTTTTCTGGTAGTCTTTAAATATATCATCAAGTCTTCAGCAGAAATATTGGATATTACTGTTCTATTAGGATCTTTAGCATTCTCTTCACTAGATAAATTTAAATTAATTCCTGGAGAATCTATTAAGATTTTTGGATTTTCAAATCTAACAGGGTCTATATATATAAAACTTTCTTCAACAGACGTGGAAACATAAAGTTTAGATCTTGGAATTGATGTGCTTGTTGTTCCATTATTATCTTTGATTTCTGTTTGCCAAGCGTCATATGACTTTACTATTGATTCTAAAGTTAATGCCGCTCCCATATTTCCAGTAGTGACTATACTGGTGCCAACACTTGCGATATATTTTTGGTCAACTATAACATAGTCATTATTTGATAAAGAAGAAATATCTAATGATGGAAATACGTAGCTATCAGTACAACTTCTTGTTTTATATTCATTAAGAGTAAGCCAACTATCATAACTAAAGTATGGATTTGCCTGTTCTTTTATAAGGTCTTGAAGTGGTGTAGTGGCATTAGCTGCTACACACTTTGCTTGTCTAATATAATCATAATTATAATTATTGTTATAGCCCAATAATGGTTGGATCTTACCAGAATCGTCCGTTAATGTCATCCATTGTGTTCCTCCAACGGCCATACTATCATCTATTATATTTCCATATTCTTCCCAGGCGCCATCATTAGTTGGAGTATAATTATATCTTAAATTACCATCTCCACTAAATATATATCCATATCCAACATTTGTGGGAAAAGCGAATCCGGTAACACTATCTTCTCTGTAGGTTCTTAACTGATCAGCGGACACCATGTATTTTTTGCCATAATACTTTGCAATTTCCATAATAAATTTATGAAGTATTTTTAAATCTTGCAAAGCTTTTTCTTGAATATACTGACTTCCATCATTTTTATCTGGATAAACGGCAGTTGGATATAATTCGTCTCCGGCAATATTAGGGCCAAGTAATTTCCAATACCAGTCTGTTTCTTGAAAAGCAATTTTTTCAGCTTCAGCAAGTTCCATACCCATATTATTTACTAGTTCATTTCGTGTTTTAATATAGTAGGCTCTTCTTATTAATTCTATTAAATCTGGCTTGTATGTTTTTGCTAATGAATAAACAAGATAGTTATCAAATCCGGCTATTGCTGCTCGTATCTCAGATTCTGTTAATACAAAAAATTCTACAGGATCATAACTATTTAATATTCCAAGATTATTATATGTTGTTGTTGGAGGATCCAGATTTGCTGTTTGAGGAAGAGGAAAGCTATTTCCAGTTTCAAGATATGCTCGACTAATTGACACATTAAGTTTTGGTAATTCTGATACTCTTACTATTATAGATATTTGAGATGTCCAGGTATCATACCATACTGGACGTATTCTTCTAAAATCAGTATTTGCAGCATCATTGCCTCCAACCTTTAATCCAATTTTATTATCATAAACGAAACCAAAAAATGGACAAATATTATCTAAATATAATGGAAACCATCTTCCTTTAGAAGTGTCTGTTTGTGAATATGCGATAGGATGACTATTTTTAAAGCAAGGTTCATAATTACCATATTTAACATTAACACCATCTAAGAGTTCGTTTTTTGTGTTCCATATGGCGTCATTAGTGTCAAAACCTCTTGAGGCAGCGGTTTGTATAGCATCTTCGTCATTAATTATACTAACATATGCTGTCTCTAGTCTGCTTGATGTTCCCAGATAATCTGATATCTTTGTATTTCTTGAACTATTAAAGTTTGGAAATCTTATTTTACCGTGACCATATTGCTTAGTTGTAATAGTTGGGGCATCGTTACCTGTTGGTGCTCCATCAGCCAAAGAATAGTAATTAACAAATTTTCTTGTTCTGGGATTATAAATAAAATTATTCTGAGTATATGCTAATCTATAACTTTTTACTTGATATAATCTTTGTTGTTGTCCTCCAACAACCAAACATCTTGATGGAGTATCATTCTTTTCTTTTCCGATGGTGTTAGATGATACTTGATAATTATTACATTCTAATGATTTTATAGTATTTTCAATAAGATTCGTACTAGGCTGTTTTAGTCTTGATATAGCTTTAACTTTTATAACATGATAAAGTTTCGTCTGATGTACTCGTGGAATCATTTCTATGCTAAAGTCACAACCAGCTCTTTCTCCAATATCATTTAATAAATCGGTTATGCTAAGAAATGGTCCTGTGGTTCGTATATCATTTGGCAATCTTTTCTTTATTCTAGTATTATCTGTATAAATCACATCATGAAGATCTAATACGAATTGACATCTATTTGTTCCAGCAGTATCTGCCATAGCATTTAAAGGTTGAGGATATACTACTCCAAATCTATTAAAAGCTGATGTTATTGGTTCATATAAATTGTCATTATCCTCTCTTTGCATACATTTGGATATGATTCTTCCAAATGGAGAAAATGCTCTTTTTATAGCTTCATTATTTCTGCCACTTAAAACAGTGTCTAATTTAAATCCGCTATCATGAGTTACTGAAGTTAACATCATTAAAGCATCTAGAATAGAATTTATACTAACTCCTCTATCGTCTGGTCGTGCTATTCCATAGTTTCCAGCGCCAAAAGACTCTAAAAATCCATAAATATTGAAAATATTAGGGATTGTTCCGTGCTTTAAATCAGTATCGGTATAAGTGGCACCAAGAGATTTTAAATAATTCTTTGGGCCGCCATATGTTGATGTTTGAGCCTTGCTAAAAATTGATCCAGCATATTTATCAACTATAATATAAGAAGAATTAAGAATGGTCTGTGGACCATTAATAATAACAGTATAATTTTTACCTCCGCTACCAATATCTCGTGACCAAGATTGAACAAAGCCCCCAAATTGAAAATCCCCCATTTTAAAATAAACAGGAGTATCGATTATATCATATTTGTATCCTGGATGACTATTCTCAGCAACGTTTGAGTAATTATTATTTTCTTGTATCCTTGTTTTTCTTCCAAAAAATCCAGGATCAGGATCTTTCCAGTATTTTGAGATTAATCCTTTAGTTTCTGATAATTCATAGTATACTTTTCCTGGAACTATTCTGTTTTCTATTGGAGTAGTCTCAGCAGCTGCCGCCCCAGTATATTTATCAATAAAACATCCTACTCCTTTACAAAGAGTATAATGATCATCACTATTAATAGAACCAGTGAACTGCTGATACATGCTTCCGTCATTTGTTGTTGGAGACGGATCACAAGAGTAGACCAATTCATCTTCTACTAAATTAACGGTCAATTGTGATGGCTGTGTTCCCCAACCAAAGTTGCTAGTGAAACTGGCTACACTAGCTCCTAAGAATAATGTTTGAGCAATCGGCTTATTATCGCCACTTGGGCATACTGTTGTTGGCATATTAATAATCTAAATAATTTTTACTATTTGTACATTGCTGATAAACCCATCCAACTGATTTTGAGTATCTTCCATTAGTAGGATCCCATGATTGAGTATCATTGGTCACATAAACTTGTCCTTGGGCATTATTATTACCCCTATTAAAATTAGCACTTCCGAATATGTATGAAGCCCTATCTCCAAATGGCTTTAATCCTTCAATAATTCCTGTTATAGTCTGATACACCGTTCCACCCGTCCACAACGGACAAGTGGTATTTTGCATAAAGAATCCACCCATGCTCGACGGAGGAACCACTCCAACCTCTATTGTTACGCTTTTTCTTGTTGATGTTTTTGTTCCAAGATTTTGTAAAACTGGCCCTAATGATCGACCCAAAACGAAAGCTTCTCCGATAACATCTGTTGGTCCAGTTTCTTCAATACTGACACTTTCATATAAAACACCACTTATTATTGTAAACTTATTATTAAACTCATAACTATATGATATACTACCCTTCTTAGGATTATGTGTTTCAGAAGTTGATATCGGTATAATATTTAATACGGAATTTCTAGAATATACTGGATTATTTGGGGGCTGTGGTGGATTAGATGCTCCTGGTATATATCCTTTTGTTCTGTCAGAACTGCTCATTGGTATACAGGCTCTTCTGTACAAATATGGCTTAACTTCATTTATCCATCCACTAACAGCATTAGCATACTTACTAGCCATTAAATTTTTGGTTGCTTGTAATCCATTATCTGCTATTGTTGTATTAAATGATAAATTGTCTAACAATCCAGTAGATGAACTTAAATCTAATTTTATCGGACTTCCACTACCACTAACGTATGGCAAACCAGTAATACTTGGACTACTAATACTTAATCCTATAATATCTCCTTGAACTCTAACAGTATGAATATATTTATCGTCAGTACTCATTTCTAGCGAATAATCTTCAATAAAAGTTATGCCAGTTGGCATAGCCAGCCAAGTATCGGTTATCTCATATCTAGCAGAAAGAACGTCAAAATTAGTGGATCTGAGATGATTATAAAAATATCCAGCAGACATTGGAGACCATAGAGCATTTCCTGTCTTTTTATCAAAAACAGCAGATGATCGTTCCATCACCCAGTTTTTAGCATTATTAAATGCTGATACTGCTAATGCCGGATATCTGTCAAAATCTATTTTATTACTAAGAGACAAATTACTTTGACAAAACCCCGTCCCTGATGGTATCCCTACTGCACTAATTGTTCTAGAAACTTTAAACTGAGGAATATTTAGATAATTAATATCAACTGATGCTACTGCTGTTCCTCCAGTATTTGTTTGGGTAGATTGGGGTTGTCCAGCAGTAGTGGTTGGCGCTGTTGGCTTTAACTTAGGATTATCATACTCTGTTTTTTGTATTACATTAATAGTACCTTTACTATAAACATAATCTTCTAATGGTTCTATACTCCAACTATCACTATAATCTTTAACATACCAACCACTATACGCAGGTTCCAAATACTCCAATACAGCGGTATAGTCTGCTGTATATATCCAATTGTCGTTGCTTTTATTAAAGTCAAAACTAACTGTTCTTACTCCAGCAGCACTAAATAGAGATGTTTCTGCTGCGGTTGGGGATGTTTTACACTTTATTTCAAAACTTCCACACGTATTAATTTTAAAAATTTGACTTAATCCATTGATTCCTGACATTATTGGACCTATTCCACTACCATTAGACGATTCCTTGGTGCTAACTTTACCCGTTAATGTTATTCTGTTGGTAAAAACCACAGTCTCTCCTGCTTCGTTTCTTTCAACAGAAGTAGAAAAATCGATGAAGGGGGTTGGTCCAGCAACAGTATGGATACCGCTACCATTATAATATACGCTAACAGCACGACTAGGAGGTTGATCAGATTGTATACTAGCAAAATCTTGTGTAGAATTTAGAGCTTCTAATGAATAAACCATAATCAAATATCCTTAGTATCTTATTTATGCTATATCAGACCAATTATGAGAGTATCCTGTTCTGAAAGTATAACCAGCACTACTAGATATTAATATCGTTGTGCTATTAGCAATTGTGATAATAATTTTATTTCTATCTCCTCCATCCGTATGAGTCCACACTTTAAAGATGGGACTAAGTGCTCCAAGACCAGACATTGCCTGAGTCCAAGAAGCCTTATTATCTGTTGAATGATATATTTTTCCCTCAGTTGTTGTGACAGCATATCGCCCATTACCCACATATATTCCATATCCATACGTAATTTTATCTACATTAAACATACTGCTTTGTCCAGATCCATTTATTATGGTACTCCAGCTTATTCCATTACTACTAGTCGCTACGCCCATTCCTGCTCCAAGTGATCTATTTCCTATTATTATAAACTCATTATTAAGATATTCTAATGATGAACAAGGCACAATTGGTCCTCCAAATGACCTTACTGTCCATGTTAATCCATCCGGCGATGTTGAACAGGTGCTTGAATTTTCTGTGGCGGCCACAATTATATTAGCACCATAAGCAATTCCTTTCCAATTAGCACTAGCAGGTAATGAAGAATAACTAACACTATTAACACTACCATTTAAGAATTTAATAATAGCAATTTCAGAACTAGTATTGGACGTTAATATAAAGTTATTATTAATAGGATCATATGTAGAACTAATCCACAAATGAATGACACCAGGCATGTCATCTGCCATATCATATGATTGCCAAGTTATACCATTATCAGTAGAATAATTAATAATATAACTATTATATGCTGCAGCAACGAACACTCCATTGCCATAAGATATTGTTGTCCACAATTGATTATCTGGTAAGTTCTTTAAGAGATAAGCATCACCATAGTCTTGAGATACCATAGCCTTGTTATTGCTGTATGCTACAGCAACAGCATTAGCTTGAGGTATGGCACTAGTTACTGTTGGAGTTATGGTTACTGTTTGAGTTACTGTTGGAGTGGTGGTTGTTGTTATAGTAGGAGTGATTGTTGGAGTAATGCTAATTGTTGGAGTTGGAGTTTGTGTTGATGTTATACTCGGTGTTATTGAAACTGTTGGCGTTATTGTTCTGGTTGGAGTAGCCGTGGCAGTTACACTAATAGTAGGAGTAACTGTTGTTGTTGGACTAATTGATATTGTTGGGGTAATTGTGACAGTATTTGTTACACTTGGAGTTATGCTAATTGTTGGGGTGATTGTATTAGTAGGAGTAATTGATGGGGTATTTGTTATCGTTATAGTTGGAGTAATACTGGTAGTTGGAGTTATGCTAGTTGTTGGAGTTATAGTAGATGTTACGGTTATTGTAGGAGTTGCTGTAACTGTTGGAGTTAATGACTTTGTTGGAGTTTTTGTGACTGTAGGAGTTATAGTATTAGTTGGAGTTAAACTATTAGTTTGAGTAATAGTTGGAGTAACTGTTTGAGTAATAGTTAATGATAATGATGGAGTTACTGTAATGGTTGGTGAAGGAGTTAACGAAGACGATACTGTTACAGTAGGGGTTGCGGTACGCGTTACGGTATTGGTCGGAGTACTAGTTAGAGTGGATGTATTTGTTAGTGTTATTGTCGGGGTTTGCGATGGAGTTGCTGTTACAGTTGGGGTGATGGTTTTTGTTGGCGTTGGACTAACATTGGGTGGTTCGTACAAAATTGCAACATTAGGAACAAGTTTTCCTTGTAATAAGAATCCTTTGTATAAAACTTCTATTTCATCACCAGAATAAACTGCATTTTGATAAATTAATTGACCAAGATTAATTGGAACAACTAGACTTTTGGATGGTGTCGGGGTTATTGTTGATGTTCGTGTTGGTGTTTTGGTAGTGGTTCGTGTTGGTGTTGTGGTTTTAGTTATAGTCGGAGTAACAGTCTGTGTTGGTGTTACTGTTGGAGTCACAGTTCTTGTTTGAGACACTGTTCTGGTAACAGTTTTGGTCGGAGTTATAGTTTGAGTAGCGCTAATAGATACTGTGGGTGTCTTTGTTGCTGTAACACTTTTGGTTGGAGTAACACTCTTAGTAACTGTTGGTGTTGCTGTTCTAGTTGGTGTTTTTGTTGGGGTGGCTGTTTTAGTTGGCGTAGGGGTTGGGGTGGCTGTGTAGCATACGCTTTCTGGACTAGTTTTATAAGCTTCTCCATTATCATCAACAATAACAGCATTAGGAGCAACATCACTTTGTGTTGCATACGTCCAGAATCCGGTATTAGCTCCGCCGCCTTTATAAAAAGCGGCTTTATACCATTCATTCTCGTTAGGAATCCAGTAAGTATTTTTGTTAGATGGTGATGGTTTGGATGTTCCCTCGATTATTCCGCTTAAACTATAAACTCCAGACTCAGTATCGTTTCCAGTTTGTCCACCATTATGTAGCCAATTAACATATCGTGCAGCACAAAACCAATTCATAAAATTAACTGGCTTATTCCCCATATCCATTTTTGCAGAATATGTGAAGCCTACCGACGAAGATCCTGATCTATTGATTCCGCCCCTAGGATCATCGCTCATTTCGGGTATCCATAATGCTAGCCCAAAATTAGACGTACTAGCAACCGCATTTAAAAACTGAACATATTCAGAGTTTGTTATAGCATACTTTTTAATTTGATAATTATAAGCTACTGCACCATAATTATTATTAGCAGCATCACCGGTATTATTAGAGTCCGTCACTAGTGCATAATTAGTTGAATCTATTAACGATGCTGTTTTGGCTATTCTGAATCCTATATCATTTCTTTTTCCATCAACATAATTAATATCAGAATAATTTTTAGCTAATTGACCACTAGCACTTACGAAAGATCCTCCTCTGAATTTAGGATAACCGTCAACAAAAGTATCAACTATCTCATTAATGTTTCCGCTCTGATCATAGGTTCCATAGTAACTAGAGATTCCATTTAATCCTACTGCTGATAAGTTACCAGTAATCCCATTCCAAACAGCCTGACTATTATAGTTAGAACTATTACAATTATTTAACATATTTTAATAGTCCTTTAGAAATTATTAGTAACTGAAAACGTAACTGTTTGTGATGGTGCAGAAACAATGGAGTATCCAGCTCCAGCTGGATCGCTGCCATTAATATTAACGGGAGAGTAAAGAGCATAGACTCTAGCTTTATAATTACCTAAACCTACCGGAAAATGAGATCCAAAAGTATAGCTAGTTTCAGTAGCTGATATTTGGCGAGAGCTGAAGAAAATATTAGTCGATAAATCGACATACATGACTGCTACATAACCATATAGAGTAAGAGAAATTCCTGGGACTAATAGTGTCTGTGTCGGATGGCTCCATGTTATTGCGGCTTGTAAATCTCCTCCTGTCGCGCTTAGAATATTTGGAGCACATGGATTTGCAGTATCATTATTAGGGTTCCACCTATACCATCCTGCATTTATCATACCTGCTATAGTTCTTGGGTCCTGATTAAATCCAAAATTGTAACTAATATATCTACTAAATAGTCTAATATAGACTGGTCTATTATTTAAATCTACAGGTGGATTACGATAGTATCTCATGCTAGACAGGTCTACTGGCCAACTATAGGTATAATTTTGTATTGATGCAACTGAAGAAAAGGGCAAATCATTCTTGGCCCATTGAAAAGTACTATCGAATATGGAACTATTAGAACTATTACCTAAATAAACACCATAGCTATAACCATATAGTGGAATTGAATCTACTGTTGTGTCTAGTGGTGTTTTCCATGTTAAAAGTGCTGAATCCTGATATGATTGCATTACAAAATTCGAAGGAGCATTAGCACTATCGGATAAAAGACGATCATTTCGCATGCTAGGACTAATTGTCATTGTTGGAGTAACGGTTACGGTACTAGTTACTGTTGGAGTAGTAGTTGGAGTAAATGATGGACTAACAGTAATTGTTGGAGTAACTGTGGGTGTTTGCGTATTTGTCGGAGTTACAGTTATTGTGGGTGTTACTGTTGAGGTTACCGTTGGAGTCACTGTCTCTGTTGGAGTAACTGTAATTGTTGGAGTAATTGTCTGTGTTGTTGAAACGGTTTGTGTTACTGTTGGTGTTGTAGTAATAGTAATAGTTGGTGTTGGTGTTAGTGTTGAAGTTACACTGGGTGTTGGAGTATTCGTTGAAGTTACTGTTGCTGTTGGTGTTACTGTTGATGTTATTGTTGGAGTAACTGTGATTGTTGGCGTGACAGTTCTTGTTACTGTTGGAGTAACTGTTCTTGTTGGATAAGGAGTTTTGGTAACTGTTCTTGTAACCATCGGAAGTCTGGTTGCGCCTATTTCACAATCATTACTAAGACTATCACACTTTACCACAGTATTATTCTGATAAAAGACACGAGGAAGAGGAATACTTGAACTAATAATACCAAGAGTATTAGTATAATCTCCATCTAGCCAAGTATTACTTATCGGAGGATCAGGATATGCAGGATTCATAATATAATATAGAAAATCTTCTCCCCCTGCTGTGCTCTTTTGAAAAGCCCAATATGTTGTATATGGATATGCTGCTAGAGTAGTAAGACCAATTCTTGGATAAGAGTTTTTACCATCTTTACTATAAAAATAACTACCATTACTATCAGTAGTAGTTGATAAATAATAAATACCATTAATTCCATCTTGTACAGCCTGACCACCAGAAACAATAATATCAGAACTATTCATTAGTTTACTAGTTAATACTAACATTTTCATTGGCCAATATTTCGTAATTTGCACCATGATTTGTTCTGTTGTACTAGAAGCAATAAATGCCACGATTGGTTTATCTATAGTGGCAGTATATGGAGATTCTTCGCTTAAAGTAAAGTAAGCAACATATTTATTTCCAGGAATAAGATTCGTGAATGTTACTAAATGTCCAACATTCTGAGGTGTTGGTCCATTGCCGTATGGGTCAATATCAGAACATGATGGAGCATTATTGCTTTGAGTAGCGTAATTATAAAATCCACTGGGTATTATAGAATAAAAATCAAATACTCCAGGATTTTCAAAACTATTAGTTGACATATTAAATATGCCAGGAGAAATAGTGATATTAGTAGTAATAGGATCATCATAATTTATACTAGTAACAGTTGACCATGCTCCATTTTTTAAAATTTTCCAACCAGTTGTTACCGGAATAACGCTTTCTAAGTTTTGAACAGGGAGTGTGGCTGAGTCTTCAAATGGATTACCATTAGTATATGACCATTTCTGAACATCATTCAGATTATCTGAATAATAAGCTGCTTTATACCATTCTCTTCTTGAGGGTAAATAATATCTAGCATTTGCTGATCTTGATATATCAAACTGTATACCATCGACACCAACAGAAGGACTGGATACAAAATCATAGGCACCAGTATCTATTATTTTTGTATTAGCATTATCTACTCTGTTATGTAGCCAATTACAATATCTCATTGCCATAAAAGCTGATACATAATTTACTGGTTTATTTCCCATATTTTGTAATACTGCATATTTTGAACCAGCAACATCATTATAGTCAAAACCTATTCCTCCATAAGTAGTATTTGACATAATCGAATGGTATAATAATCCAGAATTTCTAGAAGCTAATTGTCCATAACTATTACTATAATCAGATTCATCAGCAAGCAAACCACTAGGATCAACAGAATTTAAGAAGTCTACATATTGCTGATTCGTAACTTCTAAAGCTGATGCTTTGAAATTAGAACTAATTGATCTAATAATAAATGGATAATTCCCAGCAATGTCTCTAAATCCGGGTGTCAAAAAGTTTGTAGAATTATCTACAGTTTTAAGTATTGATATTTTACCAAAATATTCACTATATATGTCTTTATCTATTGTATACCACTCTTTTCTATCTCTATGATGTCCATAAAGTATAGATCCATCATAATTTATAGCTAATTGTAATATAGCAGGAGAGGATCCTGGACCACTTAATTGGGCATTTTTAATAAATACTGGCGATCCACCCGTAGTTGTTGGAAGTAAATTAATAGCATAAAAAGTATTTGACGCTGTTGAGGCGTATAACATACCAGAGTTTTTATCTATTGCAATATCGCCCAGTGTATTGTCTGTATCTAAAATAGGTAATGAAATATTCCATGTTTGTTTTCCTGTTGCTGTTGGCACATTACTTGATCCTGCATAGGAGAATGATATTTTGTTCAGAGTTTTTGTACCCTCTGTAAAATACCAATAGCCACTAGCATAATAATCTGCATTTCCTATAGATGTAGTTAAATAAGTATTTGATGAAGCTATATAAGCTAGTTGTGGACTGGTTGAGTTCGTATTCCACCAATACAATCCAGAAGGATCACTTTCATAGCCATTAAAGGTAAAATAAATCTGATCCTTGTCAAAATTATAAGCCAAAGCATTACAGGGGCTTTTCTGAAAAGTTGTTCCTGTGCCAAAAACTAAAGAACAAGCTCTTCTTTCTGGTATTACTTCAAAAAATAAATTTGTTTCTGTAATTCCATAAATTCTGGATTGTGGTAAAGTATCAGAAGCTGATGATCCGCTGACTGTAACAAAATTAGGTAAGTTTAGCGGGTTGCTGGTTGAGAATACTCTAAATCCAATATCTTTTTTAAGAGTAAATGAGTTATAATTATTCTGATTATGTATACCAATATTATTAGAAGTATCATATTTGGAGATAGTTCCACTATTCGAACTAAATGATCCTCCCAAAACTATTTTCGATGAGCTATAATTGTACTCTGGATTATATCCACTAAAACTAACATTATTTTCAATCCATTCAGCAACATTTCCACTTTGATCATAAGTTCCATAATAACTAGGAGAGCCATTGAATCCAACAGCACTAACATTACCAGTAGCAGCATTCCAAATTACACAATTGTTATAATTAGCCTTATTAAGACCAGGTATATCCAGCATTATTAATTTCCTTTATTTTTTTAAATACACTCAGGACCACATTTTACTGCAAGATAGTCCATAGCCTCCAAGGCATTGCTAGTATTAGTTAGTTTAAACTGTATAACAGCCTGACTCTGATTTTCTAAATTAATATTAGCAACAGTTAATAAATTAGCTTGTCCACTATTCTGAAATACAATATTACCACTACTCGGAGTTAGTGTGATAGCAGGAGATGCTGAAATGAATCGATATGTATGATTATCTCCTGGCATAGCATTACTAACATTAACAGATAATAGCTTTGTTCCAGAGCAGCAACCAACTGGTAGTGTTAATACTGGAGATCCAGAGAATGAAACAATATAATCTGTTATAGGTAAGCAATTATTACAATTTAATGTAAAATCATTACTATACGTTGTTATATTTGAGCAAGAGGTTTGTTGAACGCTCATGTTCAAAGTTATAAACTTATTCTTTGATCCATCGTATAATGAATTTTCTTTATAGACTAGGATAGTATCTCTAGTGTCGGTAGCGCATGATCCACTAGGGTAACAGAACCCAATGTCTGTTTTGATAACTCTAGAGTCAGAAGTTGCCACAAATTCACCAGATTGTCTTGAAACAACAACCGGCCAATTACTATCAACACGAGCAAAATTGTATTTATACGTTTCTCCAGGAATAAGATTATTTAGTCTAGAGTTTAAAACATAAGTATTATTACCGAAAGTATCCAATACAGCATTAGAGTCTTGAATAATCTCAAGCTTCTTTAGACAATTATCACAAGAAACTCTACATTCATTACTTTGTGCTATTGAATCATTACAACCAGTTTCTTTAATTTCTAGTCTTAGTTTCACATTTCTATCAATTGCTCCAAAATTCGTTGAACAAGTTGGATCTAATGAATATGGAATAACATTTGCTGTTCCATTAGGACATGTTCCTGTTGATGGGCAGAATGTTAATCTGCTAGTTAAACTTTCAAAAGTTGAATTAGCTTTAATTACTCCACTCATTGGATATAGTATTGCTGGCCAATTAGCTCCAGCACCCTTAAACTCATAACTATAATACGATCCTGGAACAAGATTACTAACATCTGCTAGAACATCAATATAATTTGTTCCATAGTTAAGAGAAAGATTCTTTGGTATTGTAGCATCTAGTATTGGTAAGCAGTTTTCGCAAGAGGCTGTTAACTCATTACTGTAAATAGTTTCAGCATCATAGTTAATTGGATCAACCATTAGTCTCAATTTAATATTTCTACTAATATATCCTGCTCTTGTAATACATGAAGAGTCAATGGTATAATCGAGAACATCAGGATCAGAACTAGGACAAATACCGGTTGATTTGCAGAAAGATAATTTGGCGGGGATTGACATTGATGTTGTTGTTGGAGTTAATAGTCCGCTCATTGGAGAGATTGTTACAGGCCAATTAGCATCAACAGCCTCAAAAACATATCTGTATTGTGAATTTGGAATAAGATTCAGTATGTCTGCATTAAATACATACTTATCATTTCCTTGTGTTAAATTCAAAGAGTTTGGAATAGACGCTCTTGGTTTGGACACACAGTCATTACAAAAAATACTTAATTCATTACTATAGGTTGATTCATTATTAGAAGATTGTTTAATTCTGAGTTTTATTCTTGCTGTTTTGTCTAATAGTCCAAAGTTGATATCTGATGATACATTGGTTGTGTATGCTAAGACTCCATTAACTCCACTTGGGCACAAGCCTGTTGATGGACATAATGTTAGTTTAACAGGAATAGACGCCACTTTATCTGTGGCTACCATTGTGCCACTTTGTGGCTGCACTAAGACTGGCCAATTAGCTCTGACACTACTAAATTCATATGAATATTCTTGTCCAACAATAAGATTATCTAAAGCAACATCAAAACTACTATAAGTATCACCAGCATTAAGATCAATTACAGAAGGTAACACAGCATGAGTTTTTGGTAAACAGTCATTACAGAGCACGGAAAAGGACGATGATGAGCTAGCTTGTGGAGATTGTGCTTTTTCAACTGGCTCAACTACTAGGTTAATAACAGAATATCTATCTTCTCTATCTATACTATTTGAAGTATCAACATAGTTTAAAACTTTATCATCAGCTTCTAAGCAGACATTGGAAGATGAACAGAATGATAGTAGACTAGTTATATTAGCATATTCATTTGAGGCTTTAATGACTCCTGATCTTGGAACTATCTTTACTGGCCAATTTCCTCCAGCTCCTTCAAAAGAGTATGTATATGATTGATTTGGTATTAATCCATTAATCTCTGATGTTATGCTTGTTGAATTTCCATCTTCTGGATTAAATGACATAGAGTCTGTTCTAATTGATAGTTGAGGAGCACATTCATCACATTCAACAATACATGGATGTGTATATATAACTTCATTAACATTATCATATTCTGTAATAGATAATCCAAGAACACTATATAAACTCTTTGGTCCAACAGCTAATCCTGGATCACTGATTTTTGTCTGTGGAGTATTGAAGAATACATTAGCATCAGAAGCTGGACATTCTCCAGTTGTTGAGCAAAAATATACATATGTTTTGACATTACTAGGATAAAATACTCCTGATAGTGGAGTTACTCTAACTGGCCAATTTCCACCATTATTAGTAAATTTAAATCTATATTTATTATTTGGATTTAATCCACTAACATTAACATCAATTGTTTTAATTGTTGACATTTATTTTACCTTTGTATATTGAGTTTAACAGCTGGTTCCTTCACTGATAGTCACACCCACGCCAACATGACCACCGTTACTAGCACAATCTAAGCATCTGATTTTAACTATATTACTACGATGAATTATACTAGAACAATCTGGGTCACTAAGCAATAATCTGAATGATGTTTCGGTTTTATACCAATTTTTAGTTCCTGCATTATTCTTTATTGAATATGGCAATACTCCTATTTGTCCATTTGGACACGAACCTGTTGTGGCACAGAAGCCTCCGTATAGGCTAAGCACAGCATCTTTTTCGTGTGCATATATTTGACCGGTTGTTGCAGATAATGAGAACGGCCAATCTGAATCTAGTGCTTGTAGTGAATAATTATATAGTTTATTTGGGATTAAATTACTAAGAGTAATATTTATTTCGTGTTCAGTTTCTTTTTTAATTCCGGTATTGACCACATCAAATTTTATTTTTGGAAAACAACCAGTGCAAGTCACTTTAACCGAATCGCTTTTATATATATTTGAAGCATCGTTTACAGCATAAAACGACAATTGTATTTTACTAAATGGATCATCTCCAATATTACATAAACAATCATCATAAGCTAATAGACCATCACAGTCTAAACAGCCAGTTTTTGATAGGCAAAAATATACTGTAGCATCAATTGATGCTGTAGCGGATGTTGAGGTTATGGAACCACTAATTGGTGTTATTACTGTTGGCCAGTTTGACCCTATGCCATTAAAAACATAGTTATATTTTTCAAATGGAATTAGGCCATTTATTTGAGCCGAAATATCTATAGGATTAGGCATTTGATATCCTTTTTAGTATGAATAACTGTTTATACACCATATGTTATGGACTGCTAGGGGCTGCTCCTGGAGGAGTACGATCAATAACTATGCCAAGAGCTGCGCTAGCTATTCCCACATCTCCAGCTGAGTTTTTAATCCTGGCACTAATTGTATATTGACCATCATTTTTAACCGCATCTTCTGGAATAGCAACGTTATAGCCTCCGAGGAGATCGGGCTCTGCGGGTACTGTGGTGACTACACTATTATTAACTAAGATTTCTATAGTATCTGTATTCAGTAGATTTATAGTATTGGGTATACTGAGAGTAACAACTGGAGAAACAGCATTTGTTATATTGTCAGTATCACTTGATCCAGTGTCTGATGTTGCTACTAAATCAATAATAGCATCGGCTAAAGAAGGCACAGATGATGGAGGTTGAGCATCTGGCTGACCATCATCAATTGTTAAAGTCGCACCAGGGCCGCCTGCTCCATTAGAAGATAATGCTGGCTTTCTGTATGTGACCACTAACGGATTACTATATGTAATCTCAGACGGACACGAATTAGAAACTAGTGTTGCTCTTAGCATAATATCATAGTCAATTGACCCTGTCCAAAATTTGGGATATGATGGTATGCTGTAATTATTAACACCATTTTGTCCAGGTTGACATATTCCTGTTGACTGGCAAAATAAAATCTTACTAGATATCTGAGGAACAGTAGTAATAGATTTTACGTCTATTGTTCCTGATGACGGTCCAATGAAAATAATTGGCCATTGGGAATTAATTGTTTCTATTTTGTACGAATATATTTGATTTTTAAGCAAATTATTAATAGATAAATTAAATTCATACGATGCATTAACTGTTGTGTCTGTTGGTCTATTTACTATATTAGGAACAGAACTAGATAGTGATATTGATGATTTTGGTAAACAATCCTTGCATCCTATGCTGAACTGATTGCTTATAGTTTCTGGACCATCAAAAGAGGTTGGGGTTATTGATAATTCCATTATTGCATATTTATCACTATCTTTCGTAAATAAACATGGCTGTGGAAGATTATAATTTAGAGTATTAGAATCACAACTTCCGCTTGTTGGACAGAAAGTCACTCTTGCTTTAATTAAACCCGTTGGAGTTGATGGCTTTAGTATTCCGGATATTGCATTAACGCTAACTGGCCAATTAGCATCTACACTTTTAAATACATATCTATACTCTTCATAAGGTTGTAAATTTTCTATCTGTGGATTAATAACTATAGAGTTACCATCTGCCAGAGTTAGTATTTCATTCTCTATACTTGATGGTATAACATTTGGCAAAAGTTTAGTAGCAGTACTCGTGAATCCGAGTAACGATCCTCCAATAGCTGGAATTTTTAATGGAATAGCAGATTCGTCTCTAACTATAAAATAATATGATGATCTTGGATCTAAAAATTCTAAATCAGAATCTGGATGTGGTGCGTATAGGTATCTTTTATTACCAAGCGAGTCTGATCCTTCTACTAGTTTTGTCCAAAATTTTGGAATTTTTCCATTAGCGCTTTGGCTGCTATATATAGCACTTATACTTTGAATGAATCGGTCATATTCTGCTCGTCCCTCATCTGTTAAATTTGCTGGAACAGTTTTCAATGACAGTCTTTGATTACCACTATAATATGTAATAAAAAATTGGCTATTTATAATCATGATATAGTCCATTCATAAAGTTTATGTTGCATAATATTATTTACACCCTATGTAAAATCTGATATTGGAATAGTATCCCCAATAACTCTGCCGCCCGCTTTTAATAAACAAACAGAAGGTATTGGCTGTGGTGATTCTGGCGAACCCAATAGGGCCGTATTTTTAACAGGTAACAGAACAACGGTGTCCTGGTTTTGCGCTGGATTTTCTAATATGAATTTTACTATTACTTGATCTCTTACAATATATGTCCAATTATTATTATAGTCTAATGCAGTATATACTGATGAGGCATTGTTATAAACCAGATTCGTTGGGTCGATACAACCAATAGCAGTGACGAAGGAAAATGTTCCAGAATATGATTGATTTGCTACGAAATTAACAACCTTGTTAAGCTCAATTAAGGTATTAGAAATTAAACTTTTAACAAAATATGTTTCTGTGGTTGGTATTCCTGGGCCAGTAACTGTTGATCCTAGTGTTATTGATGAACTTGCTCCTGTTGTATCCGTTATTTGTATAATTGATCCTCCGTTAGGACCAATCCCTCCAGAAGAAGTTGACAAAAGAAGGGTGCCAGCAACACTAGCTTTTGATTCTGGTGAACATATTATTAATAAATAATCAGTATATAATACATTATTTTTTGTATCTTTTATCGTTAATCTTAATAAAGTTTTCGTTTGTATTTTCTGTAATGCCTTAACTTTCATAAAAATTTTTGGAACCAAACTTGCTGAACCCTGAATAGAATAAGATCCTGATGGAGGCTCAAAAGTTATTGTGGTTGGCGGATTTTTAGGTAGGTTAATTGGAGTATCAAAATATAATACATACTCTGTTTGTTTTTTTATAGAAGATGGGATAGGGAAATATACAATAAATCCCTTTTGCCCTTCTTCTAATGAATAATTTTGTGTTGTAATCATATTATATTGTTTCTGATTGACATTTAATTGTTACTATTTTTTCAAGTAATTTTTTATTATTCTGCGTTACTGATATTACTGAAAATTTAAAGATACTAATATTTTGTTGATTATTGAGAATGGCTAAATTAATTGGAAGAATTGCTCTTCTTACAGAAATAGTTTCATTAGTAGTAGTTCCTGGTTTAGGAATAGTATAATCAGAATACTTGGCATCTTGTATTATTATGTCTTCTATATTGGTATTCGTAGTTAACTCAACAAATTCAAAACTATATTTATATGGTTCTGGTTTTAATTGTGTAATTTCAAACTCTAATATGGCGCCTAAACAACAATAATTCTCTATACTATCATTAGCAATGAGGTTATTTTCATAGTATGTCTTAATAGTTGGTATTGGATCAAAGCATACCGGCTGACTAACAAATTCAACAACTGATCCGTCTGTGAGTTTTGTATATAGTTTTCCAGTAACACTATTCATTACTAATTCACCAATTGATATCTGATCTGTGCTTGGAAATCCATCACCTTGCTCGTCTCTTTTAAATAATAGTTTCATGTTGGGCATACTCCTGTGAATAGAATAGATCCAAAGTCCCAGTTGCTTAGCAGATCATTTTCTCTTTGTACAGCTAATTCTGGATCTTCTTCCGATATTAAGTTTCCTGATGCATATATATAAGCATATGAACTTTGACCATTAGAATTATATGCTGATAGTCTATAGTGATAATTTATATTAGATTCAGTACCATTTATAACTTCATTAGTAGAAGTAATAAGATTACTAGTATCATTATAATTCTGCCACGATATTCCAGCATCGTATGATTCTTCTATTCTATATCCAAGAATTGGACTTGATCCATTTTGGCCAGCTTCCCAAGATAAAGCAATATCAGAATATATAGTATTATCAAATTCTCTAACATATGCTAAATTATATGGAGCTTTTGGAACAGATGATCCTGGGGTCATGCCACTAGAAGCATCAGAGTATTCACCTATTCCAATTAGGTTTTGAGCAGATATTCTAAACTTATACTGGGTTGCGGCAGAAAGCCCCTTTATTGTCGCTCTTGTTGATTCTGGTTTTGCTCTATCAACAGAATATGGAGACTGTATATCGGTCCATGTGTCACCATTATTGGTGGAAAACTGAATAATATAATTTATTATTAAACTGTTACCATCACTCTCTGGTTGATTCCATTTGATTGATAATTCACTATTACCAATACCGTTTGAATCAGGATCAAGAATTATACCGTAGGGTTTTCCTGGGGTTGTTGGATTGGTCTTTGGTACTCTGGATATTATCTTACCATTTTTATCAATTGTTAATAAAGCATTTGTTATATATTTACCGCTATTATCTGATAACGGCAATGGTCTTAAATAAATGTCTTCAGTAATAATATTAGGACTATATATTGTCCTATCTACTGTTAAATCAGCATAATCATAAACATATCCTGTTATCGTCACCTCTCCTATTGTATAAGTACCAGTTGGTAATGAACTTATAACATATGCTCCGCTTGTATTAATAGAAACTTTTGCTCTAGTATCATAATTCCATCCTGAAGGATTTGTTTTTTCTCTATCTAGATACTTTACAAAATAAATACCGGAAGATGGAGATCCGCTAGCTGCGTTTGGTACATTAGCATCTACCTTAAGAGCAGGAATCATACCTACTGGAATATTATGTGAATTTAATCCAAAAATATTTTCATCATAATTTCCATATCTTGTTTTTCTTTGTCCATAAACAAGGAAGTCTATGTTTTCACCAAGCATATTAAATGCTGTATGAGTATCTGGTCTTATACTGATACTATTAAGTGTGCTTGGTTTAAATTTTAATTGACTATTTTGTAGTTCGTCTTGTATGCAATTATATTGGTTCTTTGCAGTTCTTCCCAACTGCATATCCATATATGCTCCCTTAGTAACAGAGAATGCGTATCCATTCCCTAAATATGAGTTACCATCTGACCAAGGCTTTGGCGTACAAATTTTAATAGCTAAGCCTTGTACCGTTTGATCTGGTTCTCCATCGGGGTCAATAAAGTCTGCTTCTTGATAGAGGTCTTCTAATGGAGTAACTAGGTCAATAGAATCTTGTTCAGCTCCGTACCTAACTTCTGCTGCAAATTTAACATATACAATTTCTCTCGTATCATTTCTCATTAATTCAATAGTATCAAAACCTATTCCAAATTCTGATTCTAGTATTTCTTGAGTTAATGCTGTGGCACTTATACTAGCATCTGCCCATTTAGGTTTATTAATATAAAATATGATTCTACCATCTTCGACCTTAACTGGTCTCTTTGAGAATCTATTCCATTTAACCCCATCTGCATTAAGATACACTGCTGGAGACCACTCTGCGGGCTGATCTTTTCCCATGTGTGTAAGAATATTACCTTTATATCCTTCAAAGTTTGGATATATTTGTATTCCTTCTGTTATTTTTGTTATAGCATTTATTGTAACTTTTGCTGGGATTTGAACGCTATCAATAGTAGTAGATGGTTCATATTCTATTTGTGAAAATGCTTTTATCTCGTGACTATTTGGATTATCAAAATTACCGGAACTTACATATAAAGGTCCGTATGGTTGACTTGGCATTGTTATAGCATTCAATCCAGTATTAAAAACCAATTTATTTCCCGGAATTGCTGCTAAATCATTTTCTCCAGATCTATATATCAAAGCACCTTCAGACCCAGGATAAGACGGTATTATATTTCCACTGGAGTCTATTTTGCTTATTTGTTGATATAAAAGATTTTTAGATCTTAATCCACTAACGTCAACATATCCTTGTGATATAAGTTGTATTCCGCTTCCGCCAACTAACCACATATTACCACTTGCTGATAATTGAATATTCTTATCTCCAAGAACATTAAAATATTGTCCATCTATTTTTTTATTTCCAGTATTTATACTAACTCCTGGCCAGCTTTTTGGACCTAGTATTGTAAACCATGAATTGCTCATAATTGAATTTCCTCTTTAAATAAACCACCCAGGACCATTGGTTTTTTCGTCACACCACCAAGGAAGATTATCTGATTCTATTAAACCAGCATCTGAACATAAAGAGAATGTGTCTGTTTCTATTCTCTTGGGTTGAGCAGAGAATATACATCCAGTACAACTAGCTATAGTTCCTAATATTGATTTTGTATTACGATTATTCCATTGGTCATCAAGATTAGTGGCTGGCGTTTGTGTTTGCGTAATAGTTTGTGTGTTTGTTTGTGTGTTTGTTGTGTCTGTTCCACCACCTTGTGTGAAATTTAATTCAGATAATGATGACATTATTGTGCCATCACCAATCATAATATGATCAGCATATAACCATCCACTCACACTTAAATTAGCAAATACTTTTGTTTCTTGGTTTGTTACAGCATCGATACCTGAACCAACCAAATAAGGTTCGGGTCTTTTGATACTAACAGATGATGTTCCAGTAACACTGTTACCATTAACTGGTCTGTAGTATGCGGCTTTATGCCATTCACTAAGTTCTGGTAGCCAGTATTTTCTATAAGATCCTTTAGCTATACTATAAGTGTCTACATCAGTAAGATATATATTATATGATCCATTATTAAGTATATAATCAATATTATTTTCAGCAATTATTGGAAGAGCCCCATTGTGCATCCAATTTATAAATTTAATAGCATTTAAATAACTAACAAAAGTGACTGGCTTATTAATCATGGATGGTTTTGGAGAGTACTCATAAACTCCTGTGTCTATTCGTAGTATTCCTCCAAGGTTACTGCTCGTCATTCTAGAATCATATAATTTACGATCTACTACCTTACTGCTAGCTGTTGCATTTAAGAACTTACAATATTGACTATTAGTAATTTCATATTTACCTATTCTATAAAAATTATTAACAACGCCTAGATTGTTTAATATTATAGGAGAATATGATCCAGTTGATCCTTTAACATATGTACTTGATGAATCTTTAATATTTCTAGGATCACCAACCGTAACAAAGGACATATTTAGTCCGGTTGCCTGAGATATAGCGGCCGAATCAATTATTCCCTGTAGCCCTGCTATTCTGAAGCCAACATAATCAAATCCCGACATTCTAGGAAGAGACTCTATACTTTTTAAACCACTGGGGCCTATTTCAACATCGTCTGTTGTTAAGTAAGATCCTCCAGCGGTAAACTCGTTTATGTCACGAGATTCTATAGATGCTTTTTCAACCCACTCTGCAACGTTTCCGTTCTGATCGTATGTTCCATAATAAGATGGTAATCCATTTGTTCCAATATCTGATAATACTCCACTAAATAAATTTCTGCTAATATTATAATTATAATTTGCAGATGAGTAGTAGTTTGAAATGCCGCTTCCTCCAGTTGTTACCACAATAGGAAACATATCTGTTCTAGTGGTTGCAAATGGAGAATAAATGCCAGATGGTTGTAATACTCTGCCAGAATTAGCTTTAATTAATAGTGCTGGTTGTTCATCAAGTCCATAAACTATAAAATTAATATCTTTTTGTTTGCTGTTAAAGACAGTATCTGTTAATGGTCGCACACTAAGAATATTTTCTGTTGAATCAGACAATGTACCTTCATCAACACTCTTAGTCATCGTTAAATATCCACCCTTAGTTATAGAGTAAACATTAACATTTGATGTAATATTTTGTACAATATTTTGATCTACTAAAAGTCCAACAACGGCACTACCATTTGATTCTAAACTAATAATTTTTCTGTATATATTAGATCCATTTGATGAGATCACTATTTGATCTCCAGCAGCAAACTCATCAGCAGAAACACTATCTGTGAAAGTAATTTGTCTCAAGCAGGCTGTTGCGGGTCTTGGGGAATACTTTGTCCAAATAACATCTCTTTCAGTTAAGAAATAGTCATCTAAAGTATATATTCCAGTGATTGCTCCATTTGACGTTGTGCTCAATAATTTATTTGCTGGCACAGGAAGTAAAAGAGCCCCTGCCGAATCAATACTGAGTGGACTATTAATTAGTTTACCGCCAGAAGCCATCAATAGTCCGCTAGATCCCAAATTACTAATAGTAATATTAGTAACATCAATATTTTGTGAAGATATGGTTGTTAGGTATGAGGTTCCTGTAGCATATACTGAGGACGATGAGAATGTTATTGATGATTGGGGACTAACTGTTATCTGACTATTTCCATTAGATAATAGTAAATTACCATTATTGTTAATTTGTAATCTATTTCCACTATATCCAACATATGTAGAATCTACTGTAGTTTGTATGGTTTTTATTCCTGTGACACCAGAAACTACTGTGATATCTAGTGAACCCTTTTCTCCATAAACTGTTGTATTAACTGCTCGTGATTCTATCTGGGCATAATTTGTTTGATTGCCTGTAGAATTTTTAGCAGAAAGGTTGATCTGGGAAACAACACTACCACTTGCTATATCTGTTGACGGTTTATGATAAAGAGTTATATTAGCTGGATAGCAGGATGTTCTATTCTCTAGTCTTAAGCCTTCTTGACAAACGGTATTAACAATATGGAATACTGTTGATGGCCGTGAGCCTGACGGAATGTTGATTCCTACTCTTCCGTCATAAGAAAAAAATAAATTTTTACTTAACGATCCGCTTCCATAAACTATAAAATCGCTACCATTAGTACTATTGTTAACAATGAAAGGATATGTACCACTAGTTGGGATAATGGTATCTGCTGATGATGCTGAATTTGCTCCGATAAATACTCTTTGAGACTCTGAATCCCAATACATTTCGGCATTATTCATTTCTCCACTTAATATAGAAAAAGTATCAGAATCATTATTTAATGACTGTACGCTCATTCTTTCTGGAGACTTATTATTTAGTACTACCCAATCCTTCCCTGTCGATGCTAATCTGGCATAATTATTAAATGAATCTAGTGTGCATACTAGTGACCCATCTTTATTATTCACAAATAATGAGTTTGATGATTCTATTAGTTTTAATTCAATAATAATATTGTTTGACTGGTCTAATGATGGAAGACTAATGCTAATAGGTTTTGAAGAGCAGTCTACAAGATATAAGGCACTTATAGCATCTAAAGATAAGTCTTTATCAATAACGATTGTATTATTTAGTCCTTTATCAAAAGAACTTTGATTAGCAAATACATAAAAATCATTACCAGAAGATGGAAAATCTACTGTATTGTTATTATTAGACGATGAAATAGTCTCAATTCTTTTAACAACAATATTACCACTATTATCAAATACTATTTCTCCAACACCAGTTTCAAATAAGCGACTATTTAAGTTTCTGGCTATGTAAGGAATTAAATATCCTACATGATTAGTATTAAGAATATTATATGTTTTTATAGCAGATACTGGCTTAATAACGTCATTTTCTATAACGAAATTAAATCCAATATTATCAAATACTCTTATTAGTTTGTTTGACATATATTAGGTTCTCATTGGGCGATTATTGGCTGCAGTGTTTAGATTACCTTCAAATTGTGATCTGTCATATTTTGCCATAGTGTTTTGACTAGTTTGACTACCAGCTAATTGTCCTGCTTGTGCTGCACTACTTACTATTCTATCTCCTTCTTTTCCTAATCCTGTAAAATCAACAACTTGTCGCCCAGTAACTTCTGCTGTTAATGATGTTGGTATTTGACTAGCAGTCTCTGACCAAGTATTTGCTGAACTAGCAATTGTTTGTGAAGCACTAGCGAATGTTTGGCCGAAATTATTTAATGTTTCAGTACTACTTTGCATCATTTGACTATATGTTTCCATTCCTGATTGGAGTGCGGTGCTTAGTTGGTTCATGGCCTGTCCTACTGCAGCACTAATACTAGACGATATATCATTAGATACACCACTACTACCACTACTACCGCCACTACCTCCACTAACTAGTCCAGCTGCAGCATAATATTTGGGTGCAACTATTCCACCATTGGCCAAATAGTTAACAATTCCACCTCTATTGAAATGGCCACTATTTATAGCATTAAGTAGAGGCATATGCTGCTGACTAGATTCTCTGTTAACAACAAATTCTCCAGGAGTTAGCATGGCTGGTACAGTATCTGTTCCCTGAGATAGATAAGGTATTAATGCTCCATTATTAGCATATACTATACCACCCTTATTAAATTTTTGTATTCCTAATTTATGTAATTTTTCAATAATTTCTGGCGTAACTTCATCGGCTGGGATATTATATATTTCCGTTGATTTAGCTCTAAGACTTGGACCTCTAACATGGATTCCTCCTTGTGAATCAAACTCATAAACAGGTTTACCAGTATCTTCTACCTGGGCGTGGGCTTTGGTTTCAAACTTTTCTAATGATCTCTTACCAGTTTTAGGATCAATAATAGCACCTTCAAAACCACTATAGTTGACATATTTATTATCAACACTCGTGGTTGATCTACCTGTTCCGACTCCTCTAGACTGTTTATAAGAATTACTCAATCTACCATAAGCTTCAGCTGATTCTATGAGATCTGCTGGCGCATTTCGCATAGATCCATATGTTCTAAATTGATTTGGTATGCCAGCTTCTACAGCACTTTTCCATAAAGGATCACTCTCATCATAATAAGATTGTCCCAAACCAGTCTTTTCTATTTCAAAAACTCTCTTACCTTCATCTATTTGTGCTTGATAAAGCATAGTGTTTCTAGTCTTTAATAATTTATCAATTTCTTCTTTTTTACTAACTCCTTTTTTAAGTCCAAACCAACTATCTGGCTTTTCTTGAGATCTTAGAGATGCTATTTGAGCATCAAGTTGTGCTAGTTGTTTATTTGCAGTAAGAGATGCTGGGGTCTTAGCTTGGTTGACTCCTGCTATAAAATCATCAAACGTAGCTTTGGATGCTGCTAATCTCGCTTCACGTTCTGCTATTCCTCTTTTTGTAATTGGAGTGTCTAGTAGGTCTGCTTTCATTGGATTATAAAGACCAGGGCCTTGTTTGTGTTTTCCTGTTCTCCTAACACCCGGAATAACCATTTGAGCATTCTCACTCCCGGCTATCGGGCGCTCCTTTGATACTTTCGGATCATATGTTCTAAGACCATCAGGAAATTGCCTGGCCTCTTTTACATCACGAATTAGTTTTAGATCAAAATCGTTATACCCTTTATCAAATTTCGCATATAATTGTGTCATCAGATCATCAGAATTTAATCCGGAGTCTACTAGATACCTGGTTACATCATCGTATAGTGAGCTGTACGAAAGGTGGCTTGGACCTTTGGTTGTATTTTTATCTATATATCTTGTAAAAAAACTATCTAAAGTTTCTTGCGCTTTAGTGTCTAAATTACTATTTTTAATAATACCTCGCATAGCAAATGCGCTCTCTTCTGCATTACTGGAGAAAGGCTTCATCCTAGCCTCTCTGGCTGCTTGCATTTGAGCTTTTTGACCAGATGTCATGCTCTCAAGCTCAGCTTTTTGCATTTTTGCCAAGCTTTGTCTTTCAGCCTGTCTGCTTGATCTAACAGAAGCTCTACTTTGTTCTCTTAATTCCGCTTTACTGGGTGCTTTTTTAGTTGATTGTGTTGCTGTTGCGGTTGATGCTGTTGACTTCGCTTTGGTTCCAGCGGGCGCCAAATCAGCAAAAGAAGATTGTGCAAATGGTACGACTTGTCCTTTTACTTTTTTGGTTTTCCAAACCGATAATAAACGATCTGGAGACGGACGAACAATTGTACCATCTTTTAATCTAATACCATTTTTTAATATCGTATCATATTGAGATAGTGAATCTGGATCGCTAGCCAATTCAACTATTTTATTTAATCTTGCTTGTAGTTCAGCTGATCCTCCTAAATCAGGATGTGTAAACTTATTATATTTTCTTACTAGATCACGAACCCCTTGCGAAGTTAATGGTGTTCCTGGTTGAACTCCTAGTATATCATATACTGATGATTCTGATGAAGATAATTTGGATAAAAATTCTTCTTTACTCATTTCTTTAGCACTATCAATAGCACTTGATGCTTTTCCTGCTTTTGATGGAGTTGTGGACGATTTAGCGTCCGCTTTTGCTGCCGCCGCATCAACTTTCGCTCTATCTGCTGCTTCTTGTTGTACTTTAGCAGCGTCTTTTGCTCTCGTTTTGGCAGCAGCATCGTCTTGCATTTTAGCAGCATCGGCTTTTGCTTTTGCAGCAGCGTCTGCTTTAACTTTTGCAGAAGCGTCTGCATCTGCTCTGGCTTTATTAACCGATTCAGCTTGTGTCTTAGATGAATCAAGTTTAGCTTTGGCGTCTGCATCTGCCTTAGTTGTGGTTCTTAAACTATCGTCTACCGATCCGCTTCCTGGGGTGGCATCAGGAACTTGACCCTTTCTTGGCTGAACATAGACAGTGGATGGTCTTTGTGGTGCAGCATTTACTGTTGGATCGTACCCTAGTGCTTGCTGAGTTTGTCCTGGTCTTGGCTTAACATAAATAGTTCCTTGTTTTGCATTCTTAACTGACGCGGCTGATGCTGCTGTATTTGTTGGGGCGTATTTTGTTGTTGGATTAACTCTTGGCTTAGCCCAATCTGGAACAATACCCTTAACCCCCAACACATCACCCATTTGAGTAGCAACATCTTGAACACCTTCAACGAAATTATCCACTCCTGCTCTAACGGCACGACCAGCAGACCTAAACGGAGCAGCCGCTGTGCTTGTTGCTCTGGGGAACGCACCAGAAATGTACGAACCCATTTCTCTAACATCTCCAGCAGCCTGAGCGGCTCCTCCTACAACATTATCCACGGTTGCTCCCACACTTCTAGCAAATCTACCAGCCCCAGGTAATCTTCCGACAGTATTTCCTGCTGCTCTTCTTGCTATTCCAGCGCCAGAAGAAACGACTCTTCCAGCAGCACCACCAATCCTACCGGCGGCATTAAATACCGCTCCTTCAGCATTAATTAATGCTCCTGCGCCTTGAGAGGCTGCATATCCAGTAGTTTGCGCAAATGCTGTACCGAAGCCTAAATAACTATCCATACCACCAGCTAGTTGCACATTTCTAGCATCATTGCGTTGTAATGCAGTTTGCTCACCGGTTTGTATCGGTCCCATACCAGCAACAGCTTGCCCAGCTTCAACAAAACCCATTGCTCCAGCACCCATAGCATTAACACCAACTTCAGCAGCCGCTCTTGTTGCTGCAGAATAAGCTCCTGGTTGATTATTTAGTCTTTCACTGTTTGCTGTAGCTGCTCTTGCTCTTATAACAGCAGCATCTTGAGCAGCCGCTATCTCTTGAGGCGATGGCATTGGTCTGCCATTAGCTCTAGCCTCATCATACATATTTTCTGCTGTTCTATTTCTTAAATTATTCTCATCCCCAATTTTAAAGGCTGTATCATCTCCAGACATAGCATATCCAATACCTCCAACAATAGGAGATGCAACTGTTGCAACTGCTCCGGCAGTTATATTTGCTGCCCCATAAAGAGCGTCTCCAATACCCTGAGTTACTCCTCCAACATATCCTGCTGCTGCTATAGCAGGATTACTGCTATTTATATATAATGATGCTTGTCTATCTTCTTCAGCTTTTTGTTGTTGTGCTCTAACCTTTTCTGCCGCACTAACTTGTTGAGCCCCCTCAAATTGCGCTATCGCTTCACTATTAGCTTGATCCTGTAATAATTGTTCGGTTGTTGGAACAACATAATTTTCAAGTTTTTCCATATATGGTTTTGGCATATATTTTCTTTGTTCAGTCCTGTACTGTTCTCTTTGATCTTCTTTAACCTTTCCTTCACTAAGAAGTTGATTAAATTTATTGTCTATTTTACCTGTTTGTTCATCTAATTTAGCTTGATTTCTTTCATTGATTACTTGTTGTCTTCTTCCTTTTTTATATTTTTCTCTTTCTTCTGGATCATCTTCCATTGCATAAGTATTAGGATCTTTGCCTGATCTAGACGCTTCTAACTTCTGGTTAAATTCAACATCAAATGCTTGTTCTTGAGCTGCTATTTGTGCTCTTTTTTCTATTCCTATTTTTGTGCTAGTAATAGCACTATCTGCTTCTCTCTTTTTCTTCGTGTCGCTTGAAGTTGTAGCCGTTTGAATTGAAGAAGATAATCCTGGACTAGCAGTTATTCTATAAACATTTTGTGTTTCTGCTTTTGCTCGTATGTTTGGATCATTACTATATTCATATGGATCTGTAGCGCCAACAGATTGATAAGAATTTATTTGACTATTCGGCTTAAACAACTGATTTGGATACTTTATCATTGTCTCAGTCGCTAGTACATTTGATGGTGAACCAAGAGGAAAGTCAAACCAATCTCTGCGTGAACTTTCTCTATCTCTAACTGTTTTCTGAGACTCAAACCTTGGAGTATTAGGATCGCTTCCATATGTATAATTTCTTCCAGCAACATAATCTCCAGGTAATGACACCCTAGGACTTGGAACCATTGGACCATTATTCACACCTAATCTTCCATCCTCATTTTTAATTTCTGGTGTTCTCAAATTAACAGAAGTATTAGTCTGGGTTGCTTGTTGAGTTTGCTGGGCCTCATAAGCTCTATTATCTGCTATGCGTCTAGTTAAACCAAGTAAAGGATCTCTTGTTTTATATTTTGGATCATTTGGATCTGGCTTTTGTAAAGGCTTATTGGTAGTATATTGTTGTGTAAATCCTGATTCGATTACAGCATTTTGCTCGGCAGCCTGTTGCTCATTGCTTGGTCTTGAGTAGCCTTCATTTATTCTGGAGGCCATTGCTGGATCAACAGAGCCAGGTTTTCCTCCGTTGCTAGTTATTGGAGGCAACGCACCAATAAATGATAGAGCGCGTAGACTTCCTCTATTTCTACGATCAGAGCCTAACTCTTTTAGAGCCGATCTTTCTTCTGGCGTTATCTCATTAGACTGAGCACCTTTACGATAGGCACTATTTACTAAAGAAGAAATATTACGATCTTTTTCTACAGTATATGGACCGACCTCTCTTTTTATTTGATTAGATTTTAAGGTTGCATATTCTGTTTCTTCTTCTGAGCTTCTTCCTTTGCTTCCTTTAAGCCACAATGATCGTCTTCGTAACTCTTCAGATTTGATCTTTTTCTTCTCATTAATAGCTTCTTGAGTGGGTCTAATTTTTGTTGTTGTTCCTCTGCCCCATGGAACAACTTCTGCTTTTACTAAAGGAACTGGTAGCGATGGTTGAACGACAGATGTGGTATAGCTCATATCTGGCTTAATATCGCTCTTGGCCACTTGTGCCTCTTTGGCCTTAACCTCTGCTGTTTCTCTTGCGGTTTTGGCAGGATTTTCCACAGGCATTGGTTGACTATTAGTATTAGCACTTACATTTTCAGCTTTTAATCTATCTGCTGCTAATTTCCTTTCTCTCTCTTCTATTCTGACCATATTAGCTTGAGCCCTAGCTTCAAAATCGGGCTTAGCTTGTTCAGCAGCCATTCTTTCAGTCCAATTAACTCCATCTTTATGAAACTCCATACCTGATCCTGGACCATATCCTATTGCTTCTTCCGGAATACCAGCCGCTCTATATGCGTCATTTACCGCATTACTAGCCATTCTGCCCATATTAGTAGAATTAGGTTTATTTTCCACCAGATCCAAATCGTTAATGATGCTACGATCTGTTGTGGCCGAAGAGTCCCCCATATTTGCCTGAACAGCATATCCTTGATTTCTATTCATATCTATCTGACCAAGGCGTTGTTTTTCTTCTGGGGTGCTATATCTTTCTCTTCTGTCTCTCATCGTTCCGCTATGGTCTATTCTAGCATTCATAGCTATCTGAGTTTCTTTCCAAGTATCCTTATAATTACCAGGATTATATGAGTAATCAGTTATAACACTATTAACTCCTTCTTTTTCTTTATCTATCAGTTCCTGTTTCTGCTTATCGTCAAGTTGATCCCAAGCACCACCTACTCTGCCCGTAACCATATCGGTATTATTTTCTAATCTTCTTCTTGCTCTGGATTCAGCATAATCGGCCACGTAAGCATTTTTGTCTTCATCTGTTGACCAATTGCCAGATACAGAATCTAAGGTAGATGCCACAAAATTCCTGGTCCCAGCATTAATTTCAGCATCCACTAATTCTCTACCAGTTGCTTCATCAGATGCTCTTTCCTTACTATCTGAACTATTATATGATCTAGTTCTAGACTCTATATTTCTATTTATCTGTGTTGCTTCCTCTCTTTCAGCATCTAATTTACCCTGTACATCTGCTCTGGTTCTGGGTTTGGCTACTTTTCCTCCATCTGCTAAATAAACTACTCCGCCCTTACTATAATTCCCACTATTAATAGCTTTCAATAATGGCAAGTGTTCTGCTGTTGATCTTGCATTAATAACAAACTCGCCCGGAGTTAACATGGCAGGAACAGTGTCGGTTCCTTGTGGTTGGAAATTTACTAATTGACCTTCACTAGCATAAATTAATCCTCCACGAGCCTTCGGAGGAGCAACTGGAGCAGCAACAGCTACTCCCGGATTAACTACTTTCTGTCCAGCAGCATTAACTCTACCCTCATTCATATCATTATTAAGCATACTAGCTTCAATAGTTGTTCTAAGATCATCTATACTAACTTTAAGGTTAGCATTTGCTGATACTAGAGCCTGCTGAGATTCTAATAGAGCCAATTCTCCTTGTGCCTTAGTAGCATCAGCTTGTAATCCAACAGACTGTAAATATTTGCTAGAAGCTTCTTTCATTGCGGGATCAGCATTAGGATCTTCCATAGCGGCTATTGATTGTCTAACAAGCGGATTATTCATCATTCCGCTCTCTATCGCCATACTCTTTGTTAATTGTATTTGTTGTTGTTTGAAATAGTCAGCAACAGCTTGATCGGCGCTTACTCCTGGCTTTCCTTTGCCTTGAGCATATTGATTTCTTATATTTAATTCTTGAGCAGCTCGTACTCCAGGATCTTGTGATAAGGCCAAAGTTTCTTTTCTTTGATTGGCTAATACTGTATTACCAGCCTTGGTGGCTTCTCTTACACTTCCTGTTTCTCTTAATGTTTGATTAAATGCTTTACGAGCATCTCTTTGATTACTGGCATTGTTTAATCCTCCAGAAAGATTTCGTTGAAGTCTTATGAATGTTTTATTAAGTTTATCAGCTTCTTCTGGGGTGTTAGTTAATAGCTGATTAACAAAACTTTCTCTATTCTTCTGAAGCTCTCTAACATTCTTTAAATTGTCAAATGCTTTTTCTACTAATTCTGTACTAGTAGCTAATGTATCTAAAGCTTCTCTGGTATCTCTTAGTTGATCATCTAATGATCTTAGTTGTTCAGCAGACTTTTTAAGCTCATTAGGATCACTAATACCCTGTCTTTTTTCTTCTACAGCCGTTCTCTGTGCTTGTAAACCAACCATTCTATTCTGAATGCCGCGAACAGTCGTTTCTCCACCAGCTAATTTGGACACATCCCCCATAACTCTTGCTTGTTTCTCATCATAAGTTTCACCAACGCCCGTCATAACCTCTCTAAGATTCATATCTCCTTGAACTCTAATATCTCTAGCTTTCTTAAAATAGTTCTGAGCATCTTTTGCTGCTTTACTAGCATCCTTAAGACCTTCAGAGAAATCGGCTAATGCCCCTTGTTTAAACGATGATAGGGCCTTTACTGCTTCAAGCGTTTTGACTCCAAAAGCCCCAAGAATATTATCAGACTCTCCTAATCCTTCCCTAAAAGCATCTAATTCTGCTTGAGGCGTATCATTTTTTTTCTTAGCTTCTTCTGCTAAATTATTTATTCTTGTTTCTGCTTGTTTTTTAAGACTTGTCTTTTGTTCATCTGATAAGTTTGTTTTATCTATTTTTTCATTAGTAATTTTAATAGCCTCTGCCTTGGCTTCGTCAACTCCCAAACTTCCCTTGGTACTTAATTTATCTGCTATACTTTTTGTTATAGCATTAGGTAATTGTTGTTGTAATTGCGCTCCTCCTATTAACTGATTTCTAGTTTTTTCATCAACTCCTGCTGTAGCTGATTTTAGAGCATCATTAAAGTCTTGTTCAGAATAGGCGTTTGGATTTTCAAGAACATTTAATTCTCTTAGCTTTGGACCACTATCTTCTGATTGTCCTCTTAATGCTGATCTGCTTTTTTCTGCCGATGATTTTCTAACATCCGATTCGAATTTTATTCTATTAACAGATTCACTAACAATACTTGATAATTTTTCAAAACTAGCTGCTAGTTTTCTACCAGCTTTATCCGCCGCCTCTAAAGCATCAGACATCTGTTTTGTCTTTATTGCAGATTGGACTTGAACATTGGTCAGTATTTTTTCATTAGCAACTTCATCTAATATAGCATCTTGTCTTTGTTGTGAAACCTTATCATATCCACCTTCTGATATTATTCTTGCTCTAACCGTTTTAAGAGCATCTTCATCTGCTAATACTAATGCTCTTCTAGCCCCAATTAATTCTTTATCTGCTTGTATAGATTCTACACTAGCTCCAGTATTAATTTTTTGTGATATTAAAGCAAATGCCTTATCCCCACTATCAGCATTTCTTTCTGCTTGTTTACTAGCTAGTTCATTAACATCCTGAACATCCATCTTCGGCTTTTCTGCTCCGGATAGAAACTGTGTCCATGTTCTAGTTAGGCCCTTTTCGTTTTCAGCAACTTTAGTTTCAGCAGCTACTGCTTTGAGTGAAGATTCTGATGATCTAACAAGAGCCTTATCTAAAGCCTTTTGTAAATCTATATTACCAAGATCTTTCTCAAAATCCTTGAAAGCCTTAGCTAAATCTTTTTCAGAAGCTGCCACTTCTTCAAATCGTAAATTCTTTTCCATTTCTAGAGCAGCAGTTTTTTGCGCTCCAGTAAAATCAAAGGCAGCATCAGCACCGGCATATAAAGCTGTACCTATAGCAACAGCAGCGCCTAGGTAGGGATTGATCGCCATTAACTGAGAGGCAGTAGTTAAACCAGTTGCTAGTGTTGAGCCAGTTTTTTCTATGGCCGCACCAGTTTTGGCAGCTCCTACTTTGCCTGCGTCTGTTGAGGTATCATACATTAGATTTGCAATATTTTTTCCTTGTCCACCCACTAAACCAGCAGCCATTCCAACGTCTCCCAAAGCTGTTCCAACGCCTTGAGACGCTGTACCTGAGAAATACCTTCCTTGGATGGCCTTTATAATAGGACTGTTTCTAATATCAGTTAAACCAGCGGCCCCAACTCCTTTTTCTCCCTGCTCTTTGGCCATCTCATTAATCATTTCTCTTCTTTTACTAACTTCTTCCTTAGCAAGAGCAAGTGCTTCTGATGCTGATTTGACTGAGACACCTCTAACAGTTCCAGCATTCTTATACTCTTCTAATCTCATTGCAATAAGCTGCTTGTCCATCTGAGCTAATGTTTTACGATCAGTCATAGATTGAGAAACATAACTTTGAATATCAGCTCCACCAATGCCCATACCTGAAAGTTCTGATCTTTTAATTCCAGTAACTTTTTCTGTGGCTGATGCGAATGCCTGCTCTTTAATTTGTCTTTGTTCTTTTTCTAATCTTCTATTAGTTCTTCGTTCTAGTTTATCTTTGTCTCCTAATAATGATGGATCTTTTTTGATTAAATCTTTTTCTATTTGTGATTTTCTTTGCGCTGTAATTAATTTTTCTTTTTTCTCGGCTTCTGTTAAAATAGCTTGCTGGGCACCACCCGAACCAAGAACTTTACCTGTTTTTGATTCTTTTAATCCTGCTTCTAAAAATTGTCGTTTTACTACTGCTGTTTTAGCTTGATCTCTAACGGCTTTTAGGGCTTTTTCTGCTGCTATTATAGTGTCTATTGATGCTCCGGTAATCTTGAGTCTTTCAACATCCTTAGTCATTGCCCTTTCAATATCTTTATAAGATATGTCGGCTCCTGCCCCCACTTGCTCAAGAATTTTCTTAAAGCTTATCATGCTATAACCAGCTTCTTCAAAACCTTGTGCTAATAATTTAACGTTATTAAATAGTTCAGATGAAGCTTCTAAGCTTTTACTATCAATAGTTTCTGGTCTAGTTTTTAATTTTTGAACTGCTGGTTCAGCAAGACCTTTTAATCCTTGCATTATTGCTTCAATACTAAAAACACTACCACCAGTAGCAAATCTTTGAATTACTCCTCCACCAACTACTCCGCCTTTATTATAACCCTGTATTTTATCTGCTTTATTTAGTTTTTCTAACTTACCATATCCAATATTTTGAGCAGCTTTTTTATTAATTACAAATTCGCCAGGAGTTAATAATGCAGGAACAGTGTCTTGAGATGATATTCCTGCTTGTCCTCCGTTGGCAAAAGTTTCGATATTGGTTGGTTTTAAAGGATTAGAACCAGTATACTTTAATGCTAATCCTAGTGGACGTTTAAATAATTCACTTTCAAATGAATTTATTAATTCGGGATCTCCACTTTGGAGTCTATTCATTATTTGACCAAGAATCTCACCTTCTCTTATGTTAGAATCTCCACCAGCATATAGTGCTTTTCTTGAGCCTTCTGCTGATTGTACTTTTATACCTGCTGACATTACTCCCTTAGATGCATCTTTTGCTATAACATCTCTAATTCCGGCCAATCCCTTTTCTTTATCAGGAGCTGCCTTATCTTTTATCTTATCAAAATTATCATAAAGCCATTGTGTAACAAGATTCTTTTGAAGTTCATAGTCTAGGTCATAAGTTTTTGGATCTAAAATTTCATCAAAACTTAATACCATTGGTTTGCCTGATGTATCACCACTAGTAACTGTAAATCCGCTTCCTCCTCCAACTCTCATTTTGGCTTGTTGTTCAGCTTTGTTCTTTTCTGTATATAGATAGAATCCAGCACCTTGACCATATCCAGTAGCAATATTACTTAATGCTCCCTTTTCTTTAAAGCTTTTTAGCACACTATCATCAACACCAGTGTTGCTTCCATGATATAGTTTAGTCTTTCCTCCATCAGCAAACTGTTGTACTTTCATACCCTCAATATGTCTAATATCACCACCCAATAGTTTATCTTCTTGATCTTTACTGATTATTCTATCAATATCGTCAATTCTGAATTTTGAAGTTGGTGGCAGAATAAATTCTTTTTCTATTCTTGTCGCTGATCGACTTCTACTTAAATAATCTGCTCCGCTTTTGCCAGAAACAGGATCGATGTATTTTGATAAAGCTTTTATAACATCATCTTCTGTAGAAGTATCAAATATTGTCTTGTCAACATCAATAGATGGAATATTTTTATTTCTAAAGATACTCAACATTGCACTAGAGCCATTTTCTGGCTGAAATACAGCAGCGGTATCTGGAGATTCACTAGTAGATAATAATGATCCATTTAAATTAAAGCTTTTACCAATAGCATCAGGAATATCTTTATTAGAACTTAATGGATTACCTATCTGAGTTAAGATGGTTTTTAATTTACCTCCAGCAACAGTAGAATATAGTTTACCAGAACGCTTTGAGCCACTCATTGATTCTTTACTATTAAACATTTCCAATAAATCTTTTGCAGCATTCTTTGTAGCGTCATACGCTTTGGGCGGATCAGCATGGAAAGTTTTAAGATATTCCATGAAAGAATCATTATCTTCTAAATACCTATTTATAAATTCACTATCAGTTCCACCACCAGGAAATGGTCCTGTTCTGTATTTGGCTAATGAGACTAGTTGTTGTGGGGAATATACTTCTCCACCATCAACATATCTTTTCATCGGTCTAAGCCCAGGATCTGGTTCACCTTTTAGCATTTCAGCAAGAATTTGCTGTCGAGGTGTTGGATCTGATAATGTTTCTGGAGCTAATAATGAAGAGAAGTCTGTTTTAACGCCAGATAGGGCCGCTTTGCGTGCTCGTCTTTTTTCTAGCATCTCCTTGAATTCTTCAAGATTTAGACCAAAGGTTTTTGCATCTCTCGCCAAACTATTAAACTCTAAAGCACTGAATCCACTACCTTGTTCTAGAGAAAAATAGTCTACTTTAGATTTTGGAATGTCAAATGGAGATGGACCAATAGGTTCTTTTGAGAAAGTAAACCTTCTAGATGCTTTACCTCCACGAGCCAATTTTTGTGGTTGTTCTAATTCTTTTGGTTCGGGAATACTGTATTGTTGTCTAAAATATTTTTGAAATTCTTCAACAGCCTTGCCTCTACTATTACTATCTATTGTTCTTTTAACTTCTGTTGGAATATCAGGATCGATACCAAATATTTTTGCTGCTTTAGATCCAATACCCATTGGAAAGTCAATCGGACGAGTTCTTAAAGCATCGTCTAATATTGTAGCATCTGCTGATCCAAAAATTTGTTCTAGTAAAGCGCCTTCAATATTACCCTGACCTAATGTTTCTCTTTGTTTTTTGGTTAATTTCTTTGCAGATATTCCAAGAAGTTTGGCTGCTCCACCTACAATTTCTTCTGTTTGACCACTAAGATAATCAATGACATTTTGATATTGTGTTGGTAATCCTCTTTGAACTATTGATGCGTCTATTGATCTTTCTTGGCCAGACGGATCGACTCCAAGATTCCAAGTCTCTGGACCTAATAATCCAGTATATCCTAGCGGATTTAAGCCAACTAATCCTAATTGTTTAGACGATAATACGGCATTAGTTGTTTCTGCTAGTGCTGTGGCCTTTTGAGTTCCTTGTGATTCATTAAATTTATCTATTAGATAGTCTCTTGTTGCAATATAGTAGGCGAGCTTGTCTGCTTTTGTTTCTGGTCTAAAGGCAGAATTCCAATATTTTAATTTTCCACCATCAGCAGTATCTCGTACTGTTTTTCCTGAGAATGGACCAAAACTTGGATCGTTTGGTAGTCTTTCTGTTCCAAATCTTTTTAGAATCTCTGATCCTTGTGCTGGTAATATTCCAGAAGACTTTTTGACCTGCGTGGCCTTTTCTACATTTTTTAGTATCGCCTCTTCTAGTCCAGAAGGCATCTCTGTTGGAACTCCACCAAACTCACCAGCCATCTGTTCTGAAATTTGTGCTGATATGGCCTCTCTGGTTATGTCTGATGGTTGCGCAGATACAGGGGATTTTCTTGATGGGTCTAACCCATAAGTTTCTGGATATTTCGCAGATAGAGCGCTTATTATATTAAATGCTCTATAGCCAAATGCTCCTTTAGATACTCGATCTCTTTTGTCTCTTATCTGCTTAACTTGCTCAGCTATTTCTGGATAATTTTTCTTTAGATCAGCACTAACATTACCATATGGACCACCAGGAGCATTTGATAATATTTCTGCAACCTCAGCATTGGATCGTACTTTATCTTGATCAACAAACTTTTGTATTTCTTCGATGAGCATAGGAACCATAGTGCTACGATTACGTAATTGTGCTCTATTGCCCATTAATATTGATGCTATATCAGGATTCATTAAACTAGTAAGTGTTTTATCATCACCATTGAATAATGCGTCTCTAACTGCAGTAGCACTAATATCTTCTATTCTGGGAATATCTGTAACATCTATTCCTGCTCTTTGGTATTTGCCTAATGTTTTATCGTCTTTACCAGAAGTTATTGCCATGGCGCCTTTTAATCTGGCGAATTTTCTTCTATCTCCAGCATCAGTAACTTCCATAAATTTTGGTAAACCACCAGCAGTCTGGCTTTGAGTGCTAATCATGGCATTTCCAAAATTCATTTGGCTGAATAAGGTTCTTATATCTGATGGGAAAATACCATATCGTGCAGCGTGGTCTATACCTTCTTTACCAACAATCATTGGAAGATCAGGAGCAACACTAACAAGAATATCTTCTAAAGAAGAGTTTGGGTTTTTTGCTAACATGTTTTCTAATAAAGTATCTAACGCTCCTCTATGGCCTCTTGTTGGTGGGGCAAAACCACCCATATAAAATCCACCAGCCTGAACTATTTCTGGTAGTTCGCTTTCTCTTTTACGTCTTAAACCGAAACTATCTTTTTTTCTTCCTAATACTGTGGCTCTTTTGCCAAGTTCATCTCGTAATATGGTTTCTTCCAGACCAAAATCAATATCAGCTGCTCTTGTGGTTCCTGGTTTACGACCATACAATCCTTCTCCTGTAATATCTCTGCTCTCTCTATTTGACCTAACTCTATCTTGTTCCTCTCTGCTATTAGAGCTTAATACATATGCTCTATCAACATCTTTTAAATAAGCATCTAATTTAGTCTGACTAGCTGTAGATGTTAATACTATAACCTCATTAACTTTGTTTATATCTTCAGGCGTTAATATTTGAGAGCGAATTGTTTTTCTTAAAGTAGCATCATCATTAGCTCCCTTTCCGGTTGCTAAACTGCTTTTTCCACTTCCAGCAGCTCCAGCAATAGCTCTAAACCTAGATAGCGATCCACTTTTTCTAGCATTGCCTGCCAATTCTCCAAGTTTTGTTGTATAGTCACTAACATCAGTTATTCCAAGCTTTTCCATTGCTGGCCTAACTATCGCCGCATTAGCTTCATCTCTTAGTACATCCGTATCAACTACTCCAATTTTTCTTTCTACTTTTCCTCCAACCATGAACTTAGCCAATCCTTTAGTCTCTGTCATTTTTTTAGTAAAATCACTGTCTTTGATTGTTTTTAGAAGACGGGCTCTGTTTTGTCTTATATTACCTAAACTATCAAATCTGTCCTGAGACTCTTCTGGCATATAGTTAAACATATAATCATCTTTAATAACCCTATCCCATGATGACTTATTGGTATTGCCAAATCCTGAATTTTTCTTCATTATCTCTAGTCTATTTGCTAGCTTATCTGCTTGAATAATATCTTGACCTTTTTTAGTTCCACTATATTTTGCAACATTCTCTCCTACTAATTTTTTATTAAGAGCACCAATTTCCGCCATTGGTCTGCCATAGTAATCTACTTTATTAGCGTCGATAAAAATTTTAGCTAATTTTTCTTTACCAAGTCCACTTATAAAATCTATAGTTATATCTTTGGCTCTTTTGCCTTTCTCTCTATTACTAGCATATGCCGGACCTTTTCCTCCTTGACTAGCATACTCTTCTCTTTCTTTTTTTGATGCTTTAATTTCAAAAGCATCTATTCCTTCAAGTCTAGATGTGACTTTAAATTTACCTTTTTCACTAGGATAAATTAAATCGCCAGTTAGTTTTTTAAAACGTTTATTAACTAGTGTTTGTGTTGGATCAACCAATAAATTTATACTATCTGCATCATAAGCTTTGAGCCTACCAGCATACTGCTTGTTAGACTTAGAATATTCTTGAACATCAATATCGTCATATAGTTTACCTCCATTACCGAATCTTTTTCTTCTATTTGATTTTCCTGCTCGTATACTTCCACCACTTCCATACTTATTCATACTATGAAGATTATCAGCACCAATAGTTTCAACAGCTTTCTTTCGTATCACAAATTCTCCTGGCTCTAACATTGCCGGAACAGTATCTCCACTACCAGTGCCTGGAACAACACCTCCTCTTGCGAATTTTCTAATTACTCCACCATTAGCTTTACCGTCTGGTCCTCTTTTAACTCCAGTACTAAAACCACTAGCAAATTGAGTTAAAGCTTTAGCTCCTTTAAATGCTGTTATAATAGCAAGAGCTGGTAATATTCCTTTAATAGCATCTGTAACTTTAATTAGTCCACTAGCTAAACTTAAAGCTCCTCTTATTAATGACTGAAATCCTTTTGATTGTCCTATTTCTCTGAATAAGGCAAAAAACTCTTGTCTTACTTTGCTAATTTGATTTGCTAAAGAAAGTTGTGCAGTTGCGGCGTCTTTTGCTAGTGATCCTTGTCCAGCTTGGGCGGTCTTTAATGCTTCTTGGGCAACTGTGAACTGCTGAATAAGTGGGATAACTTTACCAATTTGTCGGAATCCACCAAGTTCTTCAACTATCTTGGAAAACTGTAAACTTCTTGGGTCAATTCCGCTCAATCCTTTACTTAATAATTCAACAGCTTTATAGGCTCCTACGAATTTGCCCTCAGTATCGGTTAGATTAACTCCAAACTCTTTCAGAGCATCTATTGTGCCTCCTCTCTGAATACGAGTAAAAATTGTTCTTAAGCCAGTAGAAATAGTTTCAGCACTTTCACGAGTAGTAGCACGAACACTGGTAAAAACTGCAATAAATTCATTTAAAGCATCCTTACCTTCGCTAACTCCCTTACTTGCTGTTGCGAATACGCTACCCGTTCTTTGAACAGCAGTAATAATGTCAGAAGACTCAACAGCGAATCTGGCAGCAACAGTATTTACAGCACCTAATGCTCCTTCTAAATCATCTGCACTAATACCAAACTGTCGCATCAATGCGATACTTCCTTCTACTGTCTCATTCATGTCATCAAAAGACGGAGCCAAACTACTTAATGCTAAAGCTCTTAACGCTTTTTCTGTTTCTCTTGCGCTTAAACCGGCCTGTGCTAATGTAGAAGCAACAGAGGTCAAATCTTTAGAGCTAACGCCAAATGTTGTTGACAGATTTGTAATTTGATCTTGTAGTTTAGCAAGACCTGATGATGATTCTCCAGTAACTTGTTGTAATTTAACTAATTCTTTATCATAATCAATAAACGCTTGAACACCCTGACTAATACTATTAGTAAGTCCATATATAACACTAGTAACAGTACTAAATGCTACGAATCTTCTGATAGCAAGACCAGCCTGTTTACCGAACTCTTGCATCTCTGCTGATGCTGATCCAAGATCTTTTGCTGATGAGGATGATGCTTTATTAAGTTTATTAACAGCATTAGCTGCTGCATTTATTTGTTGTGGAATATTATTTACTTTAACACTATTTATACTATTGCCAAAAGCTTTGATAGCTGCTGCAGCAGAAGTGGCGGCTGTCGTTGTTGAACCAAATGTAGCATTTAATGTCTTAAGAGACGAGGACAAAGCCGCAACATTTTTAGTTACAGCAGGATCAAGCTTAAAAGTAACATTCGCATTAATATTACCAAGATCTTTTTTAATTTGTGCAGCAATTTGCTTTACATTTGTTGGTCCTTGTAAATTAAGTTGTGCAGTTAGGTTGAATGCCATAATTTGATTGTCCTAATTAATTATTTAGCTAAAAAAATATTCCCAGCCACAAGAAAAATCTCATGGTTGGGAATACTAAAAAGAAGAATTATATTATAAAAACTAAGCTGGAGCAACCTCTTTTGATTCAGAAACAACGGGCTGAGCTGGTTGAGTCTCTGGCTCGACTGTTTCTGTTTTTGCTGTTGGTTCATCTTTTTTGTCTTCTTCTAAGATTACTGGGTTTCCGTTTTCATCTAGGAAAGGCTTTGCATCAACGAGATAATCTCCATCGGAAGTTACTCTGTTGCCATACTTATCAACAAAGTTACCTTCTTCGTCTATGAATCTTCCACTCTCATCAATCAGCCTACCTTCCGCATCAATTAGTCTGCCCTTCTTGTCTACTAATCGTAACTTATCATCAACAAACTTAAACTTCTTTAAGAATTTGTTTTCTGGTAAATTACTTTCGTAGTCATTATCCAAACCATACAGCATATTGGCCAAGTTTTGTGCTCCTAGTAGTCCAACCTGATCAGTTGATCTATTAAGATAGTCTTCCATATTGTTAAAATACGGTTGCTTGCTATCATTATACACCACACAAACACTAACTAAATAGTTAAATCTAGCATTATCTGCTTGACCTTCGGCACTATGATTGTCTAGAGATGTACGAACACTGATAAGATCTCGTATTTCATCTCTGACGCCCTTCATTTTAATCGCAAGGTCTTTGGCTTCATTTAAACTAAATCCACCCTTAGCGAGCCTCTTCTCGCCATCAAGCAATTCTTTTTGCAGAGTGGTGAACTTGGCCTGTTTCTCATCATTCCATAATCCTTGATCTTCTAATAGATCATCTAATTTTGCCCTTACAACACTTTTGCTTTTAATAGCATCAGTAAAAGCTTGATTATAGACCTTCTGAGCCTCTCTTTGATCATTTAAAGATGGTGTTTTAACAAGAAATTCTTTTTCTGCACCATCAATCATTGTCTTAAAAGTCTTAGTTTTCATATCCGTCTCCTTCTTTCTTTTTATCAAAATTAAATTGATATTTTTGTTTTACTGTGTTATTATTACCAAAATAATTGCTAAGATCATCAATTGCTGATCGTGCTTGTTTATTTCCGTTGTTGAGTATACTATTTCTAGCATATTCCCACATATCTTCAAATTCTTCAGCTTCTTTGCTATCATTTTCCCATAAATGTCCAAAAATAGCTTCGAATCTTGCTAGTGAGCCAATCATTGTGGTTTGAAATTTTTTATATACATTATCTATTAAGAGTTTTTGTTCGTTTGTCATGATGTTGCTTTCTATCTTTTTCTTGCTTGAGATGCTTGGTTCATTAAATTCATTCTAACATCGGGTAAATTTCCATCATCAACAGAGCCCATTTGTTGAACATAATTCATTTTTTCTTTCATTCTTCTTAAAGAGTCTGGAGAATTTAATCCAATAATATCTTCAATTTCTTCCTTGCTTTGTGGTATTAAAAATACTTCCTGAGCATTTTTTAGCTTCGGATTCATCTCGTCAATTTGGGCTTGTTTTTTCGCTTTTTGATTTTTCTCTCGTTGATGAATCATCCAACCATCTAACATATCGTCATCTTCAATAACATGATCTGATGGACACTCAGGATGATCATAAATATTATCGTACATTCTAGTTACACTAACTGTTGTTCGTTGATCATCAGTCCAATCGCATACTGCTTTATTGAATACTTTCTCTTTATTACAGTTCCAGTACGATCTCCACATGGAACTTCTTGCTAATTCTTTATATGAGTCTATTGCGATATTCTGTTTATTTACTTCTGTTACTAAATCATTAAAATAAACATATGATGCTTGATCACTAGATACTTGTTTTGGAAAAACTCTCATATTATTTTTAAATAATGTATTACAAAGTATATACTCGTTTTTTATGGATGATGCATATCCTTCTAAAGTATGAGAAAATAGGTCGTTTTTATAGTCCATAATTTTATTTAATTGATTTCTATATTCACTTAATGATTTTTTAATTTTTTTTACTTTATCTGATAATGCTGCTGATAAAAACATATCCACTTTGCTTCTTTCAATCTTTTTTTCTATATCTTTAATAATGTTATTTGTGTCCTTTGACCACAGGCCCAAACTAATTAACATATTATCCAAATCTTCTGCTCTAATCCAATCATTATATTTTTCATCATTAATGATACTATCATATAATAGTTGAGCTTCATACTTAATATCAACAGATGAATTTTTTAGCTCATATTGCTCATTTTTATATGTGAATAATATTTTTCCTGATAATACTCTATATAATAGTAATTCCAGATCAGCATCAGTCATCCTTGTTCCTGGTTTGTTTTAACTTTAGAATTTCAGAATCCTTGTCCTTTAACTGCTGCTGTAAACGCTCTAGCAGTTTTTGCATATTATACATATCCACATATAATTTTCCTACTATACTGAATAGTTCATCCATAGTTGTCCTAAGTCCTGTTCAATATCCCTTGTCTGCTTACAAATTTAACTAATTATCAGTCACCAACATTGCTATCGGTACCATTATCTACCCAACTAGGATCAATGAATGATCCGCTACCGGTCACAACAAGCTTATTAAAGGTTTGATAGCTATATGTAACAGTAGCGTTACCACCGCCAGTATCTCCACCGGCATAATTAACGCTTGTTAGCTTATTCTTACTACCAAGATCAATACCTAAATTATTAGCATCTCCACTACCGCAAATACGAATAAAAATCGTCTTATCTTGAAGATTCTTATACTCAGTAGCGCAACTTGATGTTTGATTGCTAAAGTCTAAAGCATTAACCATATCTCCACTAGCGGCGATAATCTGGAATTCACTAGTAACTTCAAGAGGGAATGTTACATAACGATAGTATGGGGCCATTGCTCCGAGTTCGAAAATTGCTTCACGACCAAGATTAGCACTAACAGTAACACTTTGGAGTCTTGGTTTTCCATTACCAGGAGCAGGAATACCACCACCAGCGCCTGTTGGAATAACACTATGAACAGCATTATACTTATAACGTCTAGCAACTGATGGAGCTGTCATTGTTCCGGCGGAAGTACCTGAATCAAAAGTACCATTAGAGTTTGGAGCTCCATGTAATCCACTATTCCATACTTTATTATTTCCAACAAGAGTAATGTCTTCTGTAGCATTTCCTTCAACAGGAATAGTATAGCTAACGCTTGACAAATACATTCCACTGCAGTCAACGTAGTTACTTGGTGTTCCAGTAGCTGCTGCTAAATCGTCACTATAAAGACCTAAACGAACATTAACTCTATTATTTGCTAAAGCAACAAGTTCTTTTCCACTAGCGAAAGTAGCAGCATTTTGTCCACACATACATAATAGATATAGTGGGAATGTTCCGTCAATAATTTTACTCATTGTAACTTCAACTTCAGGAACATTTTCCATGTTATCGTAAAGTTCGATTTGACCTAATTGGAAAACTTGTTCTAGTGTGAAGTTTGTTGTGATACCTATGCTCTGTAAGCCTCTAGGATAGTACCAGTTAGAGGCGACTGCTGTTCCGTCTACGTTTTGTCCTTTAAGAGCAACACCTTGTGTGGCGTAAAAAATTCTGTTAAATGGCATGTGTATTCTCCGAATAAGGGGTGTTTTGATTTATATGTAATATACACCAAGTCATGGAAAAATTTCTATCGACCATCTGATAAGACCATTATATAAGTTGCTGCTCAAAGTATTCATTTCGCCAAGACTGCTACTTTTAATATTACACCAATACTGCCTAAAATTAGCTACCAATCCAGGATAATTTTGTCCATTTCGATTAATACTTCCTTCCGAAGTTAATGAATAAACTTGGTTTTTGGCTACTTTATCAGAGTCATATAGAAATAAGACTTTATCTTTTTGAGCTAATAATATATCTATTAATACATTTCTTTGAGTTGCAGTTGGAGAAAAAATATGAAGAAAAACATCCTGAGTCCAAACATTTTGGGTGGTTCCTAATTGAAAAGGAGTTAGTTCTGTTCTTGGCGCAAGCTCTATAATAACTGCTGGCAATTGTACTCTATGAATAGAGGTGATAGCATAATCTCCATTCGACTTATAATTAGCCGGATTATACGTTTCTTTTTGAACCTCTTTCCACCATAATGAATCAGTAGATTTATAGGTTTGAACATATCTGTATGAATATCCAGCAGTAACAGAGCTAGTGGCAGAAACAGCATTAGTAAATTTAATTTGACCTAATGGATAATTTACAGAATATGTATAACTACCACTTCCTGATGGTGCAGGAAGAAAAGCGTTGTTTAGATATACTCCAGAAAATAATGATGGAGAAACTCCACTATATACTATTCCTGATTCGTAAACCCAGTCTTTTCTTGGAGCCTGCCATAATCTATTTCCTGCAACAGTAGGGTCAGTTGACAACTTTAATGTTTGAAAACCAACTGTTCCTGTTATAGCCACTGTTGGGGTTGATACATTTATAAATCCTCCAATATTTAAAAATGACCAATCTAGAAAACTCTTTAGGTTATCTTCTAAATTTGATATCTTATCTTTATATGTTATTGAGCCAACATTATGAAATTGTGTCATAGATTTTTTTCTATATTCTCTTGAATAATTTTATAGACACTATCTTCTACACTATTTATGGCTCTGGTTGTCCAATTATCATTTTCTGTTCCTGCAAACTGTGGAGGAACTCTCCAAGAACTTGACGATGGAATCATAATGGCCATTCCTGATCTTGAATATGGAGATGGAAAATATGATACCTCATAGTTTTTAACTAATATTTCATTACCTTTTAATAATAGCCATTCTAGCCATGGTAAAGAATATCCGCTAGCATCTTTTACAGATGCTATGTCAGCATATATAACTCCATTTAGATCATCAGATTTCATCATTGTAAGCACGAATCCGCCAGACAAACCTTTATTTGTAACTGTTATAGCATTTCTTTGAACAGATAATGTCTCTATAAGAGCATCTATTACGGAATTGATCGAGGTAGCGTCGGCTATGCCTAATTCAGCCTTTAGTGTTCCTGTCATTAAAGAAGAATATTCTGGTTGATTTCTTAATGACTCACTAACAAGAATTTTGATTTGTGATGAAATTGTTGGAAGAGCTTTATTGATCGCTTTATCTAGAATAATCTTTAATTCATCCATGATTAGTTTAGCTATTTGATTATCAGTTTCTAATAATCGTAAAGAAAATTTCATTTACGCTTCCACATAGTTATAATATATGAATTATTACCAAGTCCTGCTGGTTCTGGATCTCCAGCTCTTTCATAGGTATAATTACCATACTTGCTAATCTTAGAATCTATAATAATTTCAGAGGCATTTCTAATTTTTGGTAAAAGCTCAACTTTACATATTGTTTGAACCATCCCATCTGGAATATTAACAGTTTTTGAAGACCAATTCATCCAGTACTTGCTATCAAATATGCAAGCCAAATATACTGTTTCGCTTGAGGATGATGATGTTGTCATGCCCATACCCATGCAAGAAGGACATATTGAACCTTCTGGAAATGGATTAGGGCCCCTATTATTATATTTATTTGAAGACAATCCAGAGATAGTATCAAAAATACAGTTATTACAATAAACAGCATTTCCCGCACCAGAGTATTTAAAAGTACAAGGAACAGTCAATGCTGTGGTTTCCAACAAAGAGTCTATGGCATCTTTATATAGTTGTTTAAATTCTGAATTTATTAAATTAGAAAAAGGATTTGTCATTTTGATATATAAACCATATTTGTAGCACTATTCTGGAGATCAACTGACGTTTTAGTTAAATTTTGACTATACCTTAAAATAATTTTAGAAATACTAATAGTATTTGTAATAAAATCATTCATAGAGATTGATAGTGTTGACTGTTCAATATTAACAGATCCAATAGTGTTATAGTTTTCTTTAACAATATTCATTATGGATTATTTGTTGGTGGGGCTTTAGCTTCTCCAGGAACTCCAGGAGCAGCAGGAGCATAAGGAGCATCTTGATCAACTATAGCCTGAATGCATAGTTGTGCCCATAATTCTGCTTCTGTTGCAGAACCCCAGGGTGTTGAATCTGGCCAATCTGGTTGATATACAATTGGCTCAGTTCTTCCTTCAGTAAAAATATTAACTGCAAAACTATTAGGATCTACTGTGTAAGTTAAATTCATAAAATCATCTCCTATACTTAAAATTAAAAATATTATGTAATACTATACCAATTATCGGCAGTTATTGATCTTTGTGTCCAAGTTATTCCATTTGATGATGTTGCTACTATACTACCATTACCAATAGCGATAAAGGTGTTATTTATATATATTATACTGTTCCACTGATTAGCAAAAATATTTTGATTAGACCAACTAGATGTGTCACTAGATAATGTTACGGCAGATGAGCTATTGGCTATAGCAACATAAACTCCATTTCCATAGGCCACTGTTGTCCAATAATCGGTAGATGGTAATGTTCCAGAGGTCCAATTTATTCCGTCTGAACTAATTAGTGTAATATTTGTATTATAGCCAACTATAACAAATCTACCGTCTCCGAATACTATGTCTTTCCATTCTCTTGATACCGGCAAAGATCTTTGAGTCCATGTAGTACCATTTGTTGATGTTGCTATTATGGATGATGAGTCTGATATGGCAACAAAAATACTATTGCCATATGCTACAGATTTCCATGTTGCATTAGCTGGTAGATTTACTGCATTCCACGTTAATCCGTCAGAGGATTTTGCAGCAATATGAGAGGCTGATAGAACAAGGAACATGTTGTTAGCATAGATTGCTTCTGTCCATTGATTGTTGGCATCGGCAATATTAAAATTATTACTAGTCCATGTGATACCATGCGACGAATAATCATAGTCAGAGCTATTGTATGCACATGCTATAAATTTATTGTTGCCATAGGCAATACCTGTCCAATATCTAGAAGCTGTTAAATTATTAATATTCCATGTTGCTCCATTATTTGGAGAGGCTGCTGATCTGTTGCTATTAAAAGCCACCGCAACAGGAAAACCTCCAACAGGATATACAACCGGCATTGTTGGTTCTGGCGTTGGGGTTGGATCGGGTGTTGGACTTGGCTCAGGTGTTGCGTCAGGTGTTGGTGTGAGCGTTTGAGTAATTGATGGAGTAGGAGTGACGTAAGGAGTCACAGAAATTGTTGGCGTTAACGAAACTGTTGGCGTTACTGTTTGAGTTACTGAAATTGTTGGGGTCTTTGTTGGGCTTATGCTGATTGTGGGAGTAACGGTCCTTGTTTGTGTTGGGGTTTTTGTTACTGTGCGAGTTGGTGTTCTTGTTACTCCGGGGAGAGCTGCTCCTGGCCCAAGCTTATAATAAGCAGGATCGTCAAACTTTTCATCATATGTATCTATATCAGACGGATTGACCGGATCAGCATCTTTGGAACTATCATAGTAGTTCATGGCTTGTCCACCAGTATTTACAGTACTAGAACCATTACTTATTGGTCTGTCTTCTCTCGCTTTTGAAATATCTGTCATCAATATATCCTTTATTTTATAAGATTATGGTTTGTATGTTAGTACAAGTTTCCAGCCAGCTATTGATCCAGAAATTGTGGGGTCGGTATCTTTCACTATAAGATTCCAAACTCCCGTTACGCTATTTCCAAATAAATGATCAAAGCCATATGCTAAAGTTTCATTTGAGTATTTGATAGAGTTTATTTTTTGACTATTGTTATATATATTACATAGATTGCCATTGGATACATTATGCAAATACGATGTTGGTAATGCTTTATTAGAAAACATAAAACTAAAATTATTACTATTATTAGATATTTTATGATTACCAGCTAAGAGTATCTTGTTTCCAGAAGGAGGAGCTAGAAGAAGTTGTAAATCTTGTGGAGATGAATGGTTTAGATTATTTATAACCAGTTCCACATTTTCTATTTGTCTAGTATCTGTTGTAGAAACTGATCCAGTAACAGCGGATAGGTCTGGTATTTGTAGTGACGATCCTTCATATACTTTAGAATAAATATCAACATCTAAACAGTCTGTTTTTAAGCAAAGATCCTCAACGTCTGGTAGAGGTGTGGCTGTTGGAGTTGGTGTTCCTCCGCCTGTGTTGCCGCCTTCTGTACCACCTGTTCCTGGGTTTGTTTGTTGTACTTGACAATTTGGAAATGGTGTTTGTCTTTTTAGTATAGTTACAGAACCAGATACTAGTCTAGTAATCTTAGTTCCTTGTATAACATCTAAATCATATACTGCATTATCAAATGAATATAGTTTAGTTAATGAATTATCAAGCTTTAATGTAATAAGACCTTTATCAGAAGCAACAAAAGAATAATTAGGGGCTTGAATTGTTGTTGAAAAAGACGTGGTTGCACTAACACCAGAATTTGGTATCATTTGCAGAACAACACAAGCTCCTTGATTACTACTTAAATCAACAGGACTACCATTCTCATTATTGTATTGAAAATTAATTTCAAAGTCAGTACCCTGTTCAATTATAAAGTTATAGTTTACTGCTGGCATAAGATTTCCTTGTTAAAATAAATCTCTTCCTCTATTATCAGAGAATAGTGATCGTGGATCAAATTTATTACCAACAAACGGACCAAGAATTGCTCTAACAGCAGTAGCCTGACTAACATCCCAGTGAGAGGTTAATTCATCGTATGATGCACATGGTCCTTTTTCTAGTATCTTTATGAATCCTTCTAAACTTCCCTTAACAGTTAGTGTTGCTGATCCTAGTGATGCTCTTATTCCTTCTAAAGCGGCCTTTGTTCTTAGTGCGCTTTGGTCAACAATACATGCTGCTTTAAGAGACACTAAGCTAATAAAAATCTCATCATTATGATTAGTTGGATCAGGACTTATATTTCCTTCAACAACATCTACATTATAAGAATAATCAAGAACAACGTCAAATTGAACATATTTAGCAGCAACTGCTATTATTTGTTTTAGCCTTTCATCACTATATGATGGTTGATCACTTAAATCATTAATGAGTGTTCTTACGATGATTGGTATTTCTATATCCCAAGACATAATATGGCCTTTTTAAAAAATGAAATCTTAAGTACTTATAGGCATTATCTATTTATACACTTTTTAAACTGATCCTGAGGGATTTGGGAGCTGATCCTGAATAGTCACAGTACCATCTTCATTCATGGTGAATTGACCGATAACATCCCAGCCTTCTTGTATACTCTCTGGTTTTATACTATTAATTAATTGTCCTAGCGCATAGTGTAATTCAAATACCTCCCTAGCATCAGTTCCTAGAGCTTCTGCTATTTGAGTTGGAGTAGAGTGTGGATTGTTCCAAAAGTTTTTAGAACCCATATTAAAAGCATTGGTCATCATTTGAAAAGTTTGTCTGGTAGTGCCTTTAATATTATTGGCTACTCTAACAGCTCTATCAACTGGATTTTGTGAATTATTATCTAAAATACTCATATTATTTCTCCATTATTTAGATTTGATAAATAACTTTCAACTAATTCATTAACTTCTTCTTGTGTTGGATAGTGGTCAAATTTGAAGAACTGGGTTGAGTTTTCGTCAATTTTTATTCTAAAACGATATCTGTCTGATGACTCGGAAAATATTTCAATTATTTCGTAATTCATTTTTTTTCCTTATATTTGTACTATAGTAAGATCGTCTATATATCCGGTAAATGTTGATCCGCCCCAACACTCTGCAAGTATATCCACAGCACCAGCTTCTGTTGGAGTAAAGTTAAGAGTAATTTGTTGCCATGTGTCAGCAGCTGCTGTCATATAACTCGTAATATCATTGTCTACACCAGCTATTTGTCTACCTTTAATTCTTAG